GTGATGATCGCAGCAAGAGCAACCCCTAATGCCACGCCGCCCTCCATAACCGCCGGCCCGGCCTTACCTGCTGCTGCTAGTGCTTCTACTAGACCCATAAGCATTCCGCCGCCGGCGGCTTTACTCATACCACCTACTGCCTCAGCGGCGCCGGCTGCTCCTTTCGGAGCACCGCCTCCTAATAGACCCGCAAGTCCACCTGCTTTTCCTAATGCTGCTTTTCCTAAGTTAAATGTAACTAGCCCAAGAGCTCCTGCAAGTGCTACACCGGCTAAGGTTGCCAGAGTTAAACCATGTTGGAATGGATTCATACTATTAATTAACTCATCCATTCCAACTTTAGCTTTGATTTCTGCATTAGTTAACGCATTTCTCGCATCTTGTGCTGGATCTTCTGGTCCATTTTCAGCTACACTAGCTGGTTCATATCCAGCTAATTGGTTTGCTGTAGTGAGTGTTCCTGTATTAATATTAGCCGCAGAAGCTAATCCTGAATTAACAGACAATGCTGTACTATTTTTAGTTGCAAAGTCTAATGTTTTATCAACCAAATCTTTTTGGAAGTCACCGGCCTCTTTAGTACCAAACGTTCCTGCGTTGACGGCTGACGCCGTTTTTGCATAATCCTGACCAGTACCTTGAAGTGCTAGAGCTTTTTGGAAAGGCCCGGAAACAAAACCTTGTGTTATCTGTTGAGCCATGGCGGCGGCGGAGTCGGCGCCGCCTGTTCTTTGTGCAACTTGAACTGCGTTTTGCGCACTATCTATTTGCTTTTTTATAGCGTCCTTTTCAGCTTGAGTCTTTGCTGCGTCCATTTCTTTGTGTTTTTTAGCAAGAAATAGCTGGAATTGTATATTAGCCATCGACGCGGCTTGAGTTTTCTTCTCTTGTTCTACAGATTCTCCGGTAGCTGCGGACATCTCATTTAAATTTTTGATGTATGCAAGGGATGCACCTTGCAGACCACCGGTAGTCTTACTCAAATCTCGCAACGAAACACCACCTTCAGACATTAAGGTGTTGTAGTCAGCCTGAGCCTGCATTAGTTCGTCTACGCCATATCCCAATCTTTGAAATTGATTTCTAACCTTTTCGGTTACATGAACCTGTTCTGCAAACTTCTTAGTAGAATCGGCGGCTCCATTACCTAATGCATTGAAGGAATTACCCATGCTTTGCATAGGTTTGAGCATTTTTTGAAAATCACCTGAGGCTAAACCAGCATTATTAGCCATCTTTTGAAGTTCGTTAGTGGTGAAAGTGTTAACAGCACCTAACCTACTGATACCATCAGAAAATTTTAGTAAATTATCAGTTTGGGCGGTCGCTGCACTCACTACTTTAGTAAATGCAGCAGCTACTAAACCTGCAGCAACCCCAACGGGCCCCAAAGCTTTTCCTACTTGTATTGCGGCGGTTCCCATGCTATCTAAAGCTGATGTATATTTGTTTAACTCACCTGTACCGTTAAGTAATGCTTTAGCGAAGCTACCGGCAGCATCGTCTAACGATCTGAATGCTTTGTTGACGCTACCTACGCGAGTTGAAGCGTTATCAGAAGATTCGCTGAGATTTTTTATTGCAGGAGAGGCGTCCCGGCTAATAATATCTGATAACTCTTTAAGCTGTGCGCTTAGCTCTGCTGCGATTTCTGGATCCATAGTCGATTCCGTTAAATTAAATAATTGGGTTTTTTGACCACTAAATATACGTATGTATTTAGTGTTAACTAAAAACCGAAAATTATGAGGAAATTATGAACAATAACCCGCTAAGACAGTACTTCAGAAGACCTGCTGTTTACCTAAAACTCCCCTCAGGAACCACAAGCTACTCAGAGGACGTGATAAACATTCCAGTAACCGGCGAATTACCAATCTATCCGATGACTGCTATTGATGAAATTACAGCCAGAACTCCGGATTCGTTGTTTAACGGTACTGCAATTGCTGAATTAATAAAAAGCTGTGTACCTGACATCAAAGATCCATGGGCTATTAGTAGCAGTGATTTAGATGCTATCCTCATCGCAATTAAGTCTGCTTCCAACGGTGATCAATTGGACATAGATTCGATCTGTCCAAAATGTAACGAACTTTCTCCGTACGGCATCAGCTTAGTTGGTATATTGTCTACCCTTAAGGCAGGGGATTACAATAAGGAATTTGAAGTAGGTGATCTAAAAATTAAGTTTAGACCGTTGGTTTATAAAGAAATGAATGAAGCTTCTATAGCTCAGTTTGAAATGCAAAAACTGTTTGCCTCTATGGAAAATATGTCAGAAGAGGAAAAAAATAAAATAGGTGGTGATGCACTTGAACGGGTAACGTTGTTGACTATGAAATTATTAAGTTTAGGTATTGAATATATAGAAACACCAGAAATCAAGGTACAAGAAAATGAGTTTATTCTAGATTTTCTCAAGAACTGTGATCGAAATACTTTTACTTCTATTAGAGACTACGCTACAGAACTTAAGAAAAGTTCCACACCACAGCCATTAAAGATAAAATGTGATAGCTGCGGACACGAATACGAGCAAGATTTCTCATTGAACCCTTCTGATTTTTTCGGCTAAAGCTTCTACGCTCTAAACCCGAAGAGATTCAGAAGCTACTAGATGAGTATGAAAAAGACGTAGCGGGTATACGCAAATCTGCACTTACTATGGCATGGTACATGCGCGGTGGCGCTTCATATGAGGACATCCTCAACATGTCTATAGAGGAAAGAAAGGCTATCAACGATATAATTGATAGCAACCTAGAAACTACAAAGAAATCCCAGCTACCATTCTTCTAACCGACATAGAGAGAACTATTCATTTAATTCTCTCTATTTCCATATCTACTTAGGTTAGAGTATCTTTTAGAGTTGTCCTTACGGACAACTTATATCTCACTACGTTCGATATATTCTTTTTAATTGTCTTAAAGAATACTCTCTAGGAGTTATACATGCCGGATTGGAAGCCATGGTAGTGCTATTCAGCACTACCAATGGTATTAGGGGCCATGCCATGGACCTTCCACCGTTGCTGTCTATCCCCCGTCAATCTAGCGTTTGTTGCTGATTGACGCTACCGGTTGCACTGTAAAGTTTGCTAGGGCTGTAGTGAAGCTGACCACCCCTTAGGGGAAGTTCTTCTGCAACGCATGTTCTACACCTTCAAGACAGAATAGACGTGTAGACTCATTCAGGGTTCGCATTCTACCAAGCGAGAGCCCTGTCGGTATTCCCGAACATCATGGATTCCATGATGCTCAGCAGACTCCAGATCCGCGCCATGATATCTCGCATGTCGCTCAAGGAGAGTCGAGGTACCCCGACCAAACGCCAATATAGGGTTCTGTGATTTTTTAGATTTGAATGGAGATAATGTTGTCGGACGTGGTGTCGGGTGAGCCAGAAGAATTATTTGTAGATGAGCCTGAATATGCTTTAAGAAGGTCTTTGTTGAGTTTAAAAAAGTTATCGAATTCTATGAACACCCAATCGCCGTGTTTAGCTGAGGTGTAAAGAATGAAGTTGTCAGTAACCCACGTGTACTTTGTTTGAACGGCGACAAAGCGTCCTTTTCTATTAATCTTAAACATCAATATGTTTAGATTGTCAGGGTCAGATACTTCCATTAACTGATCTAACCAAGACTCGACCACTTTGCAATCACCTGAGAGCAAAAGATGAAAAGGGAAAGTAGCATAGCTCTTGCATTCAGAGTTAAAATTTACCCAATCATCAGGCGCAATTATGTCTCCTTTGAAAGACTTAGTTTGATTTGCATCAAGTATGTTTTTGCGATGAGAATTAGATCGTCCGATATACGCGCCTGAATTGGGAACACGCACAAATGAAGCGGAATACAACGCTGACAAGAAGGCCGCGACCTCCCGCTCAAATGAACTTCCTTTTGCTTTAGATTTAGAAGGCATATGATATTTATTGTCTATATACGGTTGTTTTTATTTTTACACTTATCTCCGTGATATTTCACAAAGTTGTGTCTAGCGCAGGTTTTACTGCAATGTTCACACGTCATGGGCGGAGATGTTTTGCCATACCTTGGACTATGTTCTCCGATTTTGCCGAACATAGGATTGTTGTGGCCTGAAAGCTTTTCTGATCGTTTTCGTTTAGACTCGTCAGTGTGTTTTTTACCGAGATGGGATCTTCTAACACGGTCCGCTATTGCAGGGTCTTTCATCGGATTGTTATCTCCGGATATATCATCTCGCTTCTGTCCAAACATGTGATTTCCGAAACCTTTCCTCTGCTCACTCAACTTTGGGTTAGTAACATCGGTTTTGGCAATGCTTATGTTTTCTTTGTGAGAATCTGTTAACTTAAATCCCGGTAATCTACCTCCTCCGTCACTGGTTTCTGGTCTTAAATTAGCCCATGTTTTCTTTCCGTTGGCATCTTTTTCTTCAACCACGTTCCATAAATTACTATAATACAATCCCCGCTCTTTTAATTCTTTAGTTGTTTTGCATTCTGCTAGTATCTCAGTCGTAACATCATATCCGTGAGTTTTAATATGATCTTTCCAATAGTCACCTGAGCCTTTATATTTGTGCGGGTCTTTGGCTGTTGTTTTACCTAGGTATTTAAGACCGGTTATGTTGTGGGTCTTTTTATATAGATAAATATTCATTGCTGATTGCTCCTTCTAGCATTAGAGTGAGTGGGGATTCGTACTCCCGCGACTCACATCTATTTATCATTCTTGTTCAGCATCATTTCGATAGGTTGTAAAACCATTCTCTTTCACAACCTTAAGTACGCTAGGTACTCGACCCGCAAGTTCTTCGCGGTGAGAGACTAACCAGATTGACTTGCCGCGTCTTCTAGACAGGTCCTTAAGAATTGCCATTGCGTTCTCGACACCTATAGTATCAAGTCCAGAATCTATCAATTCGTCAATGAACACGGTATTGATGGGATGATATAGATTTTCCCAAACGTCTCTGAACGCAAACGACAGTCCTAATATCAATCGGTTCCGCTCGCCACGTGACAAATTATCAAAATCTAGTTCACGTCCGAGTTCAGTAATTTCAACCGAAAGATCATTCTTAAACACTACTGTATGCGGCAAGCCAATCTTGTCTAGATAGTTCGTAAGTCTAGCATTAAGATATGATAGATTTTGATCTATAATCTTCTTTCTAACAAACGAGTCTTTACTAGTTAGAAGGTCTACTAGAAACTTGTAGTGATCTCCTAATTTTGAAAGCTCATTTATTTTGTCAAAACTTATAACTTGCAGAGCCTTCTTTTCCATATCATCAATTTGCTCACTGTATGGATCAGCTTCAGCTACTTTGTTTTCGATTTGCTGAAGTAAGTTGGCAACTGTGCTACGATGTTCAATCGCTTCGGCTTCAGTATCATAGTGTGTGATAGGCGCAGGACCAACAATCACACCAGAATGCTCCACTAATTGTTCAGCATATGGATCAGTTTCTGCCTGCTTTGAGTTAATTTGATTCTGAATGTTCTCAAGTTCTGAACTATGCTTGATAGCCTCAGTTTGTGTTTTGTAATAAGTAGTAGGAACCGCGCCCAAAACAAACAAAGAATTTTTATTTTTTTCTAACTCAGTTTGGGTTTGGGCAAGATCAGATTGTGCAGTAGACAATAAGGCACGCTTGCTAGATAGGACCTCAACATGACCGTCATCATGGAAATCTTGTCCACACGCATAACATCTGTTTTCCTCAAGAGTCTTAACCTCGCTTATCAGTTTTTCAACCGATAAACGTTCTTTTTTGAGTGTAGATTCTAAAGAGGCAATCGTTTTATTTACAGAGTCTAGTTCGATTTTTCTACGATTGTATTCTACCAAATCAATATGAGCCTGTAGCTCAGCTTCAATATCGATGTGGCTCAACTTGTCATAGGTAATTTGTAAATCAGCAATATCTTTGTCGCGCTTTTGCTTCCAGGCGATCTGCCGAGCCAATACAGCTTCATACTGCTCTTGCTTTTTCTTGTTGCTATTGTATGTTGTTAGCTCTTTGTGTGCTTGGAGTTCAGCCTCGATATCAATTTTGCTGAGTTCATCATAATCAAGCGCTAACCTAGCCAAATCGTCGTCATGTTTGGCTTGCCACAGGCGCTGTCTGCGCTTAAGACCGTCAAGCTGTTCCTGAACACGCTTGTTAGCTTCCTCAATAGCTTTGACCTTATACTCTTCCAATTGAATGAGTTCTTTGTTGCCCTTGAGCTTTTCTTTGATTATCTCCGCTTTTTCGGAAAGCAGAGTTATGCCCAATAGTTGTTCAATGATCTTTCGTTGTTCGTTAGAACCTAATGCCAAAAACGGCTCAGAGTAGGTGTTAAGAGCAACGATGTGCTTGAACATGTCAGCGGACATTCCGATGGCACGCTCGATTGCAATCTGAGTTTCTTTATTTTCGCCTTGGGCGGCGTCTTCATCCGTAGAGGCCGCCGCATTATTGACAAAGAAACGCAAAATGTTTGGTTTGCGACCTCTTTCGATCTTGTATTCAATTCCACCAGAACTGAATTCCAAAGTGACCATCATGCCCTTAGCATTGGTTCGATTGATGAGATTGTCTTTACGAATACTGTTGATAGGAGTACCAAACAGAACGTAACTAAGACCTTGAATAAGGGTCGTCTTTCCGGTACCATTACGAGCGCCATCACCACCTAAATCTAGATTTTCACCTAAGATCAGTGTAAGTTCTTTGCTATCGAAGTTTACTGATTGACAAACTGCGCCAATAGACAGAAAATTACGGAGAGTGATATTCTTTAGTACAGTACTCATAGGTTACGATAAATCTCTAGTAATAGTTTTGCGTCATAGAAATCACTCTCGATATTAGTGATTTGGTCTACAACGATTTGATCAACACTTTCAAACTTGATTTCGCCAGGCGCCAAATCCTGTGAGTGCTGATCTTGCTTGATCGGAATCAATGCCATTTCACGAAGACTGTGTGCTGGTATAAGCGTCTCTCGAATAAAGTTTGCTTCTTCGTATGAAATGTCAATGTCAAGATGTACTCTAACATTAGATTTAGGTAAAAGCAAGCCGGTTGGGTTCTCTAATACTTGACTCAACTTGTATACCCTAAATAAAGGTTGCTTTGGCCAAGAATAGAATTCTGGATCTTTGCCCCACTCAAGAACCATCATACCGCGAGCATCATCACCTGCATCTGCGTAGTTGTGAGGGAAAGCATTACCCATATACCAAATGTTCTTCCTAGACTGTCGCTTATGAAAATGACCAGAATAAACCTTCTCAAATCCAGCAACATGTTCTTCGTTTAGTTCACCATGATCCGGCATCTCGATCATTGCATTCATATAAAAATGAGGAAGCTCCATGTGCGAGAAAAGATACTTGCCGCTAAGCTTAGGTAGTTTCTTATAATCATCACCAACTAACCACGGAGCTATGACTACATCATCTTGCTTGAACCAATCATTTACTATGACTACATTGTGTAAATGTTTTGCCCATTCAACTGAGTGAATATCCCGACGATCACGATAATATAAATCATGATTGCCGGGAATAAAGTAAACAACGTCAAACGCTGCGCTTAACTTCTCTAATGCCCGCAGTCCAAATTGCATAGTATGCATGTTGATGCTTGCTCTATGGTGATTGTAATCACCTAAAAAGAAACAAGTCTCACAGTTCTCTGTCTTAGCTTTAGTAATGAACCAATCAACGAAATCAGTACAGTCTTGGTTGTGCTGTAAACTATTGCTTTTAGCTCCGAAGTGCAGGTCTGTAAATACCGCAGCTTTTTTGAATAGATTTGCCATAGTTAAGTTATACTACTTAATGAATACAATATCAATGAAATAGGTTACCTTATTCAGGAGCCTGTATTTTCATATCCTTCATTTGACGAGAGAATGACGGAGTTAACCCGTTAATTTCCAATATATCATCTCTGATATTCTGGTTGCGTTTTTCGATATTAAGTACTCTACAGAAGCTATTAGTAATGGCTGCTGTATAGTATGCAAACGGATTAGCAGATTTGGCTTCGTTAAATCGAAGTCCAACGTAAGTTAGCTGAAGAATAGCCGATCCGCGCATCTCATCATTATAAGTATAGCCGCGCCAATTGTACTTCATGGCATACTTCTCACAAAGCATCATATACATTCGAGCCAACTTATTAGTGATTTTGCCGTGATCCTTAGAAAACTCGCCGTTTTCTATGCCATTAATCCAATGTGACTTTCCTACACATCTAAACGTATTAGTTTCATCTAGTTTGAAATGTTGGAACGGTGGAAAATTTACTTTGACATGAACCATGTCATCCACATCATCTTTGGTTGTCTTGTCTTCTAAATCAGAAAAATCTAAGTCGTCATCGTCATCGAAGATGAGAATGTCTTTAGCAGTCTTCTTTTTTGCTGACTTTCTTGGTTGCTTTTGCGCAACTGGAATGTGATCCCATGTCATTATTCGAAAGATCAAATCTTGTGTTGGGATATCTTCAGGGTTCAGTTTTTCGCCAGTTTCTTGTGATAGTCTGGCTGCTCTGGCTTCTTTGGCTAGTTGAATTTGTTCTGGTTGGGCAGTATATTCGAGACACTTAGCTAGCTCGGTCGTTAGATCCAAATCAATGATAAGATCATATCGATGATATTCGGGTTGAGTGAAGTAACAATAGGTAGTTTTGCTCGTATGAATCTCTTTAAGCATATCCTTGTTGTTTAGATAATTTATTGGTTTCTTTGGTTTTAATCCCACTGGTAATCCTCTTTACTATAGGGTATTATACTATTACTGTTGCAGTATTGCAACAGTATACGGGTAAATTTGACGATTTTTTGAAACGATAAATACAATCAGAGTATTGTATATTTATCATAGGAATCTCTGTTACATGGCAACCGTACAACTTAGTCCTAATGTTAAAATTGAGGCGATTACCCCAGAAGGGCCCGGCACCGCACCTATCTGGTATACTTTAACTATCGGAGACAGTGACCTTAGCACGAGAAACCCTACACAGTTTCAAGACGAAATTACTAATGCGGTCAACACCGGAAAAATATCGGCAGCAGAAGGCGCCACTGCAACCGCCGGATTGAGTCAGGCAATTACCGAAGTGCAGCAACAGCTATCATCTAGTGCAACCACAACGCAACCTTCATCAGATCCGGCTACAACACAGACCGTAACGGCCGAAACAGCCGCAGCCACTGCACCTCAAGGTTCAATTGCAGATGCACCCACACCTGTTTCAGAAGTAGTGGTTAACGGTTCCCCTGCTCCAGGTTCAGTAACTATAGTTCCGCAACCACCAATAATTGATGAACCGATAGTAAATCAACCGCAAGTAACTATAGTTCCGCAACCACCAATAATTGACCAACCTGTAGTAAGTTCAGTACAGAATACTATTGTAGATACACCACCTGTAATCACGGATGGACCATCAATTCCACCAAATCAGCCGGCTGTTCTTCCGGCAGACTTTTCTACTGATCCTTCTGCTCAAGGCAGTTCTAAAGGATTGCAAGGTTTGGTCGCAAATACACAGTCACAGGCAACACAGTCAATTGCTGCAAATGCCGCAGGCCAAGGTGACTGGCGAGTAAGACTTGCATTGGCTCCGGGAGCAACATATCTGTATAAAACAAGCTCAGATCCTGGTATTTTAGCACCACTGGTGGATACTGATGGTGTTATATTTCCATATACTCCTGCTATTTCGGTAAATTATGCGGCTAGCTATGATGCGGCTAGCTTAGTACACACCAACTATAAAATGTTCCAGTATACTAGCAGTTCAGTTGATTCGATCACACTCACCTGCGAATTTACTTGTCAGGATGTTGCTGAAGCTAACTATGTACTGGCTGTAATACATTTCTTTAGATCGATGACTAAAATGTTTTATGGACAAGATCAAAACCCTAAAGCAGGTACTCCTCCTCCGTTATGCTTTATATACGGTATGGGAAGTTACCAATTTTCAAATCATCCGTTAGCTATTACTGGATTTAACTATGCTCTTCCAGCTGATGTAGACTATATTAAAACTACAGCACCTTCTGTACCCGGAACACGTCCGGCATCCCCTACTAATAATACTAATTTAAAGTCAAGCCCTACATCGGCTAGGTTGTCAACTACTGGAGTTTCTCCGGGCGGAGCCACCCCACCACCACAATTCTCTACACCCACATCAGCTAGTACAGTGACTTGGGTACCGTCAAAGATTCAGTTGTCAGTAAGCTGTGTTCCGATTGTCAGTAGAAACCAAGTGTCTAATATTTTCAGCCTTGCTGATTATGCGTCTGGTAAAATATATGACGGAACAAATAATTCAAATGGAGGATTTTGGTAATGGCCGCATCGACGCAAAATCAAAGATTGTATTCGGCATCGAGTCCGTATTTTAATACAAATATAGTGAATAACAATTATTTGGATGTTCTTGCATATAGACCACTTCCTATGAATCCTACAGATGTTTATATGCAAATTACAGCAGTGTACGAATATAGACCCGACTTATTAGCGTTTGACTTGTATCAAAATGCAAGCCTTTGGTGGGTGTTTGCAGTTAGAAATCCTAATTTACTCGGCCCGGACCCGTACTTCAACTTTACGGCAGGTACTGGGATCTATGTACCAACATTGTCTACTCTAAAGACGGTACTGGGAATCTAATATGGTCGATAGTGTGACAACTACTATTAATGGGTATACTGTTATCGCTCAATATAATCCTGAGTATCAAAGGGTTTCCTATGTTATTAATAATCCAAACGGGTCTCTTTTATTAAGTGCAGGGAATGCGCAAGCGGCCATGTCGGGCGTGAGGAGTTTGGCGAATGAAGCAATAGATGCCGGTAATAGTGCATTGGCTTCTAGTCTATCAGCATTGAATATGAATCTTGTTATGCAATCCCCCTCAATAGACGCACAGGCCATGGCTCAATATAAACCTACACCACCAGAACCTACGCCTACAGATAACTCCGCCGCACTAACCCCAACAGCGACAAATGATAAACCTCTTCCTCCGATATCAGATGATGATAGCGGTAACACGCAGTCAAATCCTGCAGGATCATCTGGTGCACCTCCTTCGTCACCGGCAAATCCGTCCGGATCAGTAACAAATCCAACTCCCGCAAGCGTGTCTGCTGCGGCAGCAGCAGCGCCGACGCCACCCAACGGAGACCTACCTGGAAAACGCCTGTACAATCCATTAAGTCAGCTTTCTAGTTATACATATCAATTAAGTTTATATATGATAACACCTGATGCATACAGTGCATTTTTAGCGAGCGGAAAACAAAGTATAAATGTGATTCCTCAGTCACTGGCGAACAGCCCTTCTATAAACACCGCCGCGCAAACAAATACATTTATAAATTCCAATACGGGTCAACCGATAATCGGCGGCGCCTACCTAATAGCACAGAGCGGGGGAAGCGGTAATCCTGCCAATCGCGCCCCCGGAATTGATTTTGATTATGGTATTGACAATCTATCCTTTGATCATGTAGTGTCTACTAATGGGTCTGGCGCCGCCGCGGTAAACTCTGATATAAAATTTACTATTACAGAACCATATGGTTTCTCGCTTATTGATAAAATAAAAACAGCACAAACTGTTATAAACAACTACAGTTCGGCCATTAATATACCTGACAATCCGACAAAAAGTCTTTTTATTTTGGGTATTAGATTTTTTGGATATCTACCAGATGGAACACTAGCAACTGGCAAAGAAATATTTAATGGTATTCCACTAGATCCTAATGCTGGCGGCGTCGGCGCCCTTTTTGAAACTTATTATGATATTAATATAAACACATTCGGGTTTAAGCTTGGTGCAGGCACCACTACGTATGACATAGAAGCAACTTACCTAGCAAGCTCTACCGGATTCGGTACAAAATACGGATACCTAAACGGTAGTCCCAATTTTACATGTAAAGGTTCGACCGTTGGTGAAGTTTTGAGCGACCTTGCTAGTCAGTTGAACGCAAAACAGCAACAACTAACTAATACCAGTAATGGTCAAAAACCATCACAACAATATCCTATAGCCTACACATTTGAATATCAAGGTAACGCAGCAACCACTGTTGCGAATGCTTCTATGATTAATCCAGCCGATAATAACAAAGCAAAAGCAGCGATGTCTGGTGCAACAAATAGCGCACAATCTAATCCTAAGGCTGAGGTTACCGGAGTTTACAATCCCAACATAAAGACTATTACTTTTGCTTCCCAGCCTATTTTACAGTGCATAGACCAAACAATAACATCCAGTACTTATGTAACAGACGCATTGTCTTCTAATACGACCAACTCAACTAACGGGGATAATACAGTTATACCAAACCCTAACCCTACTTATCCGGTTTGGTATAACTGTAGTGTCCGGGTAGAAAATCCTAGATGGGATAATATTATTCATGATTGGATATTTGATATAGTATATGTTATCCGGGAATATCAAACACCTCTCGTTAACAGTCCAGCTATTAGTACAACTCAACCATATTATGGTCCTTATAAAAGATATCAGTATTGGTATACAGGAAAAAATTCAGAGATTACAGAATATTCACATACTATTAATAATGGATATTTTTTGGCTGCACTAAATCAACCTGGCCCAGACCCTTTAAAGGGTGCACCTAATACTGCTACTACTGCTCCCGCGCAAAGCACGCCCCAATCCAGCACCAACACTCAAGGTAACGGAGCAGAAGCAGTAGCTAGCTACAAAGACAGTTTATACAATCCAGTAGCCTATTCAGACGTTCACGTATCTGTTTTGGGTGATCCAGATTTCCTAATACAAGATACGGCTAATCAAGACAATCATTTTAATACACACTATTCTCCGAATGGATATAGTATTGCACCCAATGGTGGTCAGGTGTTTGTTGAAATAAATTTCAATGAAGCGATAGATTATGATACTACTAGTAACGGGACTGGACTAATGAATCTAAATGACAAAGTATATTTTCAAACATATCCGAATTCGGTGAATATTCTCAAAGATGCTAACGGAAATCCTTTAGTTCAAGGGGTTAGTTACCAAGTAAACACAGTAAAAAATACTTTTTCTGGCGGAAAATTTACTCAATCATTTGAGATGACAGTGAATCCGTTCAACGGGGTTCCAGTAGATTCTAACGCAGCGTCATCTGCATCACAGTCTTCAAATCCAGGTCCATCACCGACTAATGCGAGCAAACAAGCGCCTACTACTGGATTAAAGCCTGCTCCGCAAACTGATGCCCAAAACGGCACAGTAAGCCAACCTCAACCAGCACAACAAAAACCAGCCGAAGCTACAACTTAATAACGAGAAACCAGTATGCCAATTGATACATTTAAACCAAGAGGTCAGATAGCAGCAGACAAACCTGGTAAAGGTGGGTCTGGTGTACAAACTGTACCACTAATAGGCGTAGTTAGAGATAATGTTGACCCGACACGATCTGGTCGTATTAGAGTATCTTTGGTACAACCTAACAGCTCCAGCAAACCAGAAGACTCTACAAATTGGATTACTGTAAGCTATCTAAGTAGCTTTTTTGGTAAGGTGCAAGCAACTGCGAATAGTGACGGTTACGGTACTTACAAATCTAATTCTAGCTCATACGGACAATGGCAAGCTCCGCCTGACATCGGTACTCAGGTAATCTGCATATTTGTTAATGGTGATAAAAACTACGGGTACTACATCGGTGCTATTCCGGAAGCAGAATCATTACAGATGGTTCCTGCAATCGGATCATCAGATAATATTCTCACTAACGAGGGTGAAGCAAACAGTTATGGAGGCGCAACTCGTCTTCCTGTAACTAATATGAACACTAACGACAAGAAGAAGTCAGATAGTGCAGAATTTTTAAATACTGCCCGGCCGGTTCACAGCTATACCGCAGCAATCATGAATCAACAGGGTATAATTCGTGACCCTATTCGCGGACCTATATCATCCTCTGCATCACGCGAGACTGTATCTCGTGTTGGTTGGGGAGTATCTACTCCGGGCAGACCCATATATACAGGTGGATACGATGATACTACACTACCTGCATCATTGCAACAAGATAATCCGCAAGGACTTCAGGTTGTAGCACGCAGAGGCGGCCACTCAATTGTTATGGACGACGGCGACATTATCGGCCGCGACCAGCTAGTTCGAATTCGAACAGCTTTGGGTCATCAGATTCTTATGAGCGACGACGGTCAGACATTAATGATTCTGCACTCTAATGGTCAATCGTATATTGAATTAGGAAAAGAGGGTACCATTGACATGTACTCAACCAATTCAGTGAACATTCGAACACAAGGTGACCTGAACTTACATGCGGATCGTGACGTTAACATTCATGCAATGGAAAATTTAAATATCCAAGCAAAACAAATTCATACCAATTCTGAAGACGACACTATGATGCGTTCGGGCGGCGACTTTAAAACTTCTGCGACCGGTGACATAACTGGATTAGCAGCCGGCGCCATTGCATTTGCTGCGGGCGGCGACGCTTCGTTAGCAGCATCAGGTCAGGCATACGTTAACGGCACCAAAGTAAACCTTAATTCAGGAAAATCAAGCACGACACCTGAGGCAGTGGACAATATTCCACTAAATGCACAAACTGACACCTTATACGATGAAGAAAAAGGATTCCTTGCTGCACCCGGTAAACTACTTACGATTGCCTCAAGGGCACCAGCACATGCGCCATGGGCTAATGCAGGTCAAGGTGTAGATGTGAAAACCAGCCTTAGCGCTTCAGATAATCTTCCCGCAGCACCAACTCCGGCTGCAACAGCCGCAAGCTCTGCTGGCGCAGCGACCGGCGCCACGCCTCCTGCGGTAGCAACAGTAGCGTCAGCGCCTACAAACGCACCTAACATCTCAACTGCACTGGATAAAGGTACTACCAATGCAATGCTTGGTGCAACAGCTACAGCAGCAGCTACCGGGCCGCTAGCAGCAGCGACAAAGCAGGGCGCTGCCGTTGTAGAAACTGCAACCGGAAAAGTAGGAGCAATTGGTTCATTTGCACTCACGCCTTCGTCATTGGCTAGTGCTGGTGTACTTAAACCCGGAGCAGATACCCTTGTAAATGGGCTAGTTAAGAACGGTGTTGATTTGACGAATGCGATGCCGTCTTCTCTCTTTACTGGTGCACCTGGAGCAAAAGATTTAACAAACCTAACCCAAAATATTACTGCACAAACAAATACCGTAATTACCAACATGCAAAAGTCACAAACTGCATTAGGAGCAGCCGGCGTTCTAACCGGAGCAGAATCTCCGGCAACGGTTGCTGGTTTAGTCCAGTCCGCGACAACGAACGGAGTAGAGGCCACAACTGATGCTGTAAAACAAGTGAGCGGTGTAGCAGGCGCAGCATTGGGCAACATTACGGGAGCACTACAGTCTATTGGATCTGGTATAGCAGCAGCAGGTTTGGCTACTTCCTTAGGTGGATTGGGCGGCATTTCAAATGCATTAACTGCGATGGGTAAAATTCCATCCTTGGCTGGTTTAATAGACCAAGCTAAAGGTATTGCAGGTTCAGCGTTCGATGCGATCAAGAATTCATTTAAACCTCTTAAACCAAATGTCCCACAGAATCTCACACAAATTGCAAAAGATAATGCTGCTACTGCTGCTGGATTGTCAGAGCAAACTGGTCAACTAAGCACTACGGTAAGTTCGGATGCCTCTAGCATCTTTGGCTCAAACGGTATTAGTGCAAACTTTACTACGTTGACTGGATCGCTTGCAGGCGCGGCCGGCGCACTAACGTCATTGACTAAAATTGCAGGTTCAGTCAACGGAGCAGTAGGCTCTATCAACAATTCAGTGGGCGGAATAACTGGTTCTATCGCGGCCGTATCTACTCTCGCAAGCAAAGCCACAAATATCGTTAACGCTGCAACTAGTTCATATGGTTCTGTCACAACTACTATCGGCGGCGTAACCGGTGTATCTAGTACGACGGCTACAGTTACACTATCTTCAGTTACTAGCAATCCTCTTAATCCTACTTCAAGCGGAGTGCAAACGGCCGTAAACTCAGTAAGCGCAATTGCGGGCGCCGGAGCAACTATAGCTAGCGGAGGCATAGGCGGACTATCTACAGCAGCCTCGATTGTTCAGCAAGGTTCAGCAGCATCGACCTCATCTACTATAGCTAGCGGGTTAAGCAATTTACCTGGAGGAATAAGTGCAGTGTCATCGGTATTCAATAATGCTAAAAATGCAGTAAATGCAATTCCGGGTGTAGGACAGTTGACTGGTGCAATCAATGCTGCTACGGCAAGTGTGATGGGAGGATTAAATCTTTCTCCTATTAGTTTACCTAATAGTCTAAACAGTTTAACCAGCTTAGCATCTTCAGGGCTATCAGTTGGTGCAGCAGCGGACCTACAATCGGCAATCGCTGCGTTGTCGTCAGGACCAAGCGGCATCAAGTTGCCTGTTATAGGTTTCAACACCACAGACAGAACAAGTATAACCTCACAAATTACTAACGTATTAGGTGATCCTGGCATACCGATGCCAAATTTAGTTGGTGGAATTCCTAGTAGTGCAGTAAATGACGCACAGTCACTCGTTGATCAAGGAAATAAGTTATATGACGTAATTGATCAATTGGATGCGTACAATAAAAAAGCAGAGGCTGCGAGAAAGGCATACGAGTCTGCTCGACAAACCCTTCCGGCCGGCGATCCACAATTAGCGGTTCTGCTTGCTCAGTGGAATAGTGTAATTAATGATCCAACATATTTGGCGTTGCTACAAGAGGGTGATGGAACAGCAGCAGCGGTGTCTGACCAAACAAGCAACACCGCTTCTGCACCTACTGGTCTTCCTAACCCACCTTCTACTATCAACACAGGAATTCCTCTTTCTACTGCAGGACTGAAAAGCACAGTTCAGGGCATAGTATCTACAATTACAGGGGCTGGCACGTCATTAATTAATCTAGCACAAACAACACCTGTAACAGTATCTACTACTCCTATAACTCAAACAGCTACCGCAATCAAAGCATTGCAACTCTCGACTGCAAATAACATTGCGTCTCTGAACAATTCACTTGATGGTATTACGGGACCAACAAATAATGCATAATACAGGGGCTAAATAGAAGTATGGCACAGTATATTGGATTTAGCACGATTGATGCATGTCTACCAAAGACCACAAATGTCCTAAATGGGCCTGATGGTGGTCCTGGCGGAACAGTAACTTCTTTAGTAATCGGCAAGAAGTTCCGTATGGTAGATGTTCAATTAGTTATAAGAGATTTCATAAATGCACTAAACATACCGTACGGTCAAAAAGTAGGACAGCCACAGTACGGTACCTTTCTCTGGGATTTTGTTTTTGAACCTAACACGACGGACACACAAGTTCAATTGCAAAACGAAATCAGACGTATAGCATCATTGGATCCAAGACTTTCCTTAGGGTATGTCAACGTATACCCGCAATTAAATGGTATTCTAGTAGAAGTTGAAATTGCAGTCGTGCCGTTCAATCAGCCGTCGGTGTTGAACGTATTCTTTAATACACAGACAGGTATAGCTGCCATACAATAACAAATCCACCTTTTTGGTAATGATAAATATATCTATATCAAAAAGAGTGTACACATGGCAACAAGTTCAAGACAGTCAGCGTTATTTGGATTAAATGATTGGAAAACCATTTATCAAACCTTCCAACAAGCGGACTTTCGCAGTTACGACTATGAAACTCTGCGCAAAAGTTTCATTGACTACTTGCAACTATACTACCCTGAAACGTTCAATGATTATACTGAATCGTCTGAATATATTGCATTACTCGATGTTATCGCGTTTATGGGACAAGGGCTTGCTTTCCGTGATGATCTAAACACTCGTGAAAACTTCATTGATACTGCCGAGCGCCGCGACTCTGTTATTAAACTAGCTAACCTAGTAAGCTACACACCAAAGCGCAACATTGCAGGTCAGGGTTGGCTGAAAGTCTCAAGTCTTTCTACTACACAAAACATTACCGACATTAATGGAACAAATCTAAGTAATATTCCTATACTATGGAATGACCCAGCTAATCCGAATTGGTTGGAACAGATGAATACAATCTGGAACGCCGCACTTGTTTCAACACAACGTATCGGTAAGCCAGGTAATATTGCAGACTTGCTAGGAGTTACTACGAGTGAGTACGCTATTCAAATTCCTCCTACTGTTCTACCGATCGTACCATTCACGTCAACTATTGACGGTGTAACTATGAATTTTGAACTATGCAGTGTCACTTCGTTAAATGAGGATTACATATATGAGATTCCACCTGCACCGTCCGGCAAATTCAATATGGTATATCGAAATGATACACTGGGCTTCGGATCACCTGCAACTGGATTTTTCTTCTATTTCAAGCAAGGCACGCTACAGAACTATGACTTCACTTTGCAGCAGCAGATTTCAAATCAAATAATTCCAATTGGCGCAATTCAAGGGGTCAATAATACCGACACTTGGTTGTACCAAATTAATTCTGATGGAACTACAACACCATGGATTCAAGTGGAAAACATCTATGCTGATGCATATCTACAAACGACTACATCAAACAAAACAATCTTTTCTGTGAACTCCGGCTTCAACGATCAAGTATCCTACATTTTCGGTGACGGCGTATTTTCTAAGATTCCAGTAGGAACGTATAGATCATATGTTCGTGCAGGTAATGCGCTGACCTACACAATCTCTCCTAGTGAAATGAATGGTATTTCGGTTTCGTTCACGTATATTGACAGTACAGGGAAGGCACAAACACTGACTATAGGGTTGACGCTTCCTCAGACGGTTTCTACTGCACAGGCTCGTGAGTCACTGGCTGACATTAAGCAACGTGCACCAACTCGTTACTATACACAAAATAGAATGGTTAATGGTGAAGATTATAATAACTTCCCATATACGCTTTACAGTTCTATAATTAAATCAAAATCTATTAATAGAGCATCTGTTGGTGTATCTAAAAATCTAGATTTACTCGATCCTACTGGAAAGTATTCAAGTACCAATTCATTTGGTAGTGACGGTGGACTATATCAAACTACAGTGGACGGTGTACTGACGTTAACGATCAATAGTACGAATGATATTATTGCGTTCTTTAGTGACACACTATCTTCGGTATTATCACTAAACAGAGCTAACCAGTATTATATTCAAAATTATACTAGATATCCAGTAGTAGCTCCTACTCCAACTAGTGATAACTTAGTTTACTGGAATACAAGTTCAGTCGATTCTGGATCGGAAACTGGATACTTTTATACCAAAGCCGGTAGCCAACTTAATCCTATATCCATTGGTACTTATGGAAGCACTAATGGAATCATGTACATTACTACTGGCGCTATATGTAAATTCCAAGCGCCGACTGGTTATTATTTTGACATTAATAATCGTTTGGTTGCAGGTATACCGGGCGCGACAGACTCGACTTATATTTGGTCTACTGTACTAAATGTAGTAGGCGATGGGTCAAATAACGGTGCTGGCACGTTTGCAAACGGAGTTGGTCCGGTTAGCATTAATGGTTATGTACCAGACGGCGTTACCGTCAGTGAAGTGATCCCGGTATTTGGTAATGCACTGTCCACAGCAATCATTCAAGAATGTATATTTAAAATGGAGTTGCAGCAAGATTTTACTCTGGTGTTTAACAACGCTCTACAGATAAATCAAGATCGTTGGTCAGTAAGCACTGCCGGCGATCCAAATTATTTCGTAAAATTCACCAGTCAAGGTGGCAATAGATACATAGTTACATACAAATCATTAACATACTATTTTGGTTCAGTTGCAGATACTAGATTTACTTTCTCAAAAGACGGAATCGTGTATGACCCTTATTCAGGTAAACTTATACAAGACTTTGTAAACGTGCTGTCAGTAAACAGTCAATTTAACTCTACTACCGCATTGGGTAGAGACTACAAAATAAACATTGTGGGACAAACGACTCAAACTGACGGTTATGTAAACGATTTCCAAATAGAAGTTGCTGCAACTGACGTTAACAACAAACAATTAATATTAAATCCAGACTTCTTTAATGAAATTACTGGATATGTTAACGGATCTTCAAACACTGGTGTGTACGCTTTCTTTGAAACGGTACAAGATCCAATCAATCTAACAAGACAATATCTTATACCATCAAGTTCTGTAGTATACCAGTATCCAACAGTTACTAACATCGAAGTAGTAAAGTACGATTATCCTTTAGGTCAACTATTTTATGCGTATTCAGAAGGTAACTTTTATACTAGTGTTCAAGATCAAACAGTGACCACACCCTCATATATTTTGGTTGTTCAGAACCAATATTCTGTGTTGTTTGGTAGACAAGGGCTGTCCTTCCAATATAGACACAACTCAAATGATACCAATCGTATAGATCCTATCACGACCAATATTATTGATTTGTACGTCGTTCCTCAGGCATACTATACTGCATATACCAATTGGATTACTGATACCACAAATACTGTTCCTGAACCCACAGTACCTACTATAACTGAACTTACCCAAGAATACGGTAAAGTTCAAGATTATAAAATGCTATCGGATTCTGTGATTGTAAATAGTGTTGTCTTTAAACCGCTCTTCGGTCCTAAAGCAGATGAGAACTTACGTGGAACAATTAAGGTTATTAAAACAAGTAATACCAATGCAAGTGACAGTGAAATTAGAAGTGCTGTACTAGCTGCTATGAATAATTACTTTAGCATCAATAATTGGAATTTCGGAGATACTTTCTATTTCTCAGAATTAAGTGCGTATCTTCATGCGCAATGCGGAGATTTAATTAGTTCTGCGGTACTCGTATCTAATGACCCAACACAACCGTTCGGCACACTGTATGAAATCAAGTGTCTACCGTATGAAATCTTCGTATCCGCCGCCACCGCAAATGACGTACTAGTAGTTCCGGCCCTCACACCCGCCGAATTACAGTATTGATAAATACACTTGACTAGCAGTAGTCTGCTATGTGCAGTAAAAACAAAGTAGAGAACCATTATAATGGCCCGAATTCGGACAATAACTTTTCTTCCTGAGATTTTTCAAACCTCAACTAACGCGGAATTTTTGTCAGCGACCCTAGATCAGATCGTAAATCCACCGAATACGATGAAGATTCAAGGCTATGTAGGTAGCAAGTTTGGATATGGTGTAAATGCAACTGACAATTATGTAGTTGAACCAACAAAAACTCGGGTGAACTATCAGTTAGATCCGGGTGTAGTTTTTACTAAGCCAAACGAATCTGTAGCAAACGACTTTATCTCGTATCCAGGCATCATCGACTCTATTGCAATGCAAGATAGTATTACGGATAACAACAGTCGTCTATTCAAAAGTCAGTTTTATTCATGGGACTCCTTCACTAACCTCGACAAGCTCATTAACTTTAATGAATATTACTGGTTGCCAGTCGGGCCGCCGGCTGTTACTATCTCAGCAGCAACCGTGTACTCTACTGAAAATTATGCAGTCACATCACTACCTAATGGATATGAAATTGCTCTAGTCGGACAACCTATCGGTAGCATCAATCCTACACTTGGATTGATCCGCGGAGGAACCTATACTTTTGCTGTAAATCAATCGTCTCAGTTTTGGATTCAGACGGATCCGGGTACCTCAGGATATTCGCCATTCCAATCGAATCTTACTACTAGACAAGTATACGGAGTAGACAACAATGGCGCAAGTCAAGGTGTTGTTACGTTTACTGTTCCGCAAAAAAATGCACAAGATCAATATATTTTTCCAGGTAACAACACTGTCGATCTAGTCAGCACTAAATTGTTTGACCAAGTAAATGGAGCAGTTTTAAAGACATTTACTGACACGGATGGCGTAACATATCAAGGACTTAATGACATTGATGGCGTGACTGCGCTTGAAGGGTTACGCATCATGTTCTATTATGATGGTATTCCGGCAGAGAAGGGAAACACAGAGACCTTCTTGAGCGAGACACCGCTGGACATCAATAGTGATGTTCTCGTCGCACCAATCGTTATAAATGTAACTAGCTGTGATGCTTCTGCGTTTACTACAGATAGTACCTCTCAATTAGTAGTCGGTCAAACTGTAACCTTTAACAACCCAACATTCGGTGGAGTTACTGCAGGGGAAGTCTATTATGTTCATAGTATTCCTACTTCAGGTACATTTACTATCGCGTTGACTCTAGATGCTTCGTCTCCGTTAACTTTGGTTCCTGGATCAGGTACTATGGTTGCCAATATCAATCAGGGTCTATATGAAGAAAGTGTCGCATCAACGGTGTTTGAATACTATTACTTGATTGAATACATCGGTGATCCAAAGAACCCAACTATTCGTTTAGTTCCAGATGGTACTATTCCTGTAAATCAAACAATTACTCCATTATATGGTACTCAATGGAACAATATACCATTTTATCGTTCACCTACCGGAGTAATTAATCCAATTCCTGTTATCACTGCTCCGTTAGATGTTCTATATTATCAAGACGGTACATCTGCTGATTCTGTCGGCGTGATTAAAATCATTGACAGCAATACTACAAATACTATTAATGTTGTGACTGAAATCTTGGGTAACCCTAATTATACGTCATCTAGTGGAGTAGTATTTACTAATGGATTGAAAGTTAACTTTCAAGGTGACATTATTCCTACAAGTTATTTACAGGGACAATACTATGTACAGGGTGTAGGAACTGCAATTGAGTTAGTTCCAGTAAGCTCTCTAGTCTGTACTGAAGATTTTACACATGGTAATTACATTCCATATGATTCTACACCATATGACATTAGCAATTACGATTCGGACCTTTTTATTCCAACAGATAAAGACTATATTACTATTGCTAGAAACGCAATCAATAAAAATGCTTGGTCCAGAAGCAATCGTTGGTTCCACATCGATGTCATCAACGCAACTGCAAAATACAATAACGACCCTAATATCGCAACTACTTACGCGACACAAGCAAACAAAGCAGTCCGCCCTATAATCGAGTTTTATCCTAATCTAAAATTATACAATTCGGGTTCTGTAGGCGCCGCAGGAATCGATTTTATCGATACCCATAACACTGATGCATTGTCAACAGTAGCAGGATCTTACAATTATTACCCAGATACAGAAGTACTTACTACAGCATCGGCGTCGGTTGTAGGAGTAACCGCCGCAACATCAACTACCTTTAGTGTAGACGCTGCTAACGTTTCGGGTACATTCCAAATTGGAATGTATGTTGCAGATTCTTCAAGCATTCTTCCTAATAATACACAAATTACCGACATTACTGGTACTACTACGCTAACTGTAACAGTTTCATGGCCCGGCGCAAAAAACATATCCTCTGCTTCAAACTTGTCTATTGTGGGTTCAGACACTACTTTAGATAACTATGCTTTGTTTCCGGAAGCAAGAATCGTATTTGCTGCTGACTCTAGCTCTACTGTAAGAAACAAAATCTATGTCGTAAACTTCTCGGTAATTGATCCTAATACTAGACCTGTAATTACACTCACGGTAGCAGAAGACGGAAATATTGTCCCTGATGAACAATTAGCAATTAAGCGTGGTTATTATCACCAAGGCACTAGTTACTATTATGATGGTATAAAGTGGATACAGGCACAACAAAAGGTTACGGTTAACCAACCACCGCTGTTTGACGTTTTTGATGCCAACGGTATTTCTTTTGGGGATTCTTCGGTCTATCAAAGTACTTCGTTCAAGGGGTGTAAACTTTTCGCATACAGTGTTGGTAGCGGAGTCAATGACCCTATATTAGGCTTTCCAATCGCATATTCTGGTATAGATAACGTAGGGGATATTAGTTTCGACGTATCACTGAATTTGGATACATTTAATTATGTGTCTGGATATAATCCTATTAATCAAAAGGTAAATACTGGCTACGTATATAATTATACATCAGGTACATCATATGTAAGACAGCTTGGTTGGCAAACCGCAATTGCTGATAGCACGCAATATCAATTATTCAGTTTTGACTTTGATCCTACAAATCCAACATTAAGTTTCCAGTGTGACGTTGCAGCATTGCCTGCTTTAGCAACGGGAGAAACTGGTTGGCCGAGAGTTAAGGTATACATCAACAATGTATATCAAGCACCAACATCATATGCTACGGTAGTTGGTACCAATACTACCACAATTACATTTAACAGTAGCAGTTCACTACCAACAACTAGCACGGTAGTTCAAGTATTAGTATTGAGTGATCAAGTAAGCCAAATCGGTTACTACGACATTCCTATTAATTTAAATAATAATCCATTAAATGCTGATTTAACTACAGCCAATGTTGGTGATATCCGTGCACAGTATAGAGACATTTTTATTAATTCACCAAACACGACAGGTGAAATTTTCGGCGCAAATAATTTTAGAGATTGCGGTAACTTAGTACCATATGGTACAGAGATAATTCAAAACTCTGCGTCATTAGTACTGCCGGGAACCTTTTTCCGAAACACGCAGCACAACTTGTTTGACGCATTGATGTTTAACAGCCGTGAATATATAAAGTATAAACAATTACTAGTATATACGGTACAAAACACAGATTACGTTCAGCGATACACTCCGTCGCAAATTCTGGATAGCGCACTAGACCAGATTACTGCTGCAAAGAGCGAAATCAACGCATTCTTTTGGTCGGACATGTTACCGTCAAAGGCTCCGTACCGCACCAACACGTACACGTTCAATAATCAACTGGATACTTCTGTTTATCCATTAAGCAATGTTTATAATTTTGAAACTGCTAACTATAGCGGCGTTCTTGTTTATGTGTTGAGAACAGTCGCTGGTGTAGTAGTTGAACGACAACTTACTAGTGGCATAGATTATATAATAAGTCCGGATGCCCCTTCGCTCACTATCATTAGCCCGCTTGGTGATGGCGATAAGGTCATCATTAAAGAATACAACCAAACATACGGCTCATATATTCCTAATACACCAACTAAGTTGGGACTATATCCTTCATTTTATCCAGAAGTAGTTTTGGATTCAGATTACACAGTTCCTACTTACTTCATCAAAGGACATGACGGATCGTTCACTAAGTTATACGGTGACTATGACGAAACATTAGGAGTATTGATTGATTTCAGAGACCAGGCTCTGCTTGAGTTTGAACTAAGAATTTACAATAATTTAAAATTAAGCACAACTGTTCCTATCGAGCGATACGAAGTTGTACCTGGTTACTTCAGAAGTTCTACATCAACATATTCATGGAATGAATTTATACAGATGTACGAACCTACGTTCTTGAACTGGATTGGTCAAAATCGTCTCGATTATAAGTCCCAGTACTATCAAAAGAACAACGAGTTCAGTTATAACTATACAAATTCAGGTAATAAACTAGACCAAGCTGCTATTCAGCAAGGTTATTGGAGAGGGGTCTATGAATATTTCTATGACACAACTACTCCAAACGAAACTCCATGGGAGATGTTAGGATTTGCTAATGAACCAACCTGGTGGGCTGATCGTTACGGACCTACTCCTTATACGAGCGATAACGGTATTCTATGGGGTGATTTAGAAGCTGGTTATATTTGGAATAACGGTAATCCCTACACCGTACCTGAGTTAGCACGTCCTGGACTATCTAAAATTATTCCGGTTGACTCCAACGGCGATTTGTTGTCTCCGCTAATCGCAATTGTAGGCAACTATAATCCAAGTACGTTCCAAAAAGATTGGGTAGTAGGAGATGATGCACCTGTGGAGTTGAGCTATCGACGTAGTTCAACTTGGCCATTTGATTTAATGAGACTATTTGCACTGACTAGACCAGCTGAATTTTTCAATTTGGCCGTCGACCTTGACAATTACAAATACAATGCTGAATTTAATCAATATTTGGTTAATGACAGAAGCCATTTAGTTCCTGCAAATATTGAAATTTATGGTAATGGTACTGCAAAAACCAGCTACATTAACTGGATTGTAGATTATGAAAAGCAACAAGGGGTTGACGCAACTACTAACATTACAACCCTTTTGAATAACCTTGATGTTCGTCTGGTTTATCGTCTTGCTGGATACAGTGACAAAACATTGCTTCAATTCTATGTGGAAAAGGGTTCGCCTAATAGCAATAACGCAACACTATTGATTCCTAACGAAAGTTATTCAGTGTTGTTATATGACAATCAGCCCTTCGATCAGATTATGTTCAGTGGCGTGGTCATTCAGAAAAATCAAGGCTATTGGACTGTATACGGTAATTCACAAACATTTGCATACTTTAAAACACTAAAACCTATCAATAACGGTACATACGGTAGTGTTGACGTTTTAGGTACTACAGTTAAGTATGCTAAAAACTATACTGATCAAGTAGTTCTTGTTCCATACGGTACCAAATTCTACAGCACTCAGGGAGTAGTTCAATTCCTAATGAGCTATGGTGCCGAACTTGAAAGCCAGGGCATGTTGTTCAATGAAGTTGAACAAGGAATTGAAGTCACTTGGGCACAGATGGCAGCAGAATTCTTGTATTGGTCAATGTCCGGATGGGAAGTAGGAAGTCTGATAACACTAAATCCGTCTGCTACTGCAATAAACATTGATAGACCAAGCGCGATAGTTCAGCCGCTTACGGTTCAGCAAACTAACTTTATACTAAATCAAAATCTCTATCCGATACAACTAAATGATCTTTGCGTTGAACGTGACGATACATTATTCCATGCGCACACCTTGAATCAGGGTGATTCTATGTCTTATGCTCAATTTAACGTAAGTAATTTCGAGCATGGTATCGTATTCGATAATGTCACTTTGTTTAATGATATTATCTATAATCTAACTACTGGACTAAGACAAAACCGCATCTACGCTCGCGGGGTCAAGACTGCTGATTGGAACGGAACCGTAAACGCCTGGGGCTTCATTTTAAATCAAGACAACGTATTAGAATGGAATGGTAATCTAAAGTATACTAAAGGTGTTATCGTACAATATAAGAATAAGTATTGGACTGCACTTAAAGTAATAGAACCATCCGCGACATTCAACGAGCAAGATTGGAAGCTCGTGAATTACAATGACATTCAAAAAGGAATGTTATCAAACGCTTCTACTCGTGCATACGAAAGCACACTATACTATGATGTTTACCAAGCAAATCTTGAACAAGATGCCGACTTGCTTGCGTTCTCACTTATTGGATATAGACCACGCGACTATCTTGCTCTGGTAGACCTTACAGATTCTACTCAAGTTCAAGTCTATCAAAATTTGATCAAGAACAAGGGAACCCGCAATGCAGTAGATGCATTCCAAGGTGCTACTTTCCCACAAGGTAGTATATCTTATGATTTCTACGAAAACTGGTCTATTTTAACTAAACAATATGGTGGAGTGCTGAATGAAAACTTCGTTGACTTCAGAATAAACCAAACAAATCTTATGGGTAATCCATCAATTGTTAGTTTGACAAATGGAGTATACACGGTTGGTTCAGACCAAGAAGTTCCACTATACAATTTATTCAATTATAACACACCACCAGCATCACCGAATGTATTGTCAACACTAGACACTACGGTTAATTCACAACTGTACCCATCCGCCGGATACATCAACGTAAATGATGTTAAGATGTCATCATATTTCTTCTCTGGATTGCCTTCTGCGGTTGACAGTACCGGTGCAGTTGTTCCTATTAATAATTTCTACGTAGGTGAATATTTTTGGTTAGCTAACTTTAAAAATAAATGGGACGTATTTAGATGGACCAATATTGGTCAAGTAATTCAAGTTAGAAATAATACTAACGGAACAGCAACCATAACGTTCAGTTCTCCGCATTCTCTCAATAAGCTAGATCCGATGGCCATCATTAACTTCGCGCAGAATGTTGATGGATATTATATAGTCGCTGATGTTCTAAATCTTTATGAAGTTGTAATAAATCTATCTGCACTAAATGCAAATCAAAATTCAATTCAAGGCAGAGGGTTAGCCTTTGGGTTCGTGTCGCAACGAGTAGCATCACCTGCAGGAATAATTCCGTTAGCATCTGCTGAAAACGAATTTATCAAAAACACTGTTTGGGTAGACGAAAACACTGACGGCAACTGGGCAGTCTATCGCAAGAGTTTAAATTATGCTTATCAGAACCAATTTGAACAGGCCGATGGCGGCACATTTGGTTCTGCTGTCGCATATACATCTGATATGGGTTACCTGATAGGTGATTCCGGCACAGGGATTTTGTATAGATACATATACGACAGTTTAGCTCAAGCGTACCTTCTGAAGGAAAACAAGACCGGCGGAACATCGTTTGGTTCAACAATAAAGTACGCCCAAAATCTATATGCAGTATCTCAACCTTCTGGCGTATCGCCAGCAGTAACGTTGTACACCTTAAATCATACGGTTGTTACTGATCGTATGTTAACATACCAAACCATAGCCGCGCCCGGAGGAGTAACCGACTGGGGCAGTGCATTAGCTATTTCGGGTGACACTAATTGGCTTTACATCTCTGATGCGCAAAACAACAATGTATATGTATATCGCAAGCAAAATATTCCTCTAATTGCAGGATACTTTGTGACCGGTGAAACATATGTTATCACGTCATTGGGTAGTACAGACTTCACTGCTATCGGTGCAGTAGACAACAAAGTAGGTATTACTTTTGTTGCAACTGGCGCCGGCGCCGGCACCGGTACTGCGACCCAGATTACATACAAGCAATCCACTATCATAAGCGGGTCATCTTTGTTCAGTCTAGGGGCCGGTGACGGATTCGGGACTGCGCTTGCAACATCATATGACGGTAGCACTCTAGCGGTAACCGCACCGTTTATCGACTATAGCCCAACGATAACAAATTGGGGTACAACATTTGTGCTACAACGCACGATGCAAAATTTTGAAGCAAAACAAAATTCGCTCCCTGAGCAGACAACTTCTTTCTCATTGTCTTGGACTCCAGCTGCTGGCGCCACTATAACAGCAAGTGCAACCTCTTCGGTAACAAATAGAATTACTTGCAGCGGATCAATGACTGGATTCCAAATCAATCAACCAGTAGTATTTGCAGGTAGCAATTTTGGTTCAAGCAATGTTTCACCTAATCAAGTCTACTACATTCACGGTATTTCGGGTAGCGAAATATCAATAAAAACATCACGATCAAGCACCACTCCTGTAAATCTAACTACTGCGGCTGGTCTATCGTTCTCTGTTTATGTACAAGTTGATCCTCTTTATGTGTATCTCAACGGTAAATTGGTTACTGATGACAATTACGCAGTAATTGGTACATCGTTTATCTATTACAGTTCATTGATTGCAGGTGACATTTTAACTGTGAGCGACAATCAATACTTCCCTGCGCAACAAATCAATTCTGATTATATTGACAGAACAGATATTGAATTTGGTTATGCGGTTGATATGTACAAAACCGGGTCAACACTTCTAATTGGTTCACCGTACGAAGTTGATGCAAATGATGTCGAAGGTGCAGTATACTCTTATGTTAACGGTGGCGCCGAATATGGCGTAGTGATCGGAACGAATGAATGTAACGTAACTACCAACCGCACGTTGTTGATCAATGGATTCGCAGTAAATCTCTCTGCTGGAAACGCACAATCAGTTGCGAACACGATCAATTCTAGTAAGATTATCAATGTACAAGCAGCAGCGACTAGTGATAATAAATTGATTATTCAAGTAATCAATCAAAATATCGCTCAGATTAATCAAAAGTTAACTGTGTATGCATATGATAGTGGTACTACGCTTTCTGAACTCGGTATAAACCTGTACACTAAAACTCAGATTATTCAGTCTCCTCACGAGCAAGGTGCATCTAGATTCGGGTCTGCAATCAAGATCAATGAATTCGATAGCGTTATAATTTCGGCTCCGGTAGGAACACGATATGAAGGCACCTTCTTTGACTTTACTGATGACGAGAATTTAGACAATGATACGGTCTTCGATAACAATGCAACTCAATTCGTAGATTCCTACGTTAATGCAGGCGCAGTTTACATGTTCGACTATATTGGTCTATACAATGAGAGTCTAGCAAATCCGGGCGCATACGTATATGCACAGAGCGTAAACAGCAAAAACATTCCATATGGTCAACAGCCTCTTTATGGAACAGCGATTGATTTTAATGAAAATGTCGTAGTTGTAGGTAGTCCTAATTTCTATCCAGTAGCCGTTGGCGGACAAGTAGTAGTTTACAACAATGCAACTGGTGTTTCTGACTGGTCAGTATACAGAAATTCTGCACCTATCGTTGATATCAGTAAAATTCAAAATACTCAAATTTTCAGTGCTTCTACTAATCAAACGCTAATCAATTTGGATTATATGGATCCTTTACAAGGTAAACTGCTGGGCGCAGCAAGAGAAAACCTAGACTTTGTTTCTGGAACTGATCCGGCACGATATAACAGTGATCTATCAACCATCATCGGTTCGGTCTGGGGTGCAGAGCACGTTGGTCAACTATGGTTCAACACAAACAATGTTCGTTGGATGAATTATCATCAGAATGATAATGTTTATAATAGCAAATATTGGGGTGCAGTATTTCCGGGCTCAGATGTTGCAGTTTACACTTGGGTAGCAAGCTTTGTTCCGCCCAATTCATATCCAGGCCCCGGCGCAGTTTATAACCCTAATCTATATGTAGTGAGCACGGTATTAAATGCATCAAATAATGCAGTCCCTGTATATTACTTCTGGGTTAGCAATACTAATATAATATTTGAACAGACCGGTAAAACATTATCCGATTCGGTTGTTGCATCTTATATTTCAAATCCAAAAGGATCCGGTATTGCATATATGGCACCGCTGCTACCTAATACATTTGCATTATATAACTCAGTAGATTACTTTAATGCGAATGACAGTGTTTTCCATATTGGATTTGCAAATGGAACAACAGATGACGTTGCTCACCAAGAGTACGCATTGATTCGTGAGAATTATCAGGATGACTTCTTGCCAGGTCTACCTCACGGCGGAACTTCGGCGCACACATTAGCAATTCAAGGCGGATATACTATTTCTGAAACAGACGTACCGTATTCATTGTACGCAAAACTTCTAGACTCTTTGGCAGGCTGCGACGGCGCAGGAGCAGTTGTCCCTAACCCATGGTTACCACTAGCTGTTCAGTCGGGAATTCGAAGCCGCCCAAACCAAAGTTTCTTCTATGATAGATACCTTGCAATTAACAACTACTTGACGTATGCAAATACTGTTCTAGCACAATATCCTATTGCAGAAATTAGACCAGACGCAACATTCTTGTTCCAATCCGGTACATACTTCAATACTGCTGATTATTGGTCATACGTCAATTGGTGGGCAACAGGATATAGCGATAGCACCAAATCTTCGCTTCAAGTGCCAAACTATGCAGATTTGGCAGCGTTAAATGTTGCAGTCAACACTATCGTAACAGTAGAACAAAACGGCGCAGGTAAGTTTGAAGTATATCGATATGATGGTTACGGTGTTTGGACACGTATCGGTCTTCAAAACGGTACTATTGCATTCGATACTAGCCTCTGGGATTACTCCTCAGCTAAGATTGGTTATGGTGATAATTTCTTTGATACAACACCTTATGATCAATATCCAAGCGAAGAAACTCGATATATCGTCCGCGCATTAACTGAGCAAATTTATATCAGCGACTTGCTAATATATCGAAACACGAGCCTAATTCTGTTGTTCGACTACATCCAGAGCGAGACTACTCAATCTCAAAATTTCTTGCCTTGGTTGAATAAGACGTCCTTGGCTGATGTATCGCATACTATTCGTGAGCTAATACCATATGAAGTTTATCAAACAGATAATACTGCATTCCTGTCAGGATACATCAATGAAGTAAAACCTTATCACGTTGTAATCAAGGATTTCGTGTTTAAATATACCGGAACTGACGTATATCAAGGTAACATCACAGACTTTGACCTGCCTGCAACTTACAATTCGTCGTACCAGCAGTATATTTCACCTCAGTTAGTGTATAGTAATCCTAACAGTCAGTATGAATATCTTCCTACTGACAGCATTTGGTCTACGGCTCCGTATACACAATGGTTCCAAAATCACGGTGTATCTATTACAGGTCAACCAAACTATAACATCACAGTAACTACTTCCTATGTGAGCACAAGCTCAACCTACATCGTAGTTGACAATGCACACGGTTTCCCAATTAACGGTACCATTAATATCGGAAATGAAATCATCGGATATTCATTTGTAGATAGAGCATTGAATGTACTAAGTGGATTGGTTAGAGGTGTAAACGGAACTCCTATTGAAAATCATATAACCGGCGCCCAAATTTATATTGATTTACCAGCTGCATTGGTACTATTCGGAGGCCGCGGCTACGTTGAACCACCTAAGGTTACTGCATATATCGATACAAGTATATATCCTGCACCGAAAACTCCGGCAGTTCTAGAAGCAGTAATGAACCTCGATTCTGTGTTACAGATCAATGTAATTGATCCTGGCGAAGGATACGCAGTTCTTCCTGAAATTGTTATTGATCCGGCAGAAGTAATTGCGTTTGACAATACCGCAGTTAACGGAACGTTTCACACTATTAGACTTTATGCTCCTAATCTACAGACTGGTGACGCCGTTCTATATAAATCCGGAATAACAGCATCAGTGGGTGCATTGGCAAACAATCAATGGTACTACATTAATGTATTAGAGACAGTTCCTACAGCTATCATTGCTCTCTACACAACCTATAGTGATGCGATAAATGATAAAGCTAGAGTTAAAATTTACCCAATTGGAATTGGAAGTGATATGACTCTAAGTTCAGGCGCGAGAGCATCCGCTATCACGACGGCATTGCCGATTAGAGAAAACAATACTACAATACGTTTTGACAGAACTACATATGGTTCTCAGGTACAAGATTGGGAGGCTGGCGCATATTACGGATCGTTCTTTGCTGGTACGCTAGACAACAGTAGCACAACTTCAAGCTCATCCATTGGATTAGAAAGCACTGAACCACCAATCGACAGTATTTTGGCTAGTGCCCAAGGCGCAGTATTTGAAATTACCGACATAAGCAACGATCAGCAGCTTACCTGGTCTTCATTTATAAGATATGTATCCGGAACAACAGCAAGCAATCATTCTATTACTCTGATTCCACAAGATAACGGAGGAGGACAACCAAACGCATCTGGTACTACCATCGGTTTCTATATTGGTATGCCGGTCAAATTCCAGTCGACCTTGTCGTTTGGTGGACTAGTGTCCAATCAAATATACTATGTGAATACTATTCTTAGTGAAACTGAATTTACAGTGTCAACTACCGTCGGTGGTCCAATATTTGGTGTAACTGACTCTGTGGTAGGTGTCTACACAATGGAATGTTTTGTTGGTGAGGTAACTAATACTGCGGTAATGTCTATTAATTATCCTGGCATTCTACAAGTTACTGCCACCACAGCAACAACTAATGCATTGACTGTTCCAACTAGTTTGGTTGGTACCGGTGGAACTTTAGGTTTCTATACCAACTTACCGGTCTTCTTCACTGAAGATGTATTCGGTGGAATTGTAGCTAATAAAACATACTACGTTACAAGTGTGATAGATAATCAAACATTTACTATGTCTGCGACTACCAATCCAGTATCTACCACTGCATATTCTGTCGATGGTTCTACCGATAGAGTCGCAGTAAATGATGGCACTAACTTTAACATCAATGATATTGTGGTCTTTACTGATATGGTTATTGCAGGAACAAGCACTACTAATTTCGGTGGCTTAGTAGCTGGTACATTCTATTATGTCAGTGGAGTTTATCTCTCAAGTAAAGAAATAACTCTCTCTGCTACAAAGAACGGAGCAGTATTAAATCTTACTACAGTTGTTGCTGCTTCTGATACCAGTGCAATAATGACAAATCAAAAGGACACGGTTGCACTAACAACTGCGGTTGGTTCAGCAACTATGAATGTGTCTTTACCAATAAGCCCTGGACAAATTAACGGACAACTGTTTACCATTTATGAAACTTCGGGCCAATACCCTAATAATATTGTATCCGCAGGTGAAGTTTCTTCGCTTATATCTCGCAGCATTAACGCAACGATTTCAGCAGTTAATAGAATTGCAGTCAGTGCTTCACTGGGTGGAACAGATTTCTTCTACAAGAATATGCCTATTAGAGTTACTACTAACATAGGTAACCTAGTAGCGGGTACAACATACTATATTAGAGAGTACACTGGCGACGGCACAAACACTGTAATTGAAGTAACTGTAACTAATACATCAAGTTCTGGTAATGTACTAAGTTGCGGTTCAACTGCTTCTCTGTATATAGGAATGCCAATAGTATTTTCGGGACAATCGTTGGGTGGTATCTTTGTAACAGAGACGTACTATATTCAGGATATTCCTAGTAGTACAACGTTCACCTTGTCTCTGACCGTCAGCGGCCCGGCAATTACGTTGACAAATGATAATGGAGTCATGACCGGCGCTGGTGATCCATTCTTTACGGTTTCTACTACAGTTAATGGCAGCGAGTTTGCACTGTCATCTGATCACACTACGGTATCAACTGCAACACAATATGTAACTGGTTATACTACATTCGATTTGTCATACAAGTTAGGTGGGTACAGTGCAGTTCCAACAAATGCAGGATCCGGATTTGCAGTCAATAATATAATTACTATTCCGGGTACAGCAGTCGGAGGAACGTCACCGGCTAATGATATTACTCTTGAAGTCAATTCGGTTGATGCATTAGGTGGAATCATTAATGTTATTGCATCGGGTAATGTACCATCTACATCTACTAAGTACTACCTAAAAGTTATCTCATCAAATCAATTAGAAGTCTACAGCAATCCTCTGTTAACTGTTCCAGTAAGCGGTATCAACTTCCCATTCAATGGGTATACCACTACTACAGTTCAGAGTGTATCATCAAATATAATCACAGTTAATAGTACAACTGGATTCAATGTGAATGATGCAGTAGTGTTTACTGGAAATGTGTCCGCCGGCATTGTTGCAGGGCAAACGTATTACATTGTAAATAATGTAAACTTCACATCCAACACCTTACAGATAAGCAGCACCCCTGGCGGAACAGCTATCACCTTGTCTAATGCATCTAGTTTGTCATATACTATGGCCAAATCAGGTAGTTATGCGTTCTTACCTGAACCATTCTACTTTAATCAATCGATTGTGAAATTCAACAATAAAGTCTATATCTGTGTCATATCTAACAACGATAAAGAATTTGTTATAGGCAAGTGGGAGGAATTGGATTCAGGTGATCGTAGACTTAATGCGATGGACAGAGTTATGGGTTACTATAAACCAACTGTCAATATGCCTGGTGTGGATCTAACTCAGCTATTCGATGGGGTAACTTATCCGAATTCAATATACCTGGGTAATGCATTCCAACCTAATCAACAATTTGCGTTAGATGTGGTTGTACAAGATCAGCCATTCTATCCATCACAAGTCAACATTACTGCGGTAGAGTACCATAACAATGTATACCATGCAGTTGCCAACTTACCTACATATTCTGCACTTCTTACTAGTGCCGATGGTATAACATGGGCTATAACTCAACTAGCAAATACTGATATAAATGTAACTAATATTGTATACAACAATGGTACTTACTTAATTTCCGCCGCTAACAATGCAACTCCTATTCTTACTAGTGTGGATGGTCTAGTTTGGACAGTAGCAAATACTACTGAACATTCCTCGCAAGCGGCTGCATACGGTAATGGTTGCTGGATATCAGTAGGAGACAATATCGTTCGTAGTACCGATGCAATAACATGGAATACAGTACACACGTTTGATTCTATTTTTGAAGTAGAACTCTATGGAGTAAGTTTTGTTCAAACTGCCTCGTTTACTGGATTTGTAGCAGTAGGTAACGGATTAAGATATGATTATTCAACAGGTGTCACTCAGTTGGTCCCTACAGACATCATCATAACTAGTGCGGATGGCATTACTTGGACTCAAGTTGCACCACTTACTAATAAGAGCTTAAATTCTGTAGTAAGTAACGGAACCACTATAGTGGCTCTGGGCGAAAATAATGTTCAGTATACTAGCACTGATGCAATTAATTGGTTCGGAAATGAGGCTTTAGTAACTACATTTAGTAGTACTAACTACATAATCAGTACTGCACCAAATGCATTCACAGTAAATGCAGCAGTACAATTTAGTAATTCTTTTTCAAGTATCAATGCAGGGACAACTTACTATGTAAAGTCCATAGTATCACCGACTCTAGTGACTATATCAGATACTTTGGGTGGATCGACTAAAACACTATCAGCAGATACAGTACCAATCAATACACTGATGTATGAGTACGACGCAAATCCAAGTACTGTACGTGACTCTGTTTATGTTGGTGGTACGTTTGTGAGCGTAGGTGACAATGGCCTGATCAAGACTTCTACAGATGGGTATGTTTGGACACTTCGTTCTTCCGGAACAACACAGAACTTGAATGGCATAACATATGATACTGACGGAATAACTACCTTTACTGTAGTAGGTGACAACAATACAGTTCTAACTAGCACTGACACAATTATTTGGACCGACAATTCAGTGTTCACTGTTCCACCTACTGTATACGATGTTAAGGGCGCGGATTTCCCATATGGTTACGGCCCTGAAGAATTAGTTCCAGGCGTCGTTACTGATAATCTTGCGCTGACAGTAGTTACTCGTCCCGGCAGCAATTGGGACGTAACTGAATACTCACATACCGGATTTAATGTTGTATCTCTTGAATTAGCTCCAACTTTCGGTACACAAACAGTTTATACTTTTGCAGGTGCAGTACAAGTACCGGCACAGCTTACCGTGCAAATCATAGATCCGGTAACTGGTTTAGGTACTGGTATTACAGAGGGTATAGATTATACTATTAATTGGTTGAATAAAACAGTTATACTTTCGACACCACTACAATTTTCACCTAAAAAAATATTAAGAATTGACGTTTATGAAGTAGGCAACGGTGATCAACTAGTGCAATCTAGCACGGATGTAAATCCTATTAGAGTCGATGATGTTACTGGCTTTAATGAAGTATATGTTGACTGTAATTACAGCGCATCTGTTTATCAAGGTAGCGGTGTAATTAGACCAGGTACCAGCGCAATCGAATCACAAGTTCTTTCTACTGATTCTACGACAAATAGATTGACTTGCACGGATATTTCCAAATTTATTCTTAATGGTCCTGTAACTTTCTTAGGTGTTCTGTTCGGCGGAGTAGTTTCCGAGACCACATACTACGTTAAGTCGATTAGTACAGCTACAGATTCTATAATTATATCTGCGTCAATTGACCCAGTGACTGGTTTAGCCGGCCCGGCATTTGATCTAGTCACTGCATCGGGCGATGCAATGTATGTAAGCATTCAATCTGGTAATGGCCAAGTTTGGACTACTCCTATCATGTATCATAATGGTAATAAACTAGTGTTAGGTGCGACTAATATTGTTATTAGAACACAATCTATTAATAATTCATTAACTACGAATTCAACATTTGGTTTCGTACCGGGCACACGCATCACCTTCTCCAATACAATGTTTGCTGGAATTTCTCCTCAAACAACGTATTACGTCTCGTCTGTTATAAACAATAACGAATTCACTATTTCTGCAACTAATGGTGGCCCTGTTCTACCGTTGCCGGATACAACCGGAGGCGCGATCTTTGTTACTAATGATTATGCGTTTGGAACTCAGCCAAATGGCATCGCTGCAAAAATTATATTTGCATCAGACGCATATACAACTGAAACTGACTACATCGTCTACTCGCTGTTCGGTGAAACTACACCACAGTACGGTTATGCAGTTCCAGAAATTCAATACTTTACTGGTACTGGATCACAAACCGCGTTCACCTTGTCTAACTATGTAGGAGAAAATAACCCTAATAACGCAGTTGTTGAAGTTAATGGTGTTAGAAAAACAGTAACTACTGATTACAGTATTAATCCTAACACCAACGTTATAACATTCACGTCTGCTCCTGTGTCAAATTCGTCTATCTCAGTATTGACATACAACGATACTCAGCAACAGTATCTCACTAGTCAATACGGATTAACTGGAACCACAGTTGCACCAATCCTATCGATTAATACTACACTAAGTCCGATACTAGCAACTACTACTGTCACCGCAACATCGTCTACTGGAAATCTAATTACAGCTACTAGTACCGCTGGTTTTGTTGTAGGACAACAAATTCAGTTCTTTGGCATCGCCCCGCTCGGTGGAATTAAAGTTGATGGTACAATGTATTGGGTTGGATCAATCATCAGTAATACGTTCACTATAAAAGATCAATACGGAGTTGCAGTACCGCTGTCGAATGCATCAGGTACGTTGCTCGCTGAGGTAGGTGGAATTTCTACTACTAGGGTGACTACTACTATTCCACACGGATTCGCTGAAAACTCTCTAGTTAGAATTGACGGTACAGTTGGGTCTATTCAGCTTAACAACAATATTTACTATGCTAGAGTGATCACTGATACTGTATTTGACTTGTATCAGAGTGATGTTTCGGGATACACTGGATATAATCCAACGTTGGGGGCAACTAATTATCCAGTAATCGGCGTATCTACTTATATTTCTGGTGGATATACTTGGTTAACGGGCTCGTTCAACATCACAACTACGACTGCTACTGCAACAACAAGCTCAAACAATACGATCACGGTTGCCTCTACTGCAAATCTGATCGTAAACACTCCAGTTTACTTTAGCGAAAACTACACATTGAATGGCACTGACTTAAGTTTCGGTGGACTAGTATCAGGAACAGAATACTATGTTAGCGAAATAGTTAACGGCACCACATTTGTGGTGTCTGACACATATGATGGTCCATCTAAGACGCTAACGACATCAGGTCCCGCCACTATCAACGTAACACAATGGTCACAACAATACACTGATCGTATCTGGGTAACAGTTAATGGATTGAGAGTACCATCATCTAAGTTAAGAATAAATCCTGCAAATGAGGTCAGTATTCTAGCTGAGATTCAATCAACTGATAAAGTAATTATTACTAGTATGATTGCACACTGGACACCAGAAGAAATGACTTATATGAATTTCGTAGACAAGAATGGAGTAGCATCGGTTTATAGATCAAATACGTTAACTAGAACTTGGTTAACTGAATCTATTCAAGACTTGACTACGGTGATTTACGTTAATGATGTAAACAGCGTTATCCAGGATGTAGTCTTTACTGCAACGGTACCTACTGTATCCGTCGACGGTTACTACTATATTGGATTGCCGGCGGACAAGAGAATTCTCACTGCTGTATCTGTTGTAAATATTTCAACTACACCAAATCAAACTATCAGCAGCAATGATTATGAGGTTGTACTAGTAGATACTGCACCAACACTAAAGATCACTCCAGGAAGCTACATTTCAACTGGCAACACCTTAACTATTAATGTACTTGAAGGAGATATCATCTACGTTAACGGAGAAGCTATTAGATTTAATGCAGTTGATATTGCAAGTAATTCGTTGCTTGGTATTCAACGCGGGGTTAACGGTACTGCTAAACAATCTTATATACCAGCGTACACTGAAGTATTTGGATTATTGACTAGCAACAAGCTAGACGATGTTTACTATAATCAAACTTGGAACTCCTACACCTTCAATACAATAGACGGGGATCCACTACAAATCAGCACTACGACACCTGCATTATTCTTACAAACGGACATCACGTAAATGATAAATAATGAGATGAACGAATATAAGTCAAATAGTGAAGGGAATCAGGCCCGCCCTGAACGCAAGCCTGATGAAGTTAGTGGTTACTATTTTTCCTCTAGCATAAAGATTTTTGATCCAAATTCGAAGGAAGTAATAGTACATAAAAGAGGCGATATATAAGTGGGTATTATCTACATCACAGAAAATTTATACAACAAAGCGCACGGTATTATGCCATGGCGGTATATAGGAAGTGAGCAATACAACAATGATAACTACTTAGGGTCAAGTATTGACCTAAAAAAAGACATAGCAGCGTTAGGTGCAGAAAACTTCAAGAAGATAATACTAGCCGATTTAGGTGACATTGATAACAAAGAGCTTCGCAGAATCGAGTCAATTGAATATTTGCAGCCGAACAATGTCCCCGCGGATGAAACGTACTACAACAACACAGATAAGTATGCGCCGGCCGGCGCACGACTGGGCATGAAGCATACTAAAGTTTTTAAACGAACACAAGCATGGAAAGATAGTAGACGAGGCTACAGGCATACCGATGATGCCAAAGCAAGCATGGCATTGAAAAAAATTGGCACTACAGCAAGCAAACAAACCAAACAGTTAATGTCAGCAGCCCGATCAGGTGAAAACAACCCGAATGCATTGAGTTGGACTATAACCTCCCCCGCCGGTGAAACCTTCAATGTTAAGGGACTTGCTAAGTGGGCAAAGGACAACAACTATAAATACAGAGATATATATCATAATAAAAACGGTTGGACCGCAGTAAAACACGGGGTTGGATTAGGCGGCCGAAAGAAAAGGGATCATATCAGTGGAATTTAACATGAGGGTGTCGGTTAAAGGGCACATTACAATAACTGATGTCACAGAACCGGATAATCACATTGTATTAGTTGACAAAGATAACAGCATTAATTATGAAAACATGTCAGAAGCTATTGCAGACACGCTAAGCAGTCGCGGCTATGGCGAAATCTACCAAATGGCATTTGGTGACGGGGGAGCGTCCGTCGATGAGACTGGTGTAATTACCTATCTTCCACCTAATACTACCGGTCAAAATGCGGCGCTATACAATCAAACTTATGCAAAAATAGTAGATGATACTAGTGTATTCAACCTTGATCCTACTAGAAATAAGATGACGGTGTATCACACTACAGGCAACCTATACACTGATATTTTAGTTCAATGCTTACTTGACTACGGTGAACCATCTGGACAAGCTGCATTTGACAACAGCACTCAAACTACATCCAGTTATGTTTTTGATGAATTAGGTTTACTAGCTAACTACGGTACTGACAGTAGCGGTAATGTAATAACTAAACTACTAACTCACGTAATTTTTCACCCTATACAAAAGTCGCTGAATAGACAGATTCAGATCGACTACACTGTGAGAATTCAGAGCCTAACTAATTTGATAACCATATAAAACAGTATAATTAGGGGACAATAGTGTCGTATACTATTTACAAATCGGACGGAACTTTATTGACGACTATTCCAGATGGTGTCGTCAACATAACCAGCACGCCGCTAAGTCTGCCAGGCCGCAACTACGCAGGTTACGGGCAAGTATTCGACACAAACTATGTACATCAACTAGAAAATTTTGCAAATAGTACTTTACCTGCAAACGCTCTGAGAGGTCAGTTGTGGTTTAATACTACCAATAGCACGCTGTATGTTTGTCCGACTGACGGTGAAACCAATCAAAGCAATTGGATCGCGCTCCTTACCGCTAACAATAGCGGAAATATTAATACAGGAAATTTGAACGCTTCTAGCAACATATATGCAAACAACGCCTCATTAACTAATAATCTTAATTCCAATGTAATATATACCAACTACTTAACCGTAAATGTACAAGCACAGATAGCAAATGCAAATATATCAAATGCAAATATAGCAAATTCTAATCTCACTGGTACTGCAAATATAGTAACATTGCGGACAAATAATATTACTACAGGATCAACATCTACCAATGGTAATATAATCGGTACATGGACTGCAAATGGAACAGGAACTGCTAACGGTGTATCTGGAACTGCACTGTGGGTTACTGGTGGAAATTTAGTAATCAGCGGCCCGGGCTCGCTGGGCATTAGTACTGATAATTATTATTACGCGAACGGAGTACCCATTTCTTTTGCGGGAACCTATTCTAACTCAAATGTTAATTCATATTTACCTACATATACTGGTAATGTTGGCGCACCTAGCGGAGCAACGACTTTCAATGGTGTATCTCTAAATTCGGGATCAAACTTGATTGCAGGTACAATTACGGGCAACTGGACTCTTTCTGCTGGATCAAATATTAATGGTGTGATCGTTTCCGGTGGAAACGTAGTTGGACCAGTAGCGTCTGCGACATCTGCAGGTACAGCGACAACTGCTACGTCAGCGATCACGGCCGGCACTGTTACTACTGCTGCGCAACCTAATATAACTTCTGTAGGTACACTATCATCTCTATCTGTGTTAGGCACGATCACTAGCGGGTCTTGGAACGGTAATATCGTCACACCAAATTACGGTGGTACAGGGTTGGCAGCAACTCCAAGCAATGGTCAGTTGCTTATAGGTAATGGATCTGGCTTCTCGCTTAGTGGGCTTACAGCAGGGTCTGGAGTAACCATCACTAACACGCCGGGCGGAATAACTATTTCGGTTACCGGATCATCTGTTCCTTCAGGTCTCATATCGATGTGGTCCGGTTCTATTGCTTCTATTCCATCTGGGTGGGTCCTTTGTAACGGACAAAACGGAACTCCGGATCTTAGAGATAGGTTTGTGATAGGCGCAGGAGGCTCTTACTCTCCGGGTTCTGCCGGCGGCTCAACTACACTAAGCACTTCGGTATCGGTAAACGGGCACACATTAACCGTAGATGAAATACCCGGTCACCAGCATACCTTCGATACCAATAGCAGTTATACTGGGATTTCGGTTAGCGATTCTGGACACGCACATCCTCTATATAATATAGTTGATAATAATGGTCCGTGGGCAGTCAATAGAGCTTTTGGACAATACAATGGTCAACTAGAAATAATAGACACAGCTACTGGTGTTAGTTATGCAGCCATCAGCACGTCTGACCCTTCACACTATCATAGTGGAACTACCAACAGTACAGGATCAGGCTACGCTCACAATCACACTGCATCAGCTACTACAACCGGTATTCCTCCGTACTACGCATTAGCATTCATAATGAAAACCTAAACGACGCAACACGAATTTTAAGATAAATAAGGATAACGGAGTAACTTAACTATGGCATATACAATCGTAAAAAGTGATGGTACGACTCTCACTACTATCGCTGACGGTACAATCAACACGACTAGTACTAGTCTGGGTTTGCCGGGCCGAAACTATGCAGGATATGGTCAACAATTAGACACAAACTTTGTTCATCAGCTAGAAAATTTTGCATTCAGCCAACCTCCGTCTAATCCCATCAGAGGCCAACTCTGGTTCAACACAGTATCAAATACCCTCTTGGTCTGTCCGGCCGACGGAACTACTAATGCTGCTGCTTGGCTGTCTCTTGCGCAATCAGGTTCAGCCGGTACTACAACGTTTGGCAGTATATCAGTAACTGGCAATGCTGCTGCAAACAACATGGCTGTTACAAACAATCTTACTGCCACGACCGGTACGTTCTTCAATCTAACAGCCACCGCAAACGCAAACGTTGCTAATCTAAACGTATCATCTACTGCAAACATTAGTACTTTGGTGACAACTGCAATCACATCAGGTAGCGCATCTACTAATGGAACACTAACTGGTGTTTGGACCGCAAACGGAACCGGAACTGCAAATGGTGTTGCGGGAACATCGATGTGGGTTACCGGCGGCAACCTAGTGATTACCGGATCTGGAATTGGTATTCGTACTGATAATTATTATTATGCAAACGGTGCATCTATTCCGATCGGCGGCTCATATGGCAATTCTAATGTCGCATCATACTTGCCAACGTATAACGGTGCGATATTAACTACAACTACGCAAGCTACTACATTAACTACTGGAGCAAACACAACCGCCGGAACGCTTACAGGTACCTGGACACTATCATCGGGTTCACAACTACAAGCGACTTACGCTGACTTGGCCGAAAGATTTGCAGCAGACGATGTATATTCTCCAGGTACAGTAGTACAATTAGGCGGAACCAAAGAAATAACAGCAGTGCAGTATGAACTTTCTGAAGATGTATTCGGTGTTATTTCCGATACTGCTGCATATCTAATGAATGCCGGCGCCGGCAATGATACTACTCATCCCCCTGTTGCAGTTTCCGGTAGAGTAGAGGTTAAAGTTACTGGTAAAGTACTAAAAGGACAGCGATTAGTAAGTGCAGGTAACGGTATTGCTCGTGCTGCTCACTCCGGTGAAGCAACCGCATTTAATACTATAGGAAGAGCATTAGCAGATAAAACCACAGATGGCGAAGGTGTTGTAGAAGCTATCGTTATGATTCGATAATAAGGAATAGAGATGACTTACTCACAGTATGGAACTATACAGGCTTCTGACTATAATACCTTTGTAGGGGGCAATCCTACTGGAAACTCGTCATTAAATGCTGTTTGGGCGACCGGATCAGGTTCAGCGGGGTATGGACAAACTGCTCTCGCTAATGTTGCTGTAGGTGCAACTGTAGCAGCATCAGATTGGGCAAACTTAGTCAACAAAACATCTAACTCAGCAAGTCACCAAGGAACATCAATTTCGGCAGTAACGGCACCATCTACTGGTGGTATAGTAACATACCTATCTGGTATTCCCACGAACATAACTTCAATATTTAGCAACAGATTTAACGCCGCATCGCAAGGTAGCACGTCAGCCAATACTGCAACGTATGGATCATCTTGGTCACATGCCATTACTTTTGCACATACAGTTTCATTTGCTAATGGTGACGCTGCTCGGTACTTCTTTAACTCCGGTGGACAAATTAAATTGACAATGAGTCATTCTCCTACCACAACTACTATGGATACGGTATTTCACAATCTAGCATCAAATGTGGGCACTATTGTAATGTCATCCCCCACTTCCGGCACTGTGACAATCGTAGGTGTTAGTTATAACGGCATTACTAAAATAGGTGGTGGAGGCAATTCTCCAACCCTTCTAGCCAACACCGGATATTATGCACTTACTACGTCTAACGCAGCAGTGTTCACTCAAGTTGCAACAGGTGCACCTACTCACTATACAAATACTGATATAGTAGTAAATATCAAGTCAAACGGTACGCAAGGATCAAATGGTGATGTCGGCAACATTATAACTATCTATTCAACATGGGGCGAATTAGCGAATACCGGACTTACTGTTTCTTCTGGTTCAGCTGTCAGTTGTACGGCAGTGGCACCAGAAACAACTTATATAGCCAATACATGGGGCGCTATTACTCTTTCGGGCACCGTAACCGGTTCATAATTATTTTGCATCTATGGCGTCTATCTAAATACTTTAGGAGTATAAGATGGACACTAAGACACTACTTGCTGATGCTAAAGCAAGATTTAACCACAATTCAGCCAAAGCATATCTAGAAGAAAAGTACACAGCTAAACTTATTGTAGCTGCGCAAGGTGGCCTCTGGAAGGCAGATGCAGAAACTATTAGTTTTCTGAGTTCATTTGATACCGAAACCCTGGTTTTAATAGATACCTTTAATAATCCAGTAGAAGTAAATCGTGCTGAATTGCTGAAAACATTGCGTCTCGCATATATAGAAGCCACTATGCAATGGTATGCTGAATGGAAAGCTCTAGAAAGTAACAGATGACGCGAGGTATAATACTCTTTGCCTTCAATTCTATCAAATACAACTACTATGAAATGGCAGAGTTCACAGCTAAAAGAGTAAATCATTTTTTAGGATTGCCAGTTACACTAGTTACTGACGAAGAATCATTGCCAACTAAAACAACCTATGTTTGGGATAAGGTAATTACAGTAACTCCAAATAAAGATAATTTTCGTACATGGGGCCAGTGGATCAACAAAGGCAGGTATCAAGCATATGAGTTGAGTCCATATGATGAAACAATACTACTTGATGTAGACTACGTGGTTAATTCTGACAAGCTACTAAAAACTTTTGAAGTATACGATGACTTTTGTTGTCACAATACTACTAAATTTTTAATGCAGCCAGCTGCACCGCAAGATTATCTCTCTGATTATAGCTATCCAATACTATGGGCTACGGTTATTGCTTTTAAAAAGACCGATAGAGCAAATCAAATCTTTAATACTATTAAAATGATACAGAATAACTACCAACACTATGAAAATATCCATCGATTCGTCGGTGGAACATATCGTAATGACTTTGCATTAACGCTGGCATTAAGAATAGTTAATGGACATTCTAATCCAATCACTGATTATCTTCCATGGAACTTAGTTCATATTGGAAATAACACACAGATATATGCTAACAACGATACTTCGTTAAACACTGAATACACAGTAATGTTTGACAGCACTAAAAACGGTAAGAATAAAAAAGAATACATGCTTATTAAGGATATGGATTTTCACATTCTTGTTAAAGAAATATACATCGATATGATAAAAGGAAAAGATCATGAGTAAACCAATCATTGACGCTGCCACATATGAAGTGGCCAAACAGTATGGTGTGGCTGTAGCCAACTTACATTTAGTAGAACAGTCCCGAGATAAAACGATAGAAGTAGCCACCCGTAGAGCCTTAGTAGAAAAATATCATGAATTATTGATCATGAAAGTGCAAGAATGTATTAAGGATCAAGAAGATGAACTAGACGATCAAACTAGAGTATTTGAAAAATTCGGAATTTCTTTCTAATGAATAGAGGATTTGTGATTATGGCACAGGGTGACAAATATGTCACATGTGCTAAAGCATTGGAAGCAAGCATTAAACTAACGATGCCCGATACCAACGTGACCATAATCACAACTGACATGTTGCCATATGGAGATCAGGCACCAAATACGAATTGGAAACTGCAAAACGATTGGCAAGTATACGACGCCTCTCCGTATGAGTACACCATCAAGTTGGAAGCTGATATGTACATTCCGCAATCGATTGATTACTGGTGGGACGTTCTTAAGGAACGTGATGTTGTAGTATCTACTCATGTCAGAAATTTCAAGCAAGAAATATCTGATGTTACTTACTATCGTAAGTTTATCGTTGACAACAATCTTCCTGACTGTTACAATGCGATCACATATTTTAGAAAATCGGATTTGGCTAAACAGTTTTTTGATATAGTACGAAAAGTCTTTGAAAATTGGGACGAAATTCGTGGCACTTTAAAGTGCAACGTTGATGAACCTGCTACCACAGACTGGGTATATGCGATTGCATGTCATGTGATAGGCGCGGAGAAAACTACTTTGCCTCAGTTCAAGCCTTATGGGATGGTGCACATGAAGCAGTTCATCAACGGACTATTTACAGACAACTGGACAGATACTCTAATATATGAGATTCTACCACATACATTTAGAATCAACACTATCGCACAGATGTATCCAGTTCACTATTATAATAAAGAATTCGCTAATACTATATTAGAGAATATAAAATGAACGAAGAACATATAATCATCTGGGAGCCGCCGGTAATAGTTCCTCCTACGTTTAGATTATACTATGATGATAGGGGAAAGGTACTGTTCTATACATGTGAAAAGCCTGAAGGTAACTTCATAGAAATCGATGCTCAAACGTATGCAGAATGCCGACATGATTTAAGAGTAATCGATGGTAAGTTAGTTAGACAAGGTGCTACTACAGTTTCACGATTGCGCAAGAGTGACAAAGGAACGCTGTGCGAGCAAGAAGATATGAGTATTATTACGACTGACAATGACGGACAATATTGGGAATTAGAAACATATGAACTCTAAAGAATTAGACATCAAACCTGGAATGAAGATTAAATTTGATGGACCATGGTGGAATAATAAAGATATACACTATACTGTAGTAGAAGCATCCTGGTATAACAAAGAAAAGGAATCTACCGCAGTACAACTCAAGCTTGAGGAAATTGATCATATTACAGTTGTTTCTAGAAACGGTATAAAGATTGTATGAGTGACATAGTAGACATTGCCGACTTAGACGTAATCTACTTAAGTTACGATGAACCCCAGAAAGAGGAATTCTGGCTCAAGATTAAGAACATGGTTCCGTGGGCCAAGAGAGTCGATGGAGTAAAGGGCAGCGATGCGGCACACAAGGCAGCAGCAGAAGCTTCCGACACTGAACGCTTCATTCTAATTGACGGTGACAATCTTCCTAACGAAGACTTCTTCAACATTCAGTTAGATTTTACAGATAAGGATCCTAGCTACAAGTTAGCACAATATCGTTGGCGAGCTATTAATGCTATTAACGGTCTTCGTTACGGTAACGGTGGTATCTCTAGCTGGACTAAGACATATGTAGCGAACATGCACACACATGAAAGTTCAGACGGTGATCCAACCACTACGGTAGATTTCTGCATGGATTCCAGTAACAATCTGTATTGGGCAATGCACGACTGTTATTCAGTAACTTACCCAAACTATACCCCTTTCCAAGCCTGGAGAGCCGGATTTAGGGAGGGCGTAAAGATGGTTCTCGATAAGGGTGCAAAGCCCAGCATTGATGATTTTAAAGCTAGAGTGTCAAGTCGCAATCTAAACAATCTGACAATCTGGCACAACGTAGGTGCGGACGTAGAGAATGGTTATTGGGCAATATACGGTGCTCGGCTCGGAACGCAGATGACGATGCTGACTGACTGGGATCACACCAATGTCATGTGGTTCGACAACTTTCCTGAGTTATGGGACAAGCACAAGAATAATCCGCATCATTACGCAGAAGTTATCGGAGAAGAACTTCAAGACAAGTTGGATTTGCCAATCTGTACGCTAAGTGCAGACCAAAGTAAGTTCTTCAAGAGACATTATAATGCAGATAAGTATAATTTAGGTCCTTTAGTTAAAGAGATGGACGTGATTCGTAAAATTGAAGGATGGTAAAATATGTCAAATAATGGTTATCAACAACATTTAGAAAATGTTAAAAATGAACTAGATTCTGTTAGCAAAACATTCTGTGCTGCTAAGTGGAAACAAGTAACTATGCATCTACAAAATGGACACACGCATAGTTGCCACCATCCTAAAACGCATCATGTTCCTGTACAAGAAATTCAAATAAATCCTACTGCACTGCACAATAGTAATTATAAAAAATTACAAAGGAAGATGATGCTTGAAGGTGAGCGTCCAGCAGAATGTGATTATTGCTGGCGAGTAGAGGATCAAGGTGATAGCCATAGTGACAGAATATACAAGAGTGCAGATAAATGGGCTAATCCTTTTATACAGGATATCGCCAATAAGCCATGGGATGATGATGTTGATCCAAGCTATGTAGAAGTAAGCTTTGGTAATGTATGCAATTTCAAATGCAGTTATTGTGCACCTCATATCAGTAGTCAATGGATGGAAGAGATCGAACGGTTCGGACCTTATCCTACCACAGATAGGTTCAATAATCTAGATTGGTTGAAAAGCCAAAATATGATGCCTATTCTCAATAGAGAAGAAAATCCATATGTAGAGGCTTTCTGGAAGTGGTGGCCAAAGATGTATAATAGTCTACAGCACTTCAGAATTACCGGAGGCGAGCCGCTACTAAACAAGAACACCTTCAAGGTGCTGGATTATATCATCGATAACCCTAATCCAAATCTAGAAGTTGCCATCAATACGAACATGAATGTTCCTGATGATATTTTCAATAGGTTCTTAGAAAAGATCAAGATAATATCTGAAGAAAAAAAACTGAAAAACATCAAGATATTCACAAGTGCTGAAGCACACGGTAAACAGAGTGAGTATATCAGGTTTGGCATGAACTATGAGCGTTGGCTAACTAATATTCATAAGACTTATAGAGAAGTTCCGGGTATACAGTTTACTATCATGAGTACCTATAACTTTCTAAGTATAACTTCATATATTCCATTCCTCAAGGATATCTTAGATATCAAGAAAGAATATCATCGTTGGGATGATGTAAGAACTCCTATGCTATTAGATATTCCTTATCTTAGATTTCCAACTCATCAGGCAGTATTCATCATAGAGCCTGAACAACTTCAGATGATCTACGATCAGGTGACATTCATTTATCAAAACATAGAAAACAAAAACTGGTACGGTACTGCAAATCGCGGCTTTTTTGAACATGAGGCTGACAAGTTAAAACGAATCTATAACCTCACTAAAGATGATGTGGTTAATGAATGGACAAACACGAATCGCAAGAACTTCATCACTTTCGTTGATGAGCATGACACGCGCCGTGGTACGAATTTCTTAGAAACATTCCCTGAATATGAGAATGTTTATTATAAGTGGAAGAATATGTGATGCGTGTAGCACTATGCATAAGTGGTCAGCCGAGGACATGGAAAAAGACATATTCAAATTGGATAGAACATTTGTTACCTAATGTAGAGAAAGATATTTTCTTTCATCTATGGGATTATAATACTTTACCTACGATAGTATTACAGTCTGGTGTCCGTTCCCTCAAAGACGTACATATCACTGAAGAAGAAAAACAAGATATCATAGATACATATCAGCCAAAGAAATACAAGTTTGATAATAGAAATGTCAATCCAACACTGTTCGACAAAGATCCTAGTATACTAACTGAGTATGTGAATAATCCGATAGGATGGTGGTGTAGAAGCCAGTATTATAGTATATATTATGCTGCTAATCTAAAACGACAATATGAGATCGAACACAACTTCGAATATGATGTTGTGTTTAGGATGCGGACTGATCTATACTTCATGGAAAATCTAAACATGCCCCGTGAAGTTCGTCCCAACTGTTTATATTCTAAGAGCAACGGATACGTGGATAATGTAGAATCATTTATGATCGGTGACACGTTTCATTTTGCTGATAGCTATACGTATGACCAAGCAGCAGAATTTATTCATTCATTGCAGTTTATCGATAGTAATCATGTGGTGCCCCCGCACATACAATGTCCCCCGCCGGCGCCGGAAGTTGCACTATATCCTTTTTTATGTGCTAGTGGAATAAAAAACGTCAGTTGTCCTCAGAGTATAAAGATATTGAGAAGCCAAGAATATCTTGATATCAAGAAAGAGTTAGCATCATATGAAGTCATATAAAATAGCAGTGTGTCTGAGCGGAGAGCCTCGCACATGGAACCATTGTAGCGAGAATATACTTGAATTTTTCAAGAGTGATATCCATGACATAAAGTTTTTTGGACACACGTGGACAGACAGTGAATACACGAAAGAACATAGATTTTATGGTATAGAGAAATGTGAATCTTATCCTAAGGACGAGCTATACCAGAATATGATATCAGCTATAAACTACGAAAAATTATTGATCGAAGATAAAACTGTAATCGATGTCACTCCGATACCAAGCGTATTAAGTTTTGATGAATGTACTTTTGGTATGAAAGTAGCAGCTAACCTAGCTAAACCTACAGTATACGTTCACATGAGCTACAGTATCATGCAGGCTAACTGGCTCAAAACTATGTATGAAATAGAAAATGACATGCGTTTTGATCTAGTTGTCAGAGCAAGGCATGATAGTTATTATACACCGGGTACAAAGTTTGAGGATTACTTACCAGGTAGAATAGAACCAACTGCAATATATGGTTCGACAAATACATTCCCGATGGAATATTGGCAGAATCATTTTACTGATGTGTTATTCTTCGGTTCAAGTAGGGTGATGAATACTGTTTGTGATTTTTATAGATACTATAGTACAGGTAAATTCTGGGAATTATTAGATGCTAACTGGAATGATCCTTATATAAAAATATGCGGATATAATGTCTGCTTATATAAATGGCTTATGCTAAAGAATATAAGAGTACAAGAAACAAACCTAATATTTAACACTTATATATTTAGGAAAAAGGCAGCAGAATTGTATAGTTTACCGCAAGACGCAGATGCAATACTACAAGTAGAAAGAAATCTATTCAGATGAAGATTGCTGTGTGTTTCAGTGGATTGATCAGAACAGGGATAAACTGTTATGTTAACATCACCCGTTACTTAGGAGATATGCTGCCGGATTGTGATTTTTTCCTGCACACCTGGGATTATGAAACTAATAAACCGTTTGCTAGAACACATTGGAATAATATTCGATTTATTCAACGCCCGGATGAAGCCTTATCTCAAGAAAAATTACAGAAATTTATCGAATTATATAATCCGATAAGATACAAAGTAGATAGTTATTCAGAGTTCATGAATAGTCATATGACTAATAACCAATTTCCTATAGTATGGCATACTCTTTGTAGAAGCTTTGAGCTTTAAAGGCAGTACGAGATAGAGAACAATTTTAAATATGATGTAGTCATAAAGATCCGTCCTGATGTTATATTTCCTACAGCTAAAAACTTTGGAAGTGAGCTATCTAACATAGACTTATCCAAATCGACGATTTATAGTGACCCGCACTGTGATAATATATTAGCTGATGTTTTTTGGGTTACAAACAGCAATGTTGCTGATATTATGATTGATCTGGTCAAAGAGCCTGGACACTCAGTGCATGATTCATCTGCTGCATTAAACAGATTTTTACAAAATAGGGGAATTATAAATCAACCATTGAGCAAAACTAATTTAGTTTGTTACACGATATATCGTTATGAGTCTTATATGTTTGATCCTATGACAAATTTTCGTGAGTGTTTTATGAATGATTTAATACATTATAGTTCTATATCAGAAGAAGAAATATATAAGGTTTTTCGGGATAACAATGAGAATAAATTATACGGAACAATAAGATGATTGATTTTTTATATGCTAACGGATGTAGCTGGACAGCAGGAAACGGTATCGATGATGATCCGAGCTTATCAAACATACCATTAATAGAAAGATGGAACTATTTTTTGAAATGTGCCTGGCCGTCGGTAGTCGCAGAAAAGTTTGGAGTTGATCATATAAATGAAGCTCTTGGTGCAGGAAGCAATGCACGTATGGTTAGAACTACATGTGACTTTCTACGAAAGTATCCTAAAGAAAAATATAGTTCATTAGTAGTTATGTTAGGCTGGACAACTGTAGATAGGAGTGAAGTCTATTTACACGAAGGACAGAAAGAGGGGTGGTGTATGTTTAATGCTACGCAGCCGGTAAGTTCGCATGATGTACTCTTTAGACCTGACTTTAGTAATGATTATTTAAAACTTATTGATGACTGGCAGAAAGACTATATTTTGAATGTATATTCACTTCGTGCCAATTACATCAGATTTTTTCAAGAAATGTATATTATGAAAAATCTATTAGAAAACTTAGGTGTAAAGTACTTGTTTTTTAGTAGTCTGCCGTGGCGAACAGTATGGTTACCGGAATATAAAAAAATTAATATATCAAAACAATTTGAACAAGAAATTTCAGTATTGCAGAAACCATGCATTCTGAATACACGTTCATGTGATGAATCATTAAATGTGATGAGTCTTTTTTGCGTAGCTAATCAAATTCCAATGGCTGCTGATCATCATACTATGATAGAAGGTCACAGAAGATGGGCAGAGCATTTATATCAGGAGTTTAATAACATCTATGAATAAAGAAAAGATCGTGGTGTGCGGTGATAGTTTCAATGTCGGCATTGGACTAGTTGATATGGAAAAACAACGGTATGGTCAACTTGTCGCAGATAAGTTAGAATATGATTTGGTCGTATTAGCTAGGGGCAGTGCGTCTAATTATGCAGTATTCCTCCAAGGTGTATATGCTAGTAAGATGCTGTCCAAACCAAAGTGCGTTATTTTATGTGTAACTAGTTATGATAGGATCGAATGGTTAGAAGACGAATTTCAAAAGCATATAACATTAGACCTATCACATTTGAACTACCATCAGTATCCGCCGCATCATCATGCACAACCGCATCATGATCGACCGTTAGATTTTTATCTAAAAGATGATGCAAGCTATAATCCAAAGTTGCTCACTGAGCAGGTCGGGGCGATACCTGATTATCTACAGACATTAGAAAAACAAAAGAAAATGCCTAGCGATTATTACCAACGTCTACATTCACAATCACCTGAAAAACTAAAAATGTTATTAGAACATTATCTAACTGTTTGGTCTAACAATAATATCAAATCTGATTATGATAGAGGGTTGATACTGTCTGCATACACTAGAATAACAAACAGTGATATACATTGCTTAGTGCTTGCAAGTGACGATAAGTTCGATGATCTGATACCTAAAAAAGATTTGATACATCATAATTGGGGAGAGCTGACTCTACAATATCCTGATACTATAGGAAGTCAGCATGCAGATTATCCAGCACATGAATATACTGCACAGTTGATAATTGAAAGGTTATTAGAGAATGGCTACACCTGATGAATTGATTTTGATAACGAACGGTGATAGCTGGACGTTCGGGTGTGAGATAGTAGATCCTGCTTTAGTACAAAAACATCCAGGTAATCATCTGACTACTATCGACTATCTTCCTAAGAATGATAGTTATAGATTACCGCGGATATGGCCAACTAAGCTAGCAGAACTATTGAGATGTCGTGTGATAAACCTAGCTGAACCCGGAGATGATAATGCTAGTATCTTAGCTAGGACGCAAGAATATGTTTTGCACCTACTAAACCAAGGTATAAACCCGGATCGTCTGTTTATCATAGTAGGTTGGACTACGCCGGAACGCAGAGATTTTTGGTACAAGAGTGATGATGACAAAGAAAGCTACAAGTTTAGGCTCAATCCGCACATGACTGATCATAAACAAAAACCATTAGCCAATCTTACTAAAACATATGTATTGAATTTTTGGAATCCTGAAGAATACATTACTAGGTATATTACTACAATATTGAACTTCCAGAATTTTTGCCTAACGAATAAAATCAGATTCTTAAACTTCAATGCTTTTTATAGATTGAATCAGATTAATATCGATCAGTGGCAAGACATCAATGTTGAAGAACAGATAAACTCTTTAGGTTTAGGTAATATCAGTATATCAGATGATGATGTCCGTATCATTCATAAAATAAACTATAACACTATATGGAAAACGATAGATAGTATTAGGTACTATAACAAAGACATCACTAATAATTCATTCAAGACATATGTAGATGAAAACTGCGGAGAAGCTGGATATACTGGCTGGCATCCAAATGAACTAGGTCATACTGTTTGGGCTGATGAATTATTAAAATACATACAAGATCATGAGTTACTAAATATTTGACATGAGTATAAATGAAATCAAAACTGTAGTCAAGCACTGGGGTCATGAAGTCTGGATAGCAGATGGTGTCAGGACACCATATGCACTAAAGCGTATATTCTTCAAGGCTGGCAATAGAACAAGCTTGCAAGTACATCAACAAAAATTCGAAACCAACTATGTTTTTTCCGGTACAGGAACATTGTACATAAGCAAAGAAAAATTTGATGTAGAACATTTTCTATCTAACCCGATGACCGCAGAAGAAGTTTCTGAATACGAATCAACGTTTGATATCATTCGACTTGAACCTGGAGTATCATTCGACGTTCATCCGGGCTATGTTCACCGTGTCGTTGCTATTACAGACCTTGAATTCTTTGAAGCAAGTACAACAGAACTTGATGATGTGATAAGGCTTCAGGATGATCAAAATAGAACGCACGGTAGAATACAGCATGAGCACCGTTAACACAGTAGTTATACCTACAGCCGGTATAGGCTCTAGGATGGGCAATCTGACTAAGAATCTAAACAAAGCACTGTTGCCCTACAAGAATAAACCGTTTCTATCACACATAATAGATCAGTTTCCCAAAGACACGCACTTCATCATTCCTGTTGGTTATCTGAGCCAGCAGGTTAAAGACTATTGCACAGTAGCACATGATGATGTAAATATCACATTTGTTGATATCGATGACTATACCTCTAGTCGGAGTGGTACTGCCTACACACTGAAAAAATGTACTAACCTATTAGATAAACCATTCTGGTACATACCGTGTGACACTTATTTCGATACAGACTTGATATCAGAGATCAAAGATACAAGTAAAAACTACTATTTCACTAAACAGGTAAGTGAAGATTTATCTGACCTATACACTATGTTCAAATTAGACAACTTGACGATCACTGATATGGTGTTTAAAGAACACTGCCCTGCTGATTATGTTGCTTTTACTGGCGTGATGTATCTAGGTGATCATGTAGATTTCATCACCCGGTTAACCGAACTAAACAATAATGAGTTTATCTTTGTTATAGAAAAAGGTGAGTCTATTGTTAACCTAGACAGTTGGATCGATTTTGGCAATATAGAGAGTTATGCGAATGCAGTTAATAGCAGCCAAAAATTTGACTTTAGTAAAGAAGATGAGATCACCTACATAACCGATTCTAAAGTTATCAAATGGTGGGCGAATAAAACTATCACTGAGAACAAATATAAACGAACGCTAGATCATGATGGAATATATCCCGACAATTGCAAGATTGTTGGCAACTATCTAGCATACGATTGGTATTCAGGAAAAACATTATACCAACACAATGATGTTGAGCATTTCAATAGTCTATTGAATTGGTTAGACAATAATGTCTGGCACCGGGCTGATGTTGACATCAAAGATGAATGCATAGAATTTTATAAAAATAAGACATTAGGTAGGATCGAAAAATACTTGACCAAGTATAACACACAAGAAAAGGTTAGCAGTATTAACGGTGTTGACGTAAAGGACTATGCATATTACCTAAACAACATCGACTATTCTTATCTTACTGAGACAGTGCAAGCATCTTATATACACGGTGATTTGCAGTTTGATAATATCGTAATAGGTAAAGACTTCAAGCTCATCGATTGGCGCCCTGATTTTGCAGGTAATACCAACACCGGCGACATATATTATGACTTAGCAAAACTCGCCGGCGGATTCATCATAAATTATAGTAAGATCAAAGAGAACAACTTCAAGGTTGATATTAAAAACAATCATGTTACTTTAGAGATTCCTTATATAGATAACCACGAACAGTATTTCACCCTATTAAAAAAGTTTGTGAATGAAAAACAGTTAGAGTGGAAGAAAGTGGAATTATTGATTCCTATTATATTTTGGAATATGTCTCCATTACATACTAGTCCCTTCGACAAATTTCTCTGGTACTTAGGTATAAAATTGTTCCAAGAGTATGAAACTAAATACTCTAGCAATGAAGCAGTTTTATAGTCTAAGTCAATATCCTGGCAAAACCGGAACTTATTACTACAATTTGTTTTTTGATAAGTTTGGCATTGACGCAACCTATACGGCTTTAGCTTGTAATCCAAACGAGTTCGAAGATACTTTCAAGCACTTAACAAGCGATCATACTACATATGGTATTAGCGTGAGTATGCCATATAAGAACACTGTAACTTATCTGTGTGATAATCTAGATAGTCTAGCACATAAGTATGGTATTTGCAATACCATAGCTGTGAATAATGGACATACCGTTGGCTACAATTGTGACATATACGGATTGATGGGTATCATATCTGAGATTTCAATCGATGATAAGATTTTGATACTAGGTGACGGATCGATAGGACAGATGTTCTATCATTATCTCATCGAAAACGATTATATGAATGTCAATATGTATAGCAGAAAAAACAACAACTGGCATGACAGACATGAACCGGCTGACATTATAATCAATTGTACTAGTTTAGGGACGAGTGAAGAGGCATCACCATTGCTATCAGTTCCTGATAAAACAAGATGCGTAATTGATCTAGCACTACGTAAAACTATTTTATATGAACAAAGTTTGCAGAGTCAAGTAAAGTATATAAGTGGTCTGAGTTTTTATGCCCATCAATTTCTAAAGCAGTTTGAGATATATACTGGTATGCATATCACGATTGATCAATTTAACGAGGCTACAGGAAATGATTATAGATAAACTCATTATCGATGTTGATGGTGTATTAACATCCGGACACATGCTGTACAACAATTTAGGCAAAACTTTTAAAGTTTTCGGACCGCATGACAGAGATGGTCTCAAGCTGATCAGTAAGTATATAAATGATATCACTTTTATTACTGCGGATAAGACTGGATTTGACATCACTTACGCAAGAATTGTCACTGATTGGAAGTATCGGGATGATCAGTTAGTCTTAGTTCCGGAAGAATCTAGACTAGAATGGTTTATAGAAAATTGTAATTTCAACACAACCGCATATATCGCAGATGGATATCATGATGCTGTTATATTAAAAAAAGTAGCTCTAGGCATCGCACCTAAGAGTGCTAGAATTGAAGCGAGAACTAGTGCTAAGTATGTGACACCGAGTGATGCTGCTAGCGGCGCAGTTCTTGATGCATGTTTATATATTGAAAAGATGATCAAAGGTTGGTGGTGGCGCCAACTATAATCTATATGAAAGAATGATCGATGGACTTGAAACGATTTAATTTAGGTATAGGTCCGATGAGCAAAGAAATAGTTGAGCTATGTCTCAGCTATAGTCATCAGAACGACTATCCACTAATGATTATTGCTAGTCGCAATCAAGTAGACTATGATAGTGGCTATGCTATGAACACTAAAGAACTATCTGACCTAGTATTCAATAGTGAGTATTATGACCGAGATAGAATATTGCTGTGTAGAGACCACTGCGGACCTTACTTTAGTGATGCAGACAAAAATCTAGACCTCGAAACGGTAATAGAACGATGCATGAATACGATCAAAGCTGATGTCGATGCAAAATTCTACCTAATTCATATTGACGTGAGCAGAGTCGAGACTGACAAACAACGTGCTGTTGCAGAAAAGTTGTTTTCTTATGCTATGGCATTGAATCCGAAAATTATGTTTGAATTCGGTACCGAAGACAACACTGGTAATACGACAGAAACCTTGAACATGTTGAATATGCAACTAGAGTATGTCAAGCCTTGGCAAAATAATATATGTTATATTGTTTCCCAGACTGGAAGCTTGACTAAACAAACTCAAGTAGGTACGTTCAATGTAGAACAAACACAAAAACTGATAAATGTAATACATCAGAATGGTTACATGTTCAAAGAACACAACGCTGACTACCTTACAGTTGACCAAGTAAAGTTACGTAAAAATACAGGAGTGGATGCATTAAATATTGCTCCGCAACTCGGTACTGTAGCTAGTAGTGTGTTATATACATTGGGTTTGGGTACAAAAGAATTAACTAAGTTCATTGATGTTGTGATAGAATCAGGATATTATAAAAAATGGTGTACGGTTGATGTAGATAATGACAAAGACCGCTTTATCAGTTCAGCACACTATCTATTCGAACATCCATGTTGTAAAGAATTAAAACAAGTAATAGATATGCGAGAATATAAAGCACTATTACAAGACCGATTGTTTTCTATTTTAGATGAATATAGATTAGGATACCATTAATAGATTTAATGATAAGGGAATAACAATGCATTTTATAAGAACATTAATCAATAAGATTAAACGTGAGATTCTATATAGAAAAAGGATTAAAGAACTAAGAAAAAGAGATCCCTTTATATACAAATAATAGCATGAATTATGTAGGTGTCAGTTGCGGGTTTCACGACGCTGGATTGAGTGTCATTGATGATGCTGGCAATATCCTATACGCCGGCCACAGTGAACGATACAGTAAGAAGAAGCATGACGCTGATCTTTGTTTAGGCTTATTAAAAGATGCCCACAAATATATAGATGGGCATTATGAGCTTCATTATTATGAGAAGCCTTGGTTAAAGGTAATCCGCCAGCTCAGAGCTGGACAGAAGTTAGGACCTTTCTCTGCAAAGGATGTCATCGGTAAAAACATGATGGTTCGTTTTAGCCATGACGGAGAAGTGAAAACACACAATCATCACTTATCTCATGCTGCTGCTGGTTTTCAAACTAGTCCATTTGACCATGCTACTGTAGTCATTATTGATGCTATCGGCGAGTTAGATACGATTACTATCTGGGATGCGTATTATGATGATAACGGTAGAGCCGTATATAAGAGGCTTTGGGGAAAGCAATATCCAGATTCTATCGGTTTATTCTATTCTGCTATGACTGCGAAAGTAGGACTGAAGCCATTAGATGAAGAATATATTCTTATGGGAATGGCTGCTTACGGTAAACCTATTCATGTTAATACGATTCAAAAAGCGTTGATTCATAATAGTGGTACATTATCTTTCAAAGAAAATCTACATACCGGGGTGAGAGATGATTTCCTCAAAGATGCTGATAATATGGATATAGCTTCATCTACTCAAGAACTTACTGAAAGTTTGATACACCATGTCATAGCAAAAGCTATTAATATCGGTAAAAGTCATAATCTTGTTTTTGGTGGAGGAGTCGCACTCAACTGTGCAGCAAATCGTAATCTAGGCGGATACTTCGATAACATCTGGATCATGCCTAATCCGGGTGATGCAGGAAACTCATTGGGTGCTGCTGCATTAGGTTATGGAAAACGAGTAAATTGGGTCGATGCCTTTTTAGGATATAATATAAAAGGCAAATATCCTATTAACAATGTAATTAACCAATTGTATACTAAGAAGATGGTTGGTGTTGCTAGCGGACGAGCCGAATTCGGTCCTAGAGCATTAGGCAATCGTTCACTATTAGCAGATCCACGCGGCCCTGATATAAAGGATACAGTAAATGAAATCAAGCGAAGACAGCAGTTCAGACCCTTTGCGCCGGTCATTCTGGAGGAACTATGTGGCGATTATTTTAATATGCCTTGCGGTTGGAACAACAGTAGGTATATGCAAGTCATCGCTCCTTGTAGGGCTCCTGACTTATTTCCTGCTATCGTTCACGCTGACGGGACTTCTCGTGTACAGACAGTACCGAAAGACGGTTCGGGAATCAGAAGACTCTTAGAACGTTGGTATAATGAGACACGCTGTCCAATGCTACTTAATACATCCCTAAATATTAGAGGTGAGCCTATGGTAAATGACCGGGCAGATGCTGATCGGTTCCAGCTACTATATGGGGTAAAAGTCTGCTCTTAAAGCATAAATAGATGTGAGTCGCGGGACTGCAATCCCCACTCACTCTAATGCTAGAAGGAGCTATCAGCATGTCTATTTATCGTAAAATTTACGAACAGAATTTTGGTCCCATACCCAAAGACGGTGACGGAAGAAGTTGCGATGTTCATCATATAGATGGTAACCGCAATAATAATGTACCGGAAAATTTAATCGCATTGTCTATACAAGATCATTACGATATTCATTATCAGCAAGGAGATTATGGTGCATGTTGGCTCATTTCAAGAAAGCTACGGTTGACGCCAGAGGAACTATCAGACCTCGCCAAATTAACCGGCGCCAACCGCATCGCAAACGGCACACATCACTTTTTAAAAAGGCCAGATGGGTCATCGTTAGGAAAAGACAGTGTACTCAGACAAACTGAAAACGGGACGAATGCTTTCTCTGGAGGAGAAGTTCAAAGAAAATCTAACGCTAAGCGAGTGAGGGAAGGAACTCACCATTTTCTTAGTGGTGATATACAAAGAAGAACTCAACAAAGGTTGGTGGAGAACGGGACTCATCATTTAATGGGGAACGGAGAATTTCAACGAAATGTTCAGAAAACATTGTTAGAGAATGGAACTCACCACTTTCTTACGAATCATCCAAATAAAATTCAGGTAACTTGTCCGCATTGCAACAAAACTGGCGGAAAAACTAACATGCATCGATACCATTTCGATAAGTGTAGGGTCTTAAAATAATATGACATACTGTAATTAGTGTAAATATTGTTATGGCAATTAGAGAAGTATTCTACTCCGGTTCCAAACCCAATGTCCATCCAAGAGAAAAATTTGCTGAATCACTAGAAGATGCTAGGAATCAGTGTACGACTGAGCATTTTTGGATTATCAACGAGTTTTGTGACTACCGTAAATTTGATTGGGACTTTGATTTCGAGCTATTACCTGACGAAGATATTTGGGCAGAGGCACACGACAATGTATGGCCTAGCCAACATCAAAAAGATAGTGGTACATGGCTGTGTCCTAAGGTAGCCGGTGATTATACTATCTATCGAACCGATGTTCCCCCAATTCAACGCAAGAATGAAATCAATGATTTTTGGATTATAGATCCGGCCCTGGATAAATCTAGGTTTGACTTTTCTTGGCACCCAGATCCTACGTCTCCTCCATACATATATCAATTCGGTACTCTGCTCGATGAAAACGACGGACCCAGATACGTCACTCCCTATAATGACGGAACCATAGTACATCTAGAACGCAAGGAGGTCATACTAGAAGACCTAGAGTTTTCGAAGTACTACATCACTACTACATTGGAAGATTTAATCAACGACCACACTAATGAAATCTTTTGGGCATTGAATCCTGAAATTGATTATTCTGGGTTTGACTTTAAATGGGTCCCTGACAGTAAGAACGTATATCACATAAATGCATTTGGTACGAAAGACAATATAAACTCCCAGACTTACTTTGTTAATGGTAAGATGTGGGCACGTGGTTATCGGGACATTAACTACATTGAGGATAAGGTACTAGATGTACGAACCAAGATCGATATTTTCTTTGTCGATAAAGGAAATCCTCAGGCACAAGAACGCTTTCAGCAATTATCTGAGCGTATGGGCAACGTAACTAAAACTAGATATCTGAACAGCTGGGTTGACACGATCAATCGTTGTGTGACTAAATCAACTACCAATCTATGTTGGATTCTCAATAGTGAATTAGACTATTCGTCATTTGAGTTTGATTTCTATCCTAGCCCATGGCAGATGAACTTAGTTCATGTGTTTGGAACTCAGTGGTCACACTGGGGAACAACCTTTATGGTTAACAAAAATACATTTGCTGATGATACCAAATATATAAAAGTCATTGAGCATTTGCCTAATATAAATTTTGTAAAACGATCACCTGCTAAGGCAGTTGATTGTCTTTATGCTATAGTAATCATCGACCATGGTAACGGTGTTGATACAGTAAAAGATGATCTACTCAGTAAAAATCTGAGCGAAAGAAACATCATTGCTGTGAAATATGATACCAATTATCTAAAAACATTCAAGGAGGTACTCAGTAAATTAGATGTCAATCGTGAACATTATGTATGGATTTGTAGTAGCGTGTGTGATTATAGCAGATTTGATTTTAGCTATATCTGCGATCCGTACACCAAAGAACAACTCCACGTCTTCCCGAGCGGTAATCAAAAATTAGGAGACACGTTTCTAGTAAACGTCAACAAGCTGCGCAAATTGATAGCAGATATGCATCGTCTAGAAGACTATGAAAAGATTAATTATAATCAACATCAAGTTGTCTCAAGATTGATGACACCCACAACTATCGAAGGTGCATATTTTCCAAATGAAACACATATGGATTATGCTAGAAATTATGAATGGGATTTTCCTTATGTAACTCTAGTAACTGAAGAAAACTGGGATATGGATCCTGAAATTGATCCCGAACCTATGTGTCTTTGGTCACCCGAACAGAAAGCAATCATTATTTCTAGTACAGGTGCAACTAGAGTTACGATTCCTCGCGAGGCTAAAAACTATGTCAAAAGTGAACTGTATGATTACCCGTATATAAAGCGAGCAAAAAAACTAACCAAATCTAAACCGATGGACATAGTGTATCTCAGTAACGGTGAAGCCGGGGCCGAAAAAAACTGGGAGCATCTACTTCAAATTACTAAAAACATACCAAATAGGGTAGTCAGAGTGGATGGAGTTAATGGTCGAGTTGCTGCATATCATGCTGCTGCCGAAGCCAGCGAGACACCATGGTTATTTACGGTATTCGCTAAGTTACACATCAATTCTAATTTTGATTGGTCATGGCAACCAGATCGAATGCAAGCACCTAAGCATTATATCTTTCATGCGAAGAATCCGGTCAATGGATTGATCTACGGTCACCAAGCGATGATCGCGTATAATAAGCAATTAGTGCTAGAGAATGACGGTTATGGACTAGACTTTACGTTGGATGACCTGCACGAAGTTGTTCCACTCATGTCCGGTACTGCAAACTATAACACTGATCCGTTCTCTACTTGGCGTACCGCATTCCGTGAAGTGGTCAAATTGAAGGCCGAAGATACCGACATTGCCCGAGAGCGATTAGAAGCTTGGCTTACTAAAGCTGAAGGTGATTTTGCAGAATATAGCATCAAGGGTGCAAAAGACGCAGAAGCCTATTACGATGAAGTTGATGGCGATTTTGATGCACTGCGATTGAGCTACGAGTGGGAATGGTTAAAATCACGCTTCGTGCAAAAATACGGTTGACATGCAATGTCATATATGATTAAATAGTATTTGTTCGTTGATACGGACTTAAAACCGGGGAAGACAGGGGTGCGATTCCCCTCGCCTCCACCAGTAAACACACGATAACAGGACGCTGGCTCTGTGAAGCGGGATATCGGGGTAGCTGCCGAGAAGACGGGGAGAGCATCGTGTGTTTTCTTATGGGGGCGTATAGTATCGATTCACGGCTAGTAGGAAAGTGGAGAACACGGTAAGAAACGACCGTCAATCAGTTCAAATTACTAAATGCAAACGAAAATGATGCATATGAAGGCCTTGCGTTAGCCGCATAAGTCTTTTGGGCTTTGCTAGTTGAGCCTCGAAACAGAATCAACTAGCACCTATAAAACCTTTAAATATGATATATCGTCCTATAGGTCATAAATAATTTTGACATGTTAGGAGAACAAATCATGAAAAACAAGTCAATTATTGCAATCGCTGCATTGGTAGCACTAAGTTTGGCTGCACCTGCATCCGCACACCACTCGTTCGCAATGTTCGACAACCAAAAGTCGGTGACATTGGAAGGAACAGTAAAAGAATTTCAATGGACTAATCCGCATTCTTGGATTCAACTAATTGTGACTGATTCCTCTGGTAAGCCAGTTGAATGGTCAATCGAAGGCGGTAGCCCAAATGGTCTATCACGTTCCGGTTGGAAGCGCACTTCATTGAAGTCCGGCGATAAGGCTGTCGTAGTTGTACATCCTCTTAAGGATGGCACGAACGGTGGCTCGCTCGTATCTGTTGCGGTTAATGGACAACCAATCGGCAGTCGTTAATTCTTTATATAAGTGAAGTTAGTTGATGTTCATTACTAAATACAGTATGGACATCAACGAACTTCATTCTTTTAAATTATCAGATGCGGTCAAATTCCACACCAAACTAAACCCAAAGCTTTGGAAGAATGACCAGCTTGATCCATTGGTCAGAGACCAATTATTAGTCATAGCAAAAGATTTTGTGAGCCAATTGGGCGTAGGTGATCTTGATGTGGTTGACGTAACTATATCTGGATCTAACGCAGCTTTCTCATATACTCCTCATTCTGACTTAGACCTTCACGTTGTTGTGAATATGAGCAAGCTACACGACGATGAAGTCTATCAGGAATTGTTCAGAGCAAAGAAAACTCTATATAACGATTCGCACGATATCACAGTGCATGGCATTCCAGTCGAACTATATGCGCAGAATGCCGCAGAGCCGGTCGTATCATTAGGTGAATACAGCCTGCTTCATGACAAGTGGATCAAGATTCCTAAAAGAAAAACAGCCAATCTAGATCAAAATGCTACCAAAGCAAAGTACGATCAATTAACCGACCTAATCAGTCTAGCAGTAAAGACTAAAGATGAAGATCGTGTCAACAAAGCTATTAAGCTAATTAAGAGATATCGCCAGGCAGGTCTTGACACAGGTGGCGAATTTAGTCCAGAAAATCTTGCATATAAAGCAATTCGTGCGCAAGGCGGAATCGATGACCTATATGCAGTGCGTGATTCTCTACACAGTAAAAAGCTAAGCATCGAAGAAGATGACCAGCTACTAGATAAACCAACCCTCACCGTAGATGAACTGGCTAGAAAACACGGTGTAGACCGAATGTCCATAGCAAAGCAACTGGACAAAGGTATAAAGGTCGAACTAGAACATACTAGTCATAAAGACATTGCGCGAGAGATTGCATTGGATCATATCAGCGAGGATCCGAAGTATTATGACAAGTTAGCTAAGGCTTCTTTGGAGGAACAGACTTTAACTGAACTAGCAGATGCTCCTTATCCGTATACTCTAACTTCTAGCGGACCTCACATGCTAGAGTACCAATTTACAGCAGCAAATAATATAAAATATATAGTTGAACTTAAAGTTATGTACGGTGGAGTTAGTTTGCGATTTCATGCTGCGGGACAGTCTAGCAATGATGATAGATTTCGCATCACTAAAACCGGCGACTCTATTAAGGTAATGTCTACTATCGCTACAATTCTTCGTTCATACATAAAAGAAAATTCACCGTCTTCAATCTCATTTGGATGTTATGCAGACGAACCCACAAAGGTTAAGCTGTACACTAGTATGGCAAAACGTCTGTCAAAAGAGTTTCCATATGAAGTTGGTGGACCATATTCGTATAGAGATCCTACATACGGTAATTCTGTGGGATTCAGATTGACCAAAAAAAAACAACAATCAGGTAACGTAAACAAAGACTCAGGATACATTCCAAACAGTGCCCAAAAGAATGATCCTGTATTATCTCTTGTCGATAAAGCAAGAGAAAGAATGGGCGAAGATGCATTATACGGTGGAAACTGTGGAATGTTCTCGTTGGCTTTAGCAAAAAAATTGAAAGAGGATGGAATCCCGGTCACGCTGGGTTTGCTGTTTAATGATGCTAATAATTTAGGAACCCCTTCTGATATTGTAGCCAACGAAGCTGACTTGTATCATGTTGTAGTTGAATATAACGGCAAATATTATGATGGCACAGGGGTCGTGACACCTAACACGCTGTTAGATATCGCCAAAGACCAGTACGGTGATGACAACCCGGGATGGTTTACTGATGCTGATCCGTTTGATCCGAGCGTACAGCGAGTAATTCGTAGTGAAACAAACTGGAACAAGCCTGCGTCTACTTTCTATCAAGCGCTAACCGAAGCCTCAGGGTACATTCCAAGCAATTCCCAAAAGAACGATCCTCGTTTTAAAACCGCGCTTACGGTAGACGTGAAACCGAACGCAATAAAGAAAAATGCTAAGGCATTCGGATGGCTAACATCACGGGCAGGTATACCTCCACAAGCCAATCCTAACGGAAAGATTTAACATGAAAATCAAAGATGTACTGAACGAAGGAATGACGTTTAATCCTGTAGTAGAAAAATCTTTTACTAAAGGGGAACATGCCGGCGAAACGTATTGGACTGGTTCTGATTGGGAACGCAAAGAGAAACACGAATGTCCTGACTGCAAAGGTACAGGCAAGGGAACATATTCAAACGGCGAATTTCCTTGCGTATTCTGCGGCGGCAAAGGGTACGAAGAGGAAACTTTTTCAGATGCGCCGGAGCTTTCGGTCAGTAACGCCAATGGTAAAATTATTCAAGAAATGTTAGGTTTGGATCCGGATTATTCAGGTGTCATTCATAATAAAGACTTATCTAACATAATGCGTCGATTGATACTGCTTAAAAACAAAGGTGCTCAGCAGTACACCAGAGAGCCTAAACAAGAACGTGGCCCGACACATCAATGGACAGATGACCATGGAATCACACATATAGGTCGCGGCCCAACGATGCACGACTATGGCCTCAGTCAAGATCAGATTAATAAGTACGTGGACAGACTCATTCAGATTATTCAATTCGCACAAAAAAACAATGCGAGTTTGGGCTGGGGTTGACATTTACCCAAATGCTTATTAATGTGCGGACATGATTACATTTCTAGACTCCATCGAAGCGCAGACTGTCCTAGTCGATCTAACTAAACAACTCAACCGACTTCCTTATAATTCCGACTTGCACAGGTTACATATTAATCTGTATGGTCTGATTTCAGAACTAAGCAAACTTGAGGTGTATGCAAGGAGAACCGGCCCCCGCTCTCGTTGGACTATCGCACGTAATAAGAAGAAGGCGGAGATCCAAACTGCCATGTCCTACTTAGCTCAATTGCTACTCATTGCGCAGTTGATGGCTTGAAACATTCAGAAACAAAAAAGCGGTTGACTTAGCTTTCTAGCTGCGTTATTTTTAATCATAGATTGACCAACAGGAAACAAATCTCAATCTCGTTTTTTAACAAACTTAAGGAGCTATATAAACATGTCTCGTGATATTGACACTCACACGATTACTTCTACTCAGGCCCGAAAGGCCATCCTCACTGCTTTCAAGGCAAAGCGTCCTGTCTTCCTCTGGGGTCCTCCGGGCATCGGCAAGTCGGAAGTCGTTCAGGAAATCACTGACGAACTCGGTGGTATCATGTTTGATCTGCGTATGGCGCAGATGGAACCTACTGACATTCGCGGTATTCCCTTCTACAATAAGTACATCGGCAAGATGGATTGGGCTGAGCCCGTCGATCTGCCCAGTCAAGAAGTCGCCGATCAATATCCGATCGTCGTTCTGTTCCTCGATGAAATGAACTCTGCTCCCCCTTCGGTGCAAGCTGCTGGCTATCAGCTGGTTCTGAACCGTCGAGTCGGTAAGTACGTCCTCCCCGATAACGTCGTCATCGTTGCTGCTGGCAACCGTGACAGTGACAAGGGTGTCACGTATCGTATGCCCATGCCCCTTGCTAATCGCTTCGTTCACCTCGAAATGAAGTATGATTTCGCTTCTTGGCAGATTTGGGCGGTCAACAAGAACATTCACAAGGACGTTGTCGGCTATCTGTCTTTCTCTAAGCAAGACGGTTATGACTTCGACGCTAAGAGCTCCAGTCGAGCCTTCGCTACTCCTCGTTCTTGGACTTTCGTGAGCGATCTGCTCGTTGACGAACAAAACGTGGATAACGATACTCTGTTCAATCTCGTTGCCGGCGCGATCGGTGATGGTCTCGCAACGAAGTTCATGGCTCACCGTCGAGTTGCTGGTCAGATGCCTGACCCGGCTGACATTCTTGAAGGTAGGGTCAAGGATCTTAAGGTCAAGGAAATCTCGGCTATGTACTCGTTGACGATCTCCATGTGCTATGAACTGAAGGACGCTCTCGAAAACAAGCGTGTGGACAACAAGAAGTTCCATGAAATGGGCAGCAACTTCATCGAATACATCATGAATAATTTCGAGACGGAACTGGTGGTCATGGGCGCTAAGATCGCCCTCAAGACTTACAAGCTGCCGCTTGAGCCCTCGCAACTGCGTAACTTTGATGAATTCTACAAGAAGTACGGCAAGTACATTGTAGAAGCTGGCAACTAAGTCAGCGGCTCCTGGGGAGGGATTAGAGACAGTCCCTCCCCTTTTTTCTATTATCTATTGCATATCATGCCGCATTCTGTTATATTGTCTTATAACTTAATCAAAGGACACATTCATGAGCGCCGTAATTACCCCTACTAAAAAGAGCAAGCGTACTCGCAGCAAGAAGTACGAAAATCTTATCGGTCCTATGGATCCTAAGATTGATGCTCAAGCCCGCGAACGTCTTGTTACGGCACGCATCGGTCTCCTTCTGCGTCATGCGTTTTTCGGCAACCTTGCTACTCGTCTTGCTCTTACTAATGCGGACGAATGGTGTCCGACTGCTGCGACCGACGGTCTGAGATTTTACTATAACTCTCGCTTCATCATGATGCTCAAGACGAAGGAAGTTGAATTCCTCGTTGGTCACGAAGTTCTGCACGTGGTCTACGATCACATGGGTCGTCGTGACAATCGTGATCCGGAAATCTGGAACATCGCTGATGACTATGCAGTCAACGCAGACTTGAAGCGTCACCGCGTGGGCGAATTTATTACTACTGTGCCTTGCTTGTATGAGTCTAAGTACGAAAACTGGGCCGCAGAAGCCATCTACGATGACCTCATGAAGAATGTCAAGTACATCAATATTGAGGATCTCCTCGACAAGATGTTGGACGATCACGTTGACGGTGACGACGACGGCGACGGCCGCGCAGGCGGCGACAAACCTGGCAAGGGCCGCCCCAAGCTTTCTCAGGAAGAAAAGGACCGCATTCGTCAAGAGGTCCGTCAAGCGGTAATCAACGCTGCTTCTACGGCTGAGGCTGGCACTGTTCCGAAGGGCGTTGAACGCATGATCAAGCAACTGACTAGCCCGATCATGCCCTGGCGCGAATTGATCCAAACTAATCTGACCTCTGCTATCAAGTCTGATTATACTTGGATGCGTCCTTCTCGTCGCAGCTGGCACATGGACGCTGTCATGCCCGGCATGAATCCTGGCGAAGAAATTGACGTTGACATTTATATCGACATGTCAGGTTCTATCTCGCAGAAGCAAGGTATGCAGTTTCTTTCGGAAGTTGCCGGCATGATGGATGCGTTCGATGGCTACAGCCTTCGGGTCTCGACATTCGACACTAAGGTCTATAACACTCAAGAATTTTCTTCTGAAAACATGGAAAACATTGAGGAGTATCAACTGTTCGGTGGCGGTGGCACTGACTTTGACTGCGTATTCGATGACCTTAAGGAAGCAGGACGAGTTCCGGCTCGTCTGATCGTCTTCACGGACGGGTATCCTTGCGGCAGCTGGGGCGATCAAAATTACTGTGATACGACTTGGATCATTCACGGTGACCCCGATCCTCACCCGCCCTTCGGTCAATGGGCCATTTATGATGACCATCGCAAGTCCTAACTTCAAGGGCATACTAAGCATCGGGGAAGTAATCTATGAATCCCCAGATAGCGGAAAGACGATCTACGCCAGAAAGCGTGGGTCGTCTGATCGCATTCTAGTACAAGATTTAAAATCTGAATTAGGACAGCAGAATCCGATTATAGAGCGCGTAAAAAACGTTGCGATATCATGTATGACATAGTAAGGCTAGCAGAAAACAACGTTGCACTAAACGACCAACTTGAAAAGCTGGAAATGTTATACGCACTTGTTAAGGCAGAAAACCGTGAAAACAATTGACGACATTAACATAAATCAGTGGTTCATGGACCGAGAATTAAGTCATACCCCTGAACATTTTATAAGATCAAGCACTCCTTTTACTATCGAGTCGCGCATGTGGATTTTGGAAAGCCTTCAAGGCAGATTTTCTACACATTACCCCAACACATCGACCTATATTATGAATAGAATAGCACTTTGTCCATCGTTTGAAGATCCACAAGAAGCAGTGTTTTACGAACTCAAGTGGGGCTAGGTCTTACTAGTTCCCACCCTCCAGTAGCGTTAAGTCCTTTGTTATTTACAATACGACTAATTGCACCGGACTTGAGATTATAACATGTCCTTAATTGATAATTCGTCATTGATACTACCTCCCCGGTCATACGATTTTTCCAAGTTCTAACAGTATGGTCATACTGCGGATGTTTTTCTTTTTTCTTGGGGTCATTAACAAAATGATGAGTCCCGGCAGCAAGTCTGTTTAATTGTCGTTTACTGGCAGCTTCCCTGTCCAACCAATTATGTGTTCCATTAAGAATGCGGTCTCTGTTTAGTTGCGCTTGGTGCTTGTTGGGCCCAACCCAAGGATGCTTGCCCGTTTTAACTAGCTTGTTAGCATTTTTTGTTGCGAGGGCTACTAGCTCATCGGGAAGTAAGTTGATCCTACTTGACATTTTTACACAAGCTGCCCAATCACCCTGTGAATAATGAATGTTGTAATGTTCTTGTATAGATACACATTTCAAGTTAGCAGGATTATTATTGGAATGATTTCCGTCTATATGATGTATTTCATATGACCGACCCGACTCTTCCTTAGGAATTGGACCGTAGTGATGTTCATAGATATTACGGTACTTGTTTGTACCACAATAAATACACATGCTGATTGCTACTTATAAGCTGTTAGAGTGAGTGGGTACTAGTAATACTGCGACTCACACTTATTTATCTTTTTTATACCAACACACCCTACTCACTAAATACTTTTAGCAAAGGAGAATTAATAATGTCATTTATCCGCCATGTAGGGAAGCACGGAGACCGTAAGGTAGCAATTGTATTTCGGGAAGTGCCCGGTGAACCCCATATGTGTCTAGTAGTGTATACGGAACTACTCAATCAGAATATTCACGATCCGATGATTCAATGCATCGAAAGCGATATTGGTCAAAGCAGTGAAGACCTAGCTAACGCACTTAACCGGTCTTACACCAAAGATGGACAACTTATTCTACAGAAGTTACATGCTGAAGGTATGTTGAAGAAGGTTCAGACTGAACATATCGTTATGACACCTGCACCAAACACAAGAATCAAGCTCAATGAGCTTAATAAGATTCTAGACGAAATGAAGCAAGGTGAGCAAGCAGTAAAGAAGCTAGCTGAAATGGACAAGCAGATGGGTATGCAAGACCCAATGCAAGTCGCTAAGAGAATGCGCGGCGATAGTGAACCAAAGCCCACAGCACCAGTGGGGCTTCAAGCAAGCGGTGATGCTTTAGGTGATTCGGTATTAGCTAACAATCTTCGTCAACAAGCAGAACGCATGAGTGCAGAAGCTAAGGGGCTACTAACCGAAGCAGATCGGTTACTCAATGAAGCCCGGTCGTTAGATCCAACTGTAGTGCCACAAGCAACTACGGTTTCGGTAAAAACATCCGAAGATAAGAAGACACGAGGTAGACCAAAGAAGGTCACCATTACCGCATAAAGGCTAGTAAATAAATGTCCCCTGAATTTATTCAAAAATGGGAGCGGTTAATTGAAGGTGTTGACAAGCAGACCTTTCCGTTACAGTTTGTCAAGAAGCTAATATTACGTTTACGCGGTAAAAAGCAACAGACAATTAATATTGCTAAGCTATTGGGTCAAGGAGTTGCTCCTGAGGAAATCGAAGAAGTGATAAGCAGAAAACTTATCGAACTTGGCGATGATGTGCTTAGTATTGAGTTTATGTTAGATATACAAAGCATAGCAGAAACTGTTCAGCCTGAAACAGATAAACTATTGAATGGATTATGAAACTCAGTATTGCAGCGGACCCCAACGGTGGAATAGGATATAAAAACAGATTGCCCTGGATTAAACTTCAGGGCGATTTGCCAAGATTTAAGTATTTAACCGATAACCAAACCGTAATTATGGGAAGAAACACCTGGGATAGTCTTCCTATAAAACCGTTGTACAATAGGCACAATATAGTAGTTTCAAGTCAAACGTTTACCATGCCTGAAAAATCGGAATGCATTACATACGCTGCCCTAATAAAAAACATGTCATCATTTGATGACGCATGGCTCATCGGAGGTGCTCAGCTTGTAAATGCATGTTGGGATTACGTAACCGAAGTTTATTTGTCTAAGACCTTTGCCCAATACGATTGTGATAAATTCATTGATTTGTTATACTTAACAGATCATTATTATATATTAGACAGCGATGTATTTCCTGACCATGAGTATCAAATTTGGAAGCGTAAATGAAAGAATACTTAAACCTATTACAGGACATTTTAGATAATGGTGAATTACGAAATGACCGCACTGGTGTAGGCACGATCAGTGTTTTCGGGCGCCAACTTCGCTTTGACTTGTCAAAAGGATTTCCGGCAGTAACGACAAAGAAACTTGCGTGGAACGCATGTAAGTCTGAATTACTTTGGTTTTTAGAAGGAAGTAATGATGAACGAAGGTTATGTGAGATTCTACACGATACCAGAGAGTCAGGGTATAACACGATCTGGACAGGAAATGCTCAAGCAACTTACTGGGCAGATAAAAAGAGACACGTCGGAGACCTTGGACGAGTATACGGAGTCCAGTGGCGGCACTGGAGAACACCGCCGGATTACATCTACGAACACGGAGACTTGCATGTCTCAAGTGGTCCAATTGCAGAAGTTGACCAAATAAAGAATCTAATCGAAGGCATCAAGAAAGACCCCAATGGTCGTCGCCACATCCTATCGGCGTGGAACGTAGGTGAATTAGATCAAATGGCACTTCCTCCGTGTCACGTTATGAGCCAGTACTATGTCAGTACGGGCAGAAAGCTAAGCTGTCATATGTACCAAAGGAGTGTGGATGTCTTTTTAGGCCTTCCCTTTAACATCGCAAGTTACGCTCTACTAACTAGCATGATTGCGCATGTATGTGATCTGGAAGTAGGAGAGTTGATAATCTCTACTGGTGATACTCATATCTATCAAAATCATGTGGAACAAGTTAAGGAGCAGTTGTTAAGAGAACCGTATGCTTCTCCCATTCTTTATCTGAATCCAGATGTAAAAGATATTGACAAATTTACAATGGATGATATAGTGTTAGATGACTACATCAGCCACAGTACCATAAAGGCCGTTATGGCTGTATGAAAACGAATTATAAGTATCTCATATATGAGTATTATTCTACTGCCTATGAACTTCCGGCGTCGTTGCAGTGGTGTTTGCCGCAAGATAAATCAGATTTCTTAGACCGTAATAGAATTGCGATAAATCATGAGCAATTACGGGACGCGCAGCGAGACCTAACAATACATAGAATATATGGAATTTTTACCCCTGAACTTTTAACTTTTTGGAAGCTTAAATTCGAATGATTAACTTGACATTTAGCATCACTAATCCATTTTGGAATTCAGACTACTTTGCTTCTGTCTACGAGAAGCACGGCAAAATCTCCGAACATAAATGTTGGGAGATTCAAGGTATGAGAGACGATAGTATCCTAGCGGTTGATTTTAGAATCACATCTAGAGAAGATCATGCTGGTATTACTTTAGAATTGGGACTTGTGGGCCACCGTATTGCCTTCCAAATCTACGATAATCGGCATTGGAATTACGATGAACAACGTTGGTACAATTACGGGGAAGAATTAGATGCCTGCGGAGTCGAAGATAATGAAGACGAGAAAACTTAAAGACGGCAGTGAAGTGCCAGAATTGGACAAGCCAGTCACTTTGCACGTAAAGACAAAGTGTCCAGAGAAGTGGTTGCTAATAGACATGGAAACTGATGAAGTTTACGTCGGTAGCGCAATTGGCCCGCTTCATTGGGATAAGGTTGAGGAAGAATAGTTGAAAGTCTTAGTAACTGGCGGATATGGTTTTATAGGCCATAACGTTGTTCAACAGTTAGAACATCTGGGTCATTCAGTTGTCATAGTTGATAACTGTACAAATTATGATAGCATTCCATGGAAAGAACTGTTCTCACTTCAGAAAGAACGCAGTCAGTTTATAAAAACTAATGCAAACTATCGTTTAGATATAGAATCTAAAGTACTTAATAAGGTTTTTCAAACACATTGTCCCACCATAGTAATTCACTTAGCCAGCTTTCCTAGACAAAAGACGGTAAGCGCTGATCCTATTATGGGTGCAAGAACGATGATAGAAGGATTAGTGAATCTGTGCGAACTTAGTCGAGAGCATAAAGTAACCCGATTCGTAAACGTCAGCAGCAGTATGGTATATGGAGATTTTGTTGAAAATGTACCAGAAACAGCGCTATGTAACCCGCAAGGTCAATACGGTATTCTAAAACACGCAGGGGAAAAAATAGTACAAGATTGCACTGCACACGGGTACTTTGATCACACGATTGTTCGCCCTAGTGCAGTATATGGCCCTCGTGACGTTGAAGATAGAGTGGTTGCTAAGTTCATGTTAGCTGCCATCAGGGGTGAGACTTTAAATGTTAACGGCTCAAAAGAACATTTGGATTTTACTTATGTAGAAGATGCTGCCGCCGGCATAGTGGGAGCAGCATTAAGTGAAAACACTGCTAATAAAACTTACAATATAACACGAAGCCAAAGCCGTAGTCTACTGGAAGCTGCTGAGTTAGCTATAAAAATTGCAGGTAAAGGCAATATTGTCATCAATCCCAAAAATCAAAATTATCCTAGTAGAGGGTCTCTCAACACCTTTGCGGCGCAAAGAGATTTTGGTTTTAATCCAAAAATAGATATCGAAGAAGGATTCCAACGATACTATGAGTATCTTACAAGTTCCCTTTACTGGTCTAGCAAGACAGTACAACAATCTTAAGGATGAGTTAGCATCAGCAACTCACGATGCCCTTAAGGAAGGAATCCTTGTTTCCGGGCCGCAAACTGAAATGTTTGAAGCTTGGTTGCGGGACCGATGCTGTGCCGAATTCGCGTTGGTAACTCATTCCGGAACACAAGCACTAGAGATTATTGCCCGAGCCGAATTGAATGTAGAAAAAGAATATCACTATCCAGTATCAGATACTATTCGCATTCCTAATCTGACATATCCTGCAACTCTCAACGCTTTTTTGACTGCAGGATGGAATGTGGAATTAGTCGATGTTGATAAAAACGGATTGATAACAGAATTCCCGCACAACATACATACTTGTTACGTAGGATTATACGGCGCCGCCGGCAGTAGAAGCTTAGCTAAATTTGAGCAAGTTGCAGATACTCATATAATAGTAGATGGCGCCCAGCATTGGTTAGCAGATCCTAGTAACATAGGTATCGCTATGGCAATTAGTTTTGATCCTACTAAAAATCTAAATGCCTCTGGTAATGGTGGTGCCATCGTCACTAATGACATAGAAATTTATAAGTTTGCTAAAGATTATGTGTCTAATGGCGGAAAGAGACATGAATGCGCAGGTACTAATAGTAAGATGAGCGAAATAGATTGCTCGCACCTATTAGTCAGATCCAAATATATAGACGGATGGCAAATCCGTCGAAAGAAAATTAGACAATATTACTTGAATGCATTTAAGGATTTGCCCCTGCGCTGTCTAAGTAGAGACTTCATGTTTCATATGGATCAAAAATTTGTTATTGAAACCGACCGTCGGAATGAATTAGCAGCTTACCTTAATACAAATGGTATAGAAACGAAAGTTCATTATCCTTATGCTCTAAGTGAACTTCCTATTGCAAAGAACTTAGTCAAGCCAGATTTCATTAGTACCGGCGTGATGCTTACTAGAGGTGTATTAAGTTTACCTATATATCCCGAGCTTACGGACAATGAAATTGAATATATTGCTAATACGGTAATTACTTTTTACAGTATGTAATTTATTCAACAAAGTATAAATAAAGTTGTTATGCTTTGGTTGCTTTCTTTTTTTCCGGGTCTTTTGATTCACCTGCTCTTGTTAGCAGGAGGCCTTGCCCTTTTGGTTTCCTATTTTCTCGGACCTATACCTTTTGTAAAGCAATATACTATTCCAATTCGTGTTTTAGGATACGTTCTAGTGTGTTTTGGTTTGTACTACGAAGGTGGACTGTCATACAAAAAAGACTTAGATTTACGTACAGCAAAAGTAGAAACTAAGATTGCAGTGGCTGCTGAAAAAAGCGCCAGCACAAACACTCAAATTCAAAATAAAGTGGACGCCGCCGAAAAGATCATTCACGAAAAGGGTGATGATATCATTAAATATATCGACAGAGAAGTTGTGAAGTATGATAATGCATGTGTAATTCCGCAAGAGGTAATTAAAGCACACAATATAGCAGCAACTATCAATGCTGAGGCGACCGAAGCACCATCTTCTGGAGCACCGCAATGAAACCACTAATAATAACATTGCTCGCAGTAATGTTAACTGGATGTGCAACCGTAGTTGCTGCACCTAAATTTCCAGATAGGCCACCTGCGCTTTCTAAAGATTGCGAAGAACTATCATTGTTAGCGGAAAACGCTAAACTTAGTGATCTTTTAAAAGTGGTAACTGAAAATTATGTCAAGTATCATATCTGTAAAAACCAAAACAAGGCTTGGAATAGCTGGTATGACGAACAAAAAAAGATATATCAATCTGCTATCAAGTAAGTAGAATTGTAACTTCCGTTAGATAAATACTTAATAACAACGGAAGGTCTCTATGAGTACGACACCTCAATACAGTCAAGAAATTATTAATATTGGCGCAGCACCTAATGACCAACAAGGTGATCCGTTACGTGTTGCATTCAGTAAGATCAACAATAATTTCTCAACTCTGTTTCAGACCTTTGTAAATTCAACTATATCATATACATCCGGTAATGTTCCAGGACAAGTAATATTTGAGACACCGGTCTCTACGTTTACTGAGGGACAATTCTACATCAAGTCATACAATGACGGAACACCAGACAGCCAGACAATTCAGCTATATGCACAAGTTAACGATGGCGGTAATGCAGTAAAATTTACTGGATATGGATCGACCTTTTTTGGAAACAGCGTATCACTCTATGACATGATTGTTGATTCGGGTAGCGGAAATGTACAAATACTGTCCAATCCTCTACTGTCAGCGGACTTAACACACTTCATTTCTTCTCAAATTATGTGGGTTGGTCCAAATGTTCCGGGTGCATATATCTCCACAGAAAACTCCTTAAATTCGTCTCTGGCTACTGAAACAGTAGTAGACATCACCACAGAGCAACCGTAATGAGAGCTTGGGAGTTTATAGTAGAAAGCGCACAGCCGTTACTTCCGGAACAACCAGGCTCTCCTACACCACCGGAAACTAAACTTTTACCAGACCAATTTGATGCTTTACCTGCAACGTATACTATACCAGGATTACCTAATCAGGATCCCTATCTACAGTATAGATTTGGTGTAGCTATTGCTGGAGCCAAAGGTGCTTCTGCCCGCAGGGATGACGGAGTAAGCAGCATGACTCGTGAAAGTCCTTTCGGCGAGGGTGAGATAGTAGTTAGTTATGGTCATGATGCTGGACCATACATTGATGACGCACTAAAACAAATGGGACTGCGAGGCAAAAAGATGATTAGCAGCCCTACTAGTATTGAAACTAAGGATGTTGATAAAAGCAGTCCATTGAAGGCATTTAAAGGATACAAGAGATGAGAGCGCACGAATTTATTACTGAATCTGACACACCTGCAAACCCTAAGGCATTTGCTGATGGTCAAATGGATGCTATCAAGGGCGCGATCAGCATGCCGGATATAAGCATCAATAAGTCAAACGGTAATCCTTATCTGGCTTGGCGTTTTGGTATTGCGATGGCCGGAGCTCCGGATTATCCAACTCCGCCGGTTGGTCCGATGGCAGGCGACCCTCTACTTTCTACCTACACTGATGTTGAACTAGAAATAATCAATGTTGCTGCTAAAACAGTTGGTGCGGGCAGAGTAAAGAAACTGAGTGATAATCGTAGTACAGAGCTATCTAACACTCAAAAGAATAGCCCAATTAAAGCATTTAAGGGCTATAAGAAAAAATAACTGAGTTGTTTTCATGAATAAGTAATTTCATGACAACATCAGCAGACATCAATCAAACTCTAGACCTAGTTAAGCTACGTTTTTATAACGATTGGCTATACCATGCTCATATCTATGATGAAGGTGAAAGCCAATTTCACGCTCAACTTACTAAACAAGTTGTGGAAACGTACATCGATCCGCTTAACCTGCCTAAGGATGCACACATCTTAGATTTGGGATGCGGCACCGGATATTTTCTAGATGAAATGAAGGAACGCAACTATACTAATCTGGTCGGAGTGACACTAAGTCCTGGAGATATCCAAGTTTGTGAAAATAAGGGTCATACGATCAAGAAGTATGATTTATCATTTCTGCCTCAAACTGACGGTTACTATGATGAATCAGTAGACTTTATTTTCTTGCGCCATGCATTGGAACATTCACCCTATCCTATTTTCTCTCTTATGGAGTACAATAGAGTTTTGAAGCAAGGATCAAAGATTTATATCGAAGTTCCTGCACCTGACTGCGAGCGTCAGCATGAGTTTAATCTCAATCACTATAGCATTTTAGGTTCTAACCAATTGGGTGCCCTTCTGATTAGATGTGGATTCAACATTGATCAGTTTAATAATCTAGAGTTTGACTTGAATGTACCAGATGCGGAAGATCCTACTAAAACTAAAACTGTTAAAGAAAAGTACTTCTGCATAGTAGCTACTAAAGCTAGACCTCTGGATATCAAGTAATGTAGGAAATGAATTTTCTACAAGCCATGATAAATACATTAAAGGGTTAGATATCAATGGCATCATATATTCAAACACCGTCGGGTTCAACCGCAAGAGTTGGTCCCATATTAACAGACAAAGTGAGAATTGCTACTACTTCATCGGCAATTGCGGTGAACGTAGGTAATTCTAGTGTCACCGCAAATGTTACTGCATGTGAAGTAATTCCTGCAAATACAGTAGAGCGCAGCTTCCTGGTAGGACAAGGCAATTATATTGCCTATATTAATGTTAATGGCACCGCTGCACCGTTCTCGATAACGGAATTGGGAGCCCCTCATGTAAACACAGGATCTGAATAATGGACGCACCGGCCAAATTACAACCGCAAACACTACTATAAACAAGGGCACGACAGCAGCTTTTACTGTTAATAATTCATATATTACTAGTGCAAAAGATATGGTCATTGTAAACATCGCTAGCGGTGCATCTGTAAATTATTCAGTCAGTGTCAATTCTGTAAATGCCGCAGGTAGTTTTGTAATAGTAATTGATAACTGTGATGGTACAGGCTCGGGCTCTAATGCCGCAGATACATTGGTAATCAATTTTGCTGTTATAAAGGTAAGTTAACATGTTTGATGCATTTAAACAAGCAAAACTACAAAATGCATATCAGACTATGCGCAACTATCAATTGCCGCCGGAAAAAGAAACGACGATTGAAGAACTAAAACGTCTCAGTGGAAACGGCAGGGTAAATGGTGAAGTAGAACCAGTAGACCCTGCCCTAAACACCAAAAAGCATCAATATATCCGGGACAACAATATTAGGCCCGGAGCTCCGGAATGGTTTAAAGTAATGTTTGCTAAACCACATCTTACTGGTGAGGATCCCTTCTCAAAAAAGTAGTATATTATACTAAATAATATCATGAGCAATCAACCAACACTAATAAAAGATCCATATAAGAAGACGGTCTTCAAGAATAAAAAAGAACTTGAGGACTTCATGAAGTGTTGTGATCCTGAAACCGGATATCTATACTTTATGGATAACTTTTTCTACATTCAACATCCTACTAAAGGTAGTATGTTATATCACCCGTGGCCTTATCAAGAAAGATTGATAGAAACATACCACAAGTATAGATTCTCTATATCGCTAATGCCTAGACAGTCAGGTAAGTCAACATCCGCTGCTGGTTACCTACTTTGGTATGCAATGTTCGTTCCTGACTCTACGATTCTTATTGCAGCACACAAATATACTGGTGCACAAGAAATCATGCAGAGAATAAGGTATGCGTATGAAAACTGTCCAGATCACATAAAGGCAGGAGTCACTACATACAATAAGGGCTCTTTAGATTTTGAAAACGGTTCTCGTATTGTATCCGCCACTACTACTGAAAACACCGGTCGTGGTATGTCTATCACGCTGCTATATCTTGACGAATTTGCGTTCGTTAGACCTAGCATTGCTAAAGAATTTTGGACATCCATTACTCCTACGCTAGCAACTGGTGGTAAGGCAATCATCACGTCAACGCCAAACTCAGACGAAGACCAATTCGCGTTGATTTGGAAGGGTGCAAATAAAACGGAAGATGAGTTCGGTAATACGACTGAGTTAGGTGTAAACGGATTCAGAGCATATCGAGCTTATTGGAAAGAGCAGCCAGGAAGAGATGAGAAATGGGCAAACGAGATCCGCGCCCAGTTAGGTGATGATCGTTTTGGTCGAGAAATAGATTGTAACTTCATCATTGCGGATGAAACCTTAATAAATCCAAATACACTGTTGATGTTAGATGGCATAGAACCTATAACTAGAATGGGACAAGTTCGCTGGTATAAGACACCAGAAAAGGGAAAGTTGTATGTAGTTGCATTGGACCCCTCATTGGGTACTGGTGGAGATCCGGCTGCTATGCAAATATTTGAAGCCAGTACGACTACTCAAATAGGTGAGTGGAAGCATAACAAAACTGATATTCCCAGTCAGATTAAGCTAATGGCACAGATCACCAAATACATAGCTGAATGCACTGGTGAGCCCAACAACATTTATTATTCTGTGGAAAATAACTCTATTGGTGAAGCGTCATTGATCTCACTGGCAGAATACGGAGAAGCCAACATTCAGGGTACGTTTATCAGTGAACCAGGTAAGAAACGTAAAGGATTCAACACTAGCCAAAAGCCCAAATTAGCAGCGTGTGCAAAATTCAAGACACTGTTAGAATCAAAAAAGATGACAATATATAGCCGATCGCTGATCAGCGAACTTAAGGCTTTTGTCGCAAACGGGGGCAGTTATGCTGCTAAGATCGGCGATACCGATGATTTAGTTATGTCATCCCTGTTAGCAGTTAGAATGATGCAACAACTAGCGGATTTTCATGGTGATCTGGAATCTCAAATTCGTGACCATGACGAGTTTGTTGCTCCGCTTCCATTCTTTGCAATCTTTGGCTAAGTTGGCATAAATATCATTATGGCCACAGATTCAGAATCCTTTAACCGCGATTTGTACGACTTACTTAAAGTGAGAGGGTATAAACCTGTACCGCTCGATTCAAAAAACCAACGTGTTCCTGCATCGCAAAGTGCAGATGTTATGGAATTTACGTTTGTCAAGGATGACAAAGAGTATGGTAAAGCTTGGGTAAGTATCGATGATGTACAAAATGTCATTGTGTATTATGATAGTGAACAACAAGATAGTCCCAATAATATAACACCGGGAGTCGAATACGATGATACCTGGACAGGGTTCTTAAAGAACCTTAAGACATGGGCACAACGTAGACAGCTTAGCTTCGAATTATCAAACAAAGATCGCTTGGGCGACGACATGAGACAACGGGAATATTACAAGATGAAAGAAAAAGTTTCAGAAGGCTACTACCCGATGGGTAAGAAGGCCAGCTACAATGACGCAGTACCAAACGTAAAGATCATCCTACAGCACAATCGCAATATCGAAGAAGGTGAACAGCGCTATCGCAACGTCGCTCGCATCTATCTAGAAAACGTCGATGGCGAAAGATTCTTAGCACCTACAAACAAGCCAGGTGTCGCACGAGTGTATGCACGTCATATTGCTGAAGGTGGTCTGCCTAATGATGAGCGCTGGAACCACATCAAGGGACTATGCGAAGAATACAACAAGATGGCAGGCTTTGTGAGAGCTACCCGTAATAAGCAATTTAACGAATCAGCACAAGCTTTAGTTAATGAGGGCTTAAATCATTATAATAAGTTGCGCGAAAACCTAAACAAAATGACTGGTCATCGCGGATACACTGCATATTTCGAATCATGGACTCCTACTCTTATGGAAAACGAAAACGATTCGTCTTCTATAAATGAACTTTTCGTACAAGAAACTACTGACCCTCGCATCGAATCAGTAATGCCTATCCTTGCTCGCCTTCAGAAGAAGGTAAATGAAATGAGCGAAGTCAACGAACTAGCAGAGTGGGCTGATGGAATCGCTAACGAGCATCTGGAAGAAGTTTCTGATCCGTACAAGAAAGACGAAATGAAAGATTTCAAGACCCAACAGCGTCAAGGATTAAAATCAACCAATCCGGATCTCAAAAATGTAGAGGATTTGGATGATATTGAAGAAGCTACTGGTACTGAAAAGATGTTAAGAAAGATACCAGGATTCAAGAGATATCAAGCTGGTGAAAAGTCTAAAGACAATAAAACTCTTGCTAATTTAATGTTACACGGAGAAATAGAAGGTGATTCTGCGACTGATCCTAAGGACATTAATTTAGGTAAGTCTGCGGCCCGTGCGGCACAAAGATTTGACAAAATCGCTAAAGGTAAAAAGCCATTCAGTAATGAAGAAGTAGAAGAAGCTTTAGAACCTTGGATGGGTAAGGACCTTGATACGCCTGCTTACCTTCGTAAGAAGAAGTATGACGATGCAAAGAAGGACGCAGAATTGGGCGGACCAAAACTTCGTAGAGTTAAGGACAATCCAGAAGAAGTAAAAGAAACTGCTTACGAAAAGGATCTAGCAGATCACGAACCTAGAAAGGTTTCTGGAGTTTATGGTGCAAAGTCTAAGTCCTTTAACAAGAAGTTTAAAAATCAAGCGGCACAAGACAAGTTTTTTGATCATCCAGATAACGAGGGCAACTACGAAATCCACTACGTGTCCAAAGTAGATGAAACGGTTGAAGAAGACTTAGATGCAAATCAAAAGCGCGCCGGACAACTTGGACCTACAGAAAAGGTCAAGAATAATAATATTGGCAAACTAGTAGGCGCAAATGAATCGACTGAATTCCCAGAAGAATTACAGCGTATTATGGACATTGCCCGTTTTAGACTATAACGCAATAAACTATTATATTACTTACCCATTACTGGGGTAAATACATTGACATCTGATGAAGTATACGTTATATTTCATCATATGTTAGTTGTCTCCAAACAACGACATTAAAACATACTCAGGCTCAACTTAGGCACATTTAAAAGGAGAAAATAAAAATGGCTAGTCTAGCAGAAATCCGTGCGCGGTTAACGGCACAAGAAAATCGCAGTCAGACCAAGGCTTCTGGCACTCAATCAGATAACGCAATCTATCCTTTCTGGAATATTGACGAAGGAGCAACTGCTTCTATTCGTCTGTTGCCAGACGGCAATCCTACTAACGAATTCTTTTGGGTAGAACGTCAAGTTATCAAGCTTCCGTTCAATGGCGTTAAGGGTGATTCCAACATGAAGCAAGTTACTGTACAAGTTCCTTGCGTCGAGATGTATGGCGATAATTGCCCGGTTCTCGCAGAAGTTCGTCCGTGGTACAAAGACGACACTCTTAAGGACCTTGCTAACAAGTATTGGAAGAAGCGTTCATATCTTTATCAAGGCTTTGTTCGCCAAAATCCACTAGGTGATGATCAAACTCCAGCGAACCCAATTCGTCGCTTCATCATCTCCCCGCAAATTCAGACTATTATCAAGGCATCTTTGATGGATCCGGAACTTGATGAATTGCCAACCGACTACGTTCACGGTCTTGACTTCAACATCAAGAAGACTTCTAAGGGCGGTTATGCAGACTATTCAACTTCCACTTGGTCTCGTAAGGAGTCACCGCTTACGGAAGCCGAGCAAGCAGCGATTGATTCGTTTGGGTTGTACAATCTCGCTGACTTCTTGCCAAAGAAGCCAAGCGAAGCCGAACTTCGGGTCATTAAGGAGATGTTTGAAGCATCAGTTGATGGACGCCCGTATGACACTGATAAGTGGGGCGCATATTATCGTCCGTATGGCATTGAAGCTCCGTCCAGCACCGCACAAGCACAAACTGCTTCTGCTGCACCTAGTGCACCGACTACGGTAGCATCTGCGCCAATCGATGAGCCTCCTTTCGAAGTAGATCAACCAATCGTTGTTCCTACTGCACCAACGAGCGATAAGGCACAGGACATTCTAAAGATGATCCGCGAAAGACAGAATAAGGCCTAATTAGGTTTGGGGAGGAGAAATCCTCCCCAAAATTCTGGCTAAGGAGAATACCATGACCAATTCAGATGATAGATACCGTGCAATAAAGCAAGGTAAAAAACTGTTGGAGGAACTGTGTGATCCAGGCAAAACTCCAAGAGTTCCGAGTATAGTAAGAGACCGGGCGCGGAGCGTACTAAGACATTTTCCGAATGACTATGAATTAGACCAAATCGCAGTGAATAGTCCCGAATTACTCGAAAAATTATCAGTTAATGATAAGATGAAACAGATTGTAAGATAGGATATATACTTGACAACTAAACCTTTCGACCTCAGCAAGTTCCGTAAAGACATTACTAAGGCCATCGATGGTCTCAGCATTGGATTTAATGATCCCACTGATTGGATCAGCACAGGAAACTATGCACTTAACTACCGCATCAGCAGCGAATTTGACAAGGGAATTCCTCTTGGAAAAGTAACCGTATTTGCTGGTGAATCAGGAGCCGGCAAATCATATATTTGTTCCGGAAATATTGTACGACATGCCCAAGAACAGGGCATTTACGTAGTTCTAATTGATAGCGAAAACGCACTAGACGAATCATGGCTACAGGCACTTGGTGTAGACACTAGTGCAGAAAAGCTACTAAAGCTTAATATGGCAATGATTGATGATGTTGCAAAGACGATCAGCGAGTTCATGAAGGGCTATAAGGGAATGAGCGAAACGGATCGCCCTAAGGTTCTTTTCGTTATCGACTCACTTGGTATGTTGCTTACTCCTACTGATGTAAATCAGTTTGAGGCAGGCGATATGAAGGGTGATATGGGTCGTAAGCCTAAGGCTCTTACATCTTTGGTACGTAATTGTGTTAACATGTTCGGTTCATGTAATGTAGGATTAGTGGCCACAAATCACACATATGCATCACAAGATATGTTTGATCCTGATGACAAGATTTCAGGTGGACAAGGCTTTATCTATGCGTCTTCTATCGTAGTTGCGATGAAGAAGCTAAAGCTTAAAGAGGACGAGGACGGAAACAAGATTTCACAAGTGCGTGGCATTCGTGCAGCTTGTAAGGTCATGAAAACTCGTTATGCAAAGCCTTTTGAAAACGTACAAGTTAAGATTCCGTATGACACAGGAATGAGTCCGTATTCGGGATTAACTGAGATGTTTGAAGGTATGGAGATTTTCAAGAAAGAAGGAAACTCTCTCGTCTACACTAAGCTTGACGGGTCTATCATTAAGAAGTTCCGAAAGGGATGGGAACGAAATGATGACGGTTGCCTAGATACTGTTATGGAAGAATTCCACAAAAGGGCAGATACTGCACTAAGTACTGTCGCTAGCGAGGAAGAGGAAGTAGCAGAATGAGCAACTTAAGTTTGGTTAATGAAATTTGGAAGGTACTTAGACCTAATATTGAAGCAGGTGACATTAGTACTGCCGCAGAAGTGTTGGTCAATTATCTAGTTGATGAAGACTACTCTCCTAATGAAATTAAGCAAGCATTTCGAGGAGACTCGGACATTAAGGATGCACTGTCTTTCTATCTAGAAACCCCAGAAGATGGCTTATATCATCAAGTTAAAGAAGAATTATTTTACGATGAGTACTATGACGATGAAGATGGGTATGACGAGGACTACTGATGTCCTGGTATAGCCGAATTACCGGCGATCTATCCGTTCTCCCTGACTTCATCTCTCATTACGAGAATGAGCTAGTCTCTGCCAAACAAGATGTTAAGGTGTATGGCAATGTAGAGAAAAACATTGCCGCACTTCCTGGAATAACTGAGTACCGTTTCAACCAACTCCAAGAAATCGAAGCGGTACTCAATTTTCTAAACATCCAGCTTCGCAAGATTCGTAGAAAACACTTTCAAAAATATCTTGAAGGTTATGCTCGTGCGTTAACGTCACGGGACGCAGAGAAGTATGTTGACGGTGAACAAGAAGTCATCGATTTTGAAGTTCTCATAAATGAAGTTGCACTACTTCGCAACAAATGGTTGGGCGTGCTTAAAGCAATCGAATCTAAAAACTTCATGCTGGGTCATGTGGTGCGTCTACGTACCGCAGGCATGGAAGACATTAGCATTGGGTAACAAGTTTATTGTATTAATGTAACAAGTATTCTATTATAAGAATAATAAGGAAATCAAAAAGATGCACCCAGCATTCACTTCTCTAGATGATACTAACGAAGATGATGACTTCTTCGCTTCGTTAACCGCAACTACACAAGCAAAGCAATCTGCGGAAATGTTTACTACAAAAGAAGACGTTTTGGTTCTTAGTTGTGTATTGTATAGATTAAAAACAACCGCTACCACTGAAGAAGACAAAAATTATTGGAACGCATTTGGTCTACTTTCTGTACCCACAGACAAAATTACACAAGACGATAGAATACTAGCAGACCACGTTCGTTCTTATTTTAATAGTAAGTTAGTATTGGCTAGAATACGAGGTGAATCTCTATCTAAGTACAGAACTGATCTATCTAAATTTTTAAATACAGCTTATTCTATCGCTGACGGATACATGTATCCTATTAACTTTGCCGGATTGATATACAAGCTTCCTTACTTTCATGAATATGATCAGGGTTTGTATGAAGTATTTGGCGGCGACTATTACAATCTTCGTGGACCTGGTAATCGATTAAGTGGCAACAAAACTCTGACATTTATCAAGCGATTGGATCCTCATCGTAGACTGCTTGCGGTTGAAGATTTTTGGTTTTCGGACGAACACGGTAACCGAATATTGCTAACGATTGACAAGAAGAATCCACTCACTCCATTGTTCGAAACTGTTCTTAATCATAAGGTCAAGATTGAGGCAAATTATGATCCTCGTCATAAGGACACCCTCAATTTTTATCAAGCTAACTCTTGGAAATTCGTTTCGGTCGATTAATTTTGGTTGACACCGCATAACTCTGTTGCTATGATTTAAAGATAGCAAAGGAGCTACGACATGGGCTACAAGAATCTTCCTGAACGTGATGCTAAATGGCAACCGCGTAAGGGCCTTGAAGGTCCGTTCGTGTATCCTAATGGTCGGGTGATCTACTACGATCCTAAGGAAGGTGCTTATTGGGATCCGACGACTGATTTTTATCTGTCATATGAGGAATCGTCCTCGCTACAAAATTCTGTCTTTGACATTATTCGTGGAAAATAAAATGACGTTCGAAGAATGGTGGCAACAGGTACACCTGCCGAGTTATGCGTATTCAAACATTACCGATGAAGAATTAGATGCTGCGCAATCGGCAGCACGATCTGCATGGGAAGCCGCATATGATTTTGGTTATGATCAAGGCCGAATAAATAATTGAGCACGATCAATGGTGCATGAAAGGGTTGATTTAAAGTGAATTACGAATTCCCTGTAATTAAGAATATCTCAGAGGTGCTTCCTGCGATTAAGGATGCTCCTGAGTTCGTTGTGGCTGAGCGTGACGGCTATACCGTCATCAACTACAACGTAATGATGTCAGATACCTTTCCCACCATTAACGTCGCTGGCGGTTCTGCTAAGATGCGTGCAGAACGCTCTTTGCACAATATGCTGCGGCGTGAGTGTCGCGGTATCATCTTCTGTTCGAAGACCGGAGACCTTCTGCGGCGTCCCCTGCATAAATTTTTCAATGTCAACGAAAGAGAAGAAACCCAAGACCATGTTTTGGATCTGTCTCGTCCGCACGTTATTCTTGAAAAGCTTGACGGCTCTATGCTAGTTCCTTTCATGCTCAACGACGAAGTTCGTTGGGGTACTAAGATGGGTCTGACTGACGTTGCTGCTCCTGTTGAGGAATTCGTTAAAAATAATCCTAAGTACGAGGAATTCGCTCGCGTTTATCTAACTCAATCTTTCATCACCCCTATCTTTGAATGGTGTTCGCGTAAGCAACGCATCGTCATCGATTACGGGAGCAAAGATCACTTAGTCCTTATCGCTCTCCGTTTTAATGACACAGGTGAGTATGTTAAGTATGATAAAATGACCTTTATTGCTAAGAACTGGAATCTCCCAGTCGTAAAGGCTTTCGAGCCTGCTACGGATATGAATGAATTTATGGCTTATGTTGCTGGTCTGAAAGATATGGAAGGCTTTGTGATTCGTTTCGATGACGGTCACATGGTTAAGGCTAAGTGTGACTGGTACGTTCAAATTCATAAGGCTAAGGAAGCCATTCTGCAAGATCGTAATATCGTGGAAATGATCCTGAGCAACACCCTCGATGATGTTAAGGCTCATCTTCTTACTGAAGATCGAGTTCGCCTGGAAGAATTTGAGGATAAGGTTGTCACTCGCATCAAGTATCTGGCTCGTGAACTGCATGACAATGTGGCTCATATTCGTGCCCGAAACGTTGATCGTAAGAACTTTGCGCTGAACGAATCTCAAAATTTTGATTCGCTCATGAAAGCAGCGATCTTCTCGCTGTTTGACTGTTGTACTATTGAGTCTGCCCAGGAACATATTACTAAAACTGTGGCTATCAAACTGTCGAGCAACAAGAGCTATGACCTGATTAAGGACGTTTGGTTTAAAGGAATTAAACATAATGACTAAGCAATATCGACTAAGAGAAATATTCAATTACAATACCACTGGACCTACATACTTTGTTGTAGAAGAAAAGAAGCTTTTTGTCTGGAAGAATGTATATGGTGACGCTTGTTCTTTATCTGTATTGTGGCCGCGATTCCTTTCCGTATGATGAAGCCAAACAAAGGCTAGAAAATTGTATCGAACAAGCAGCACTAGACGAAGAAGCCAGTAACCGGTATAAGGCATTTAAGCCTCGTATTCTGACTCCGCCTCTACCGGACAAGGAACCGGAATAATTTTGGTTGATACCTTGCGTCATTCAGTGCATAATGCACTTTGTAATGAAGGATAAATACATGCCTAAGTGTAACATTCTCGTCGGTCTTCCCGCTAGTGGCAAGAGCACCTTTTTGGAAAAGGTGCAGGCTCGTAATGTCGCGTCTTCGGACAATATCATCGACCAAATTGCTAAGGAACGAGGTTCCACGTACAACGAGGTCTTTGCTGACGCTATGAGCATCGCTGATGCCCAGTTTTGGAAGCAAATCAAAGCGTACTGCGAAGCCGGTGAGGACTTTGATGTTGATCGTACTAACATGTCGGTCAAGAGCCGTAAGCGCATCATTGACATTCTCAAGCCCTATGGCTACACTATCGACGCTATCGTGTTTGAGAAGCCCGACGACGCTGAATGGAATCGCCGCCTGAATTCTCGTATCGGTAAGACTATTCCGAAACACGTTCTGACTCTTATGGAACAGAATTTTGTCATGCCCACTGAGGCCGAAGGATTTTCTGAGATTCGAGTGTACGCTGCGAGTTGACAGCAGCAAAATGTTCTGTTATATTGAAATATAAAACAATCGACAAAGGATAACGCATGTCTCGAATTTTGATCAAGAGAGGTGAATACCGTAACCAGCCGGTCGTCAACACTCATTTCACTTTGGTGAAGGGTTTTCAAATCGGAAAAAAGGGCAGCTACGTCACCGTAAAGAATGACGGGCACTTCTCTGTTGCTATCGACACCATCAAAATTAAGGTAAATTATATCTCTGACATTGAGTTTGTTGATGGTGAACCAGTAGAAGCCGCTCCGGCGGAAATCGAGACCGACGAACAGGCGATGGATCGCATTGCTGCTCGATTTAAGATCCTTGACGAAATGTCTGCTGCGTGTATTAACGGTGACATTCGTGCGATGATCGTGTCTGGTCCACCTGGCGTAGGCAAGTCACACGGTGTTGAAATGCAACTTGAGCGGGCTTCTATGTTCGACAAGATCGCTGGAAATCGCATTAAGCATACTGTGGTTAAGGGTGCTATGACTGCGCTGGGTCTTTACGCCCAGCTATACAAGTACAGTGACAAGAAAAATGTGCTAGTATTTGATGACTGCGACAGCGTGTTCGGTGATGAATTGTCACTGAACATTCTGAAGGCGGCGCTGGATTCTGGACGTCATCGAAAGATTTGTTGGAATTCGGATTCTCGTCTGCTTCGTGATGAAGGCATTCCGAATTCCTTTAACTTCAACGGGTCTGCTATCTTTATCACTAACCTTAAGTTTGACAGCGTGAAGTCTAAGCGTATGCAAGATCACCTTGAAGCGCTGGAATCTCGTTGTCACTTCTTGGATCTGACTATCGATTCTCAGCGTGACAAAATGTTGCGCATTCGGCAAGTGGATCGTGATGTTGAAAATGGTCTGTTTGGTAGCTACAACTTTGCTGATGATCAAGGCGCCGAGATTTTCAAGTTTATGGAAGATAACGAGTTGAAGCTAAGAGAACTGTCCATTCGAATGGCGCTCAAAATCGCTGATCTAGTTAAGATTTCTCCCAACAACTGGAAATCTCTTGCGCTGAGCACTTGTACTAAGCGTAATTAACAAAAACTGAATTTTAGTGAATTAAAATCCCTTTGCCTTACATTATTTATGCATGACAAAGGGATTTTTTAAATGGCTATACCTCCTCCGCCATACAGCGGTATTAATGGCTTATATGTACAGATTGATAAGCACGTTGATGACACTAAAGCAAACTACGACGGAAATGCGCGTCCAGGCCAACTAGTAGTCGATACTAGTGATTATTCTTTGTACATAGGTAATTCAAACGGTGTTCTAAATTTAGTAACCGGCGGCGGAGGTGGCGGATCCTTCGGTAACCTAACGGCCAGCAATGTCACTATTAATACGATAACTTCAGGTAACCCGACAATTGTACGCAACGGGAATGTTCCAGCTATACTATGATCCGACTACTGGCGAAATTGTCTATTATCAAACATAATAGGTAACCTTAACTATTGCTTTTTATCGCAAGTATGTCATAATGCTAAGATGAACTATAAAGAACACCTCCTGCATTTTTTCCTTCAAGGTAAAATAAGCTTAAGTCAATACGACTATAAGTTCATGTCGAATCTTCAACAGATGATTCACGCGAACCATAGGATTACGACTAATCAGGTTGAACTGTTCGATAAACTGGTCAGTAAATATCGTAAACAGTTGATTAAGACCGAATTTAATGTAGATACACTGAAGTCGTTGCCATGGAAAACTTCAGTTGTACAAAGCACCGAAGAGTATACCAGCGCCAAAGTCAGTTTGGTAGGCAATGAATTAACTATTAAGCTACCCTTCAACAAAACGTTCATTTCAGAATTCAGAGATATAAAGTACAACACATTCGAATGGAACAAAGATCGAAAAGTGTACACTGCACCATTCAGCACGACTGCATTGCATGTTGCTGCTACTAAGTTACAGAAATATTTTTCTGTAGTTAGGTTTTGTGATACCTTACAAGCCATACTAGATCAACTTAAGCAGTATGAGGCCGCCACAGTTTGGGACCCGACTTTGGTAAAAGTGGGGAATTCATATTTTATTGCAGCGTGCAATCCGATCATAGCTGATGTACTCTCTGATGTGGAATTAAATACTGAACCTAAAACTCTGTATACGCTATCTAATGCGGGTGTTAAGGTTGATCCTGCCTTGCTTACAGAACCAAAATTGAAGTTTGCACATGAATATTCTACGCAAGTGGACTTATGTGATCTTACGTCGCTCATATCTTGGTTACAAGAGTTAGATTGTAAAAATGTAATTTTGGGTAGAGGAATCACATTAAATAAGCAGGTATATAATGAGTTGACACTCAAGTTAAATGAGGCAAACATCTACTATAGGTCCTTGCAAGGTGCAACCTTAACCAAAGCAGACGTGCTAATTCAACCAACCTCAACATTAACGATAGATCGCGGCTTTAGAGATTTAGGTAAAATAGTAACCCTATCAAATTCAAATCCAGTAGTAGTTAAATAACGAAATCTCATTATCAACAGGCTATGGAGAAGGAAAGACCCAAGGAATAAACATTGAAAACAGCAACAATAGAAATTAAGGACGAAGTAAACGTTAAAATTTTAGGACTTGAGTTAGATGTAAGGCGCGCTCTCATGAAAAAATTTGAGTACGAGAAGCCCGGTGCCAGATATCAACCAGCAGTTCGATTGGGTAGATGGAATGGTAAGATCAGCTATTTTTCTTTAGCAGGGAGTACCTATCTAAATCTACTGGATGAAATCATTCCGATACTAATCGATTACGGCTATGACATAGTACTAGACGACAAGAGAAAAAATCACTTAGACCTAAAGTTTGACCTGATAAACGAGAATACTTTTGCTAACATATGCTGGCCCGCCGGACATGAACGTGAAGGTCAACCTATAATTCTGCGTGATTATCAAGTGGAAATCGTCAATAACTTTTTAGCCAATCCACAGTCACTTCAAGAAATAGCAACAGGCGCTGGCAAGACATTAATGACAGCCGCATTGTCTAAAAGTATTGAGCCATATGGTCGATCTATCGTAGTTGTTCCCAACAAGTCGTTGGTAGTACAAACCGAAGCAGATTACAAAAATCTTCAACTTGAGGTAGGCGTGTACTTTGGTGATCGAAAGGATTACGGTAAAACACATACCATCTGTACATGGCAATCACTGAACAATTTGCTCAAGGTTAAAGCTGAACAAGATCCTAACAAGGATCCTGATATGGAAGACTTTTTCTTTGATGATGTTGTTTGTGTCATGGTTGATGAATGTTTTCACGGAGAATCAGTGGTGCTAACCCCGGTTGGATATGTACCCATCAAGGACATTAAAGCCGGAGATAAAGTAATCAATTATTGTGAACAGTCCGGAACCTTCAAGGAAGATACAGTGGTAAAACAACAGCACAATCTTACTGTGTCGTCCACTGAAAAAATGTATGAGATGGAATTTGATAACGGACGTGTAATTAGGGTTACTGGAAATCATCAATTTCTAACAAATCTAGGCTGGTGCCGGGCTGACGAACTTACTGAAAATCACGAAATAGTAAATAAAACATAAATACATATGGCTAAGGCAGGAGTATTCATGAAAATTACATATGAACAATGGAAAGATCGGTTAAACAAGCGACTAGCAGAACATAACCAACAGGTAAGGGTCGTTACTTTTGGAAAATCAACACTAGAATTATCAACCGGCGAGATATTAATACAGCCCGAGTTTAATAATTTTAAAAAGAGGGTAATGAATTCCAAGACTGATCTTTGGGTGAAGAATATGGATTTGCTTCTATCCGGATTAATATCTGATCGGGAAGTCAAGGCTAAGCTTGCTGCAATTGGTGGCGAAGCCGTTCATAAATTACATCCTGAACTTAGTAGTCGCAATTTAAATACAGGTGTGCCGTGGAATAAAGGGAAAACAGGACTACAAACTTCTTGGGCGAAGGGTTTGACTAAACAAACCGACAGTCGGGTTGCTGCTAGAGTAAATAGCGGGGAAGCAAACGGTATGTATGGTGTAAAAATGTCTGACCAGGATAAAAAATTCCGATCGGATATAATGAAGGATAAAATTTTATATGGAGACTTTACCCCAAATTCCAACAATAGAAACACGCACTGGGAAGCAACGTTTAACAGAAAGAAATATAGATCGAGTTGGGAAGCGTTGTTTCAGTATATGTATCAGGATGCAGCGTATGAAACATTGAGATTAGAATACATTATCAACGGTAATCGAAAAATATACATAGTTGATTTTGTTGATTATAAAACCAAACAGGTAGTAGAAGTGAAGCCGACGGAGTTATGCCGAGGTAAGATATTTGACGCAAAAATGGTTGCCCTTAAAGAGTGGGCAGATCAAAATGGGTTTAGTGTCATTGTCGCAACACGGGAATGGCTATTGAATAATAGCTGCCCTTCCGACCTCTCTGGATTTGATGAAAAAACCGCAACAAAGATAAGGAAGTTATATGAAGCTAATAAGAAAAACCGAAATTGATAAACCTGACGAAGTGTTCAATCTCCACATTGAAAATGATCATAATTACATAGTTGACGGTGCAGTAGTATCCAACTGTCACATGGCAAAAGCTGATGTTCTCAAGCAAATGCTTACTGGGGTATTCGCTGATGTTCCTATTCGCTGGGGATTAACCGGTACCATACCTAAAGCCGAAATGGATCGCGCTTCGATTCTAGTATCTCTTGGGCCAGTCATCGGGAAGTTAGCAGCAAGTGAGCTACAAGATCGAGGTGTTCTTGCAAGTTGTCACGTTAACATAGTGCAGCTTAAAGATACTTCGGAGTTTACAAACTATCAAAGCGAGTTAAAGTTTCTACTAGAGGACGGCCATCGTTTAGACAAAATCGCTGATCTTGTACGAGCCGTCAATAAAACAGGCAACACATTGGTTTTGGTTGATAGAGTAAATGCAGGTAAAGAACTAGTCAGCAGACTACAAAATTCAGTGTTTGTTAATGGTGGAACAAAACTAACAGAACGCAAAGAAGAATACGATGAGGTTGCGATCAGTGATGATAAGATAATTGTAGCTACATATGGTGTTGCGGCTGTGGGCATCAACATTCCTCGAATCTTTAATTTGGTTCTCATCGAACCAGGCAAATCATTTGTACGAGTTATACAGAGCATTGGTCGTGGCATAAGAAAAGCAGAAGACAAAGACCACGTGCAGATTTGGGACGTTACTAGTACGTGTAAGTTTGCAAAGAGGCATTTAACCCAGCGTAAGGCTTTTTATAAAGAGGCTAAATATCCCTTTACTATAGAGAAACTGGATTACTAAAATGTTGACTTTTACACACATTGTTGCTAGAATAACACTATGAGAATTTTATCACTGGACACCAACGAGGCATATAATCTAGAACATCTACCGGAAGAAATTGATGATTTGCGATTTGCAATATTAGACAACTCTACTCCCACAAACGTAGACTATCATTTTATTCCTCTTATTTTTCTAGAATCATTTAATTCACCGGCACTGGTTTTAAAAATTGGTGAGAGAACAATCAAGATGCCGGTCGACTGGCAAGTCTTGATAGGTGAACAAGAACACGGTGACCTAGAGACTCTACCCTTATCAAGCTTGAATGATCGTGGATTTCATGCATTTCAATTTAATCCGTTGACTTCTCATTCCCCGACATTTTTACCAATTGAAATTGTTGATATCTATACAGACGTGACATGGTATGCACCGAGATTACGTAATGGACAATTTTTAGCAGTACCAATCGATGATGGACCTAAACCAAGGTGTGTTTACTTTGTCAAGGAAATCAGCAGGAACTGTGAGACTGTAGACTATAGCCAAGCATTTTAAGGAGAGAAAATGATTAAGACAGACGAACTTGAAAAGTTTCAGGACAACAACAAGGATTTCGATATCGTAGGTGTTATTAGAACACTTTATCCGAAGATAGAAATAAAGGTCTTGCTAGACTTAACTGCAAAGGATGATACGTATGAAGTGGTTTGATCGATGGTTTGCTAAAATGTGTCGCCGGGTCTGGGACGAGCCACAAGATGAATTTATATCTTCTCCCAAAGCACGGTTAGTTTCTAACAGTAGACGTACTCCGGGACGTACTCCGGAAGGAAATTGCATCAATTTCACTGTCTTTAAGGCTGACGGAGGATTCATTGTACAATACATGTCAGACGCATCATACGCTAATGTCACGTCTGCAAATCATATGCCCAAACTAACTATAGTCCCGCATGGAACAGATTTGGGTCAGACTGTTGCACATATCATAACTCTGGAAGCGCTAAAGAACTAATGGCAAAGGAGCAGGTTCCCGTAGACGAAACGTTGCCCGATCAGGACCTAGTTCTATTTGACGTTTTGGCTGCTATAGACAGAAAAGACTATGGGTACTATGATAGATTAACAGCCGCACAACAAAAGAAAATTGTTCCATTTGTTTTAATGCATTGGGTCAGTGCAGTAAAAGCTAACAGAGATATCCAGCGCTATTACGTTCAAAGTACCGACTATCATGCCAATAAACATTTCTTTAACGAGAATGTACAAGAGCATCCTAAATTGCTTTGGATGATGCTGTGTGCATCTAGTCCGGGTATAGGCAAACAATTCCATCAGTGGGTACCCCAAATCAAAGAACGTGTAGTTAAATTACGCGAAAACGCAAAGCCTAAAGAAATTAAGGAATATTTCAAGAAGATTTATCCTAAATCAAGTGATGCAGACGTTGCCCTAATCACTGAGGTTTACATTGAAAATCACAAGAAAAAGATGTATCTTGCTGATAAGTTCCCTACATTAAAGTACGACGAGATTGAGTTGTTAAGTGACCTTATTACAGACGACGACATTGAACACTACGAAAAAGCCTGGGGAAACTAAACCAGAATTTAGTTGTGAGTTTTGCAATCGTGGGTTTCAGAAAGAAACGACCATGATGAATCACCTATGCGAAAATAAACGCAGATGGCAAGATAAGGACTTAGCTGGAAACAGAATTGGCTTTCATTCTTGGTTACGCTTCTACAAAAAGAACACGGCTTCCAAAAAGACAAAAACATATTTGGACTTTACAAAAAGTGCATATTACCTTGCTTTCGTTAAGTTCGGTCACTATTGCGTGAACGTTAACGTACTTAATGTCAACGCTTATGCGGATTGGTTGCTAAAGAACGATGTTAAGATTGACAGTTGGTGCAGCGATACGAATTATACTAAATTCATCATTGATTATCTAAAAACCGAAGACCCCCTAGACGCGATTGCTCGCAGCATAGAAACCTGTATTGCTAAGGCCAACGAAGAAGGTATTCAAAGCAAAGACTATCTTCGCTACGGCAATCGTAACAAGCTATGTCACATTATAACTACGGGTAAAATCAGTCCATGGATGTTATATCAATGCCCTAGTGGCATCGATTTACTAGAAAGTTTTGACGAACTACAACAGAAGATGGTTCTAGATTACATTAATCCAGAACAATGGGCAATTAAATTTAGACGAAGCGCTGATAGAGTACCTCAAGTAAAATCTCTGTTAACTTCGGCCGGATTTTAATGATGTACTATCAACAGGATATAAATCCGTTCAGTGAACCACCAAGTTTTGCGTATATATACGGTAAGACATATTACATAGTATATACATTTAATATTGCAGAATGTAAAGAATGGTGTACGCGAATGTTTGGAGAATCAGGTAATGATCAAACCATTTCAGCTAGATGGTATGATCCAGAATTAGTAAGTGGCACTGGTGCTCGGTACAAGATACCCAATGCGTTCTACCTAAGAGATGAAAAAGACCTGTTATGGTTTAACATGAGATGGTCATGACGGAGATAACTGTTGTAAAGTTAAATACCGAAAATACCGATAATCTGCGAGAAGTAGAAAATTGGGCAATTAGCAATTGTCCTACATTTTTAGGATTGGAACTGGATTGCGGGTTATATGGTTTTACCTACACTGAGTTTTATTTTGAAACCGACAAAGATGCGGTTATGTTTTCATTGAGGTGGTTATGAACACTGCTGATCTTGAGCGCCGCCTATTTGATATGTACGCCTTTGCTGAATATACTCCTGCTTTGATAGAACAAATAAAAGATGAGATAATGCAAATTTATCCGGAACTAGATGATGTTATCATAACAGTTGACTCAGATTACAATATGAGTGTCCGACTGGTAATACACGATGAAGCTATTTTAGCTTGGTTTATGCTTAAGTATCAATGATTTATAGAGAACATTATAATCAGCAGGTTAGAGTAGTAGATTATGATTCATCTATTAAAGAACAAATGAATTGGCAAGAAACCAAACCGGGTTGGTATGAGGCAGTAGTCATACATAACGGAACAACCTATCAAGCACAGCATCGAAAGCACGACGAAGTAGTACAATGGTTATATGATAACATAGACATGTGCGAGCGGCATTGCAGATGGGCTGTGGATCCTAGTAACAATCCTAATGCTACTAGAGTTAAGTTTAGATATGAGAAAGATTATATGTGGTTTAAGTTGCGATGGTAGAACAACGAAAAATACGGAAAAAGATATGGTTATACGGTGAATGGCATGATATGACATTCATTCTGTTGCCACAAACTAAGGAATTAGAAGACTGGTGCAACCAGTATTATCGAACCAAACGAGAATACTTAGGTGCATGGTTTAAAACACATTCACATATTGTCATGGACGAGAAAACTTATGTCCATTGGAAGCTATGTGAATAGTTATCCGAATTACTTGAATCACACCATAATGTAAAGTATGTTTAAATTTGAAAGGTACTAACTATGGCACATATTATGCTTGACATGGAGACGCTGGACACAGCGCCAACCACTGTCATTCTAACTATCGGACTCGTTAAGTTTGATCCGCGCGGGTCAGGCGTAATCGAGAAACTAGAACTTCGTCCAACCATTGACGAACAAACAGATACTTTTGGTCGAAGCATCAGTGACGACACCCTTCGTTGGTGGAGTACTCAGAGCGCAGAAGCGATCAACGAATCTATGGGAGACCAGGACAGAATCTCTTACAAAGAATGTATGGAAAAGCTGTACAAGTTTTGTTGGAATCAACAGGCTATCTGGTCCAACGGCGCAGGGTTCGATGTGGTGGTAGCAGAGAATGCATTCCGTGAATTAGACATGCGTATTCCCTGGCCCTTTTGGACTATTCGTGACTGTCGTACAATCTACGATCTTGCAGGTGTGTCGTTGAAAGATGACGGGCACGTCACTACTCACAAAGCAGTAGAAGATGCCGAACGCCAGGCTATCGTGGTTCAACGTGCTTACCAAAAGTTAATTAAGGCTGGCTTTACTCATATCAAATGAGAATAGATTCAGACATTGACATTGATTTGGGAAATCGTGACGCAGTGTTGTCACTGATTAAGCATGTCCATGCTGCAATGCGAAAAGTCAATCCTATCAGAAAGCACCCGTCTGGTATATATCCCACAGATATTCCTTATGATCCCGTGTATGACATGGCTGCAATCGATTATGCAGAAGCAGAAGCCCGTGGCTATTTTAAGATTGATTTACTGAATGTTTACGTATATAATATGGTCAAAGATGAAGAACATCTAATTAGGTTAATGCAAGAACCGGATTGGTCAATGCTCAATGATAAAAATATCGTTGAGCAACTGATTCACTTGAATAGCCAATTTGAAGCAGTTAGACGAATGCCGGAGCCTATAAACTCTATTCCTAGGCTGGCCATGTTTCTTGCAGCAATTAGACCTGCGAAGCGACACTTGCTTAATAAGACCTGGAAAGAAATAAACGAGACTGTTTGGGAAAAGGATCAGACTGGTTATGCTTATAAACGTAGCCACGCGATTAGTTACAGTCACTTAGTGGTGGTACACATGAATTTACTAAAAGAAAACAGTGAGAAAGTTTAAATAAATACTACATACAATGGAGTATTTATATGGGAAGACCAAAAGGTTCAAAGAACAAGATTCAATCAGGTATTGCTTATCCTCGAAAATGCAATCATTGCGATTATGTATCTAATAATCCACAGATGTGGCATTATCACGACAAGACACACCAAATGATACCTGATGGAACTAGGTGTCAGTTTGGCTGTGGGAATACCGCAAGATTTAGGAATACCAAAGGAACTTATTCCTGCTCTAAAATATCACAACACTGTCCGGGTTATTTAGAGAAACATTCCGAAAGAATTAAAGAACACTGGCAAAGACCGGAAGCAGTAGCTAGAAAAGAAGAAACTGCAAGGTCACTACGAAAACGTTTACACAATAATGAAAATTATGAAAAGGTGTCTAATACTAGACGCAAAAAGTTTGGAACATACGATCCGGAACGAGCGGTAGATTATCGCCACTACGCCCGGCTTGTCCGGGCTCGGGCCCAAAAATGGGCTACTGAAAATGGGCATGTTTTGGGAAAACAGACTTATCATGTTGATCATCGGTTTAGTGTATTAGACGCATGGAAGAACAACTTACCGGAGCATATAGTTAATCACCCTGCCAATCTTCGCATACTTGAAGCAAGGGTAAACTCAAGTAAAGGGTCAAAAAGCGAGTTGACTCTTGACGAATTATATACTATGATCGAAGAACATGATACACGAAATGATGACACCTAAGCAAGTGCTTTCTAGGAACAAAATTTTAGAAGTTGACGTTCAAGTTTCCATAATGGAACAAAATGCGTAATCACATTCGAGAAATGTGTGAAAAGCATTTCAACGAACCAGTACTGGTAGACACTGAGGTTGTGCGGTTGATTGGATACGCCGAAGACAAACACGATGCCTATCTGATCATGAAAAAGGCAGACG